TATAGGTAGCTGTACCGCCATTTGCATAACCTGTTCCACCATTAGTAGGTGTACAAAAAGGTATCCAACTAGAAATATAGCCATTAGTAATATTAATAGTAGCAGTAGGCATAATACTAGGCAGTGTGCCGCTATAATAATTTAATGGCACGTTTGTATAAGTAGCTGTACTGGTTGGCGTATAGCCAGAACCTGAATTAGTAGGTGCATATGACATGCTACCTACTATTTGAAATACGTACCATGTATTAGGATTAGCATAAAATATTTTAGCAGTTTGTATTTGATTTTGAGCTTGTCTTTGATAGTTATAGTTTTGATAGCTTACTGTTATTGTTTGGGAGTTACACCCACTATAGCCTCTAAATCCATTCCCACCAGTAGCAGCTGGTACAGTTGTACCAGTACCTGCAAAAGGCTGATTAGCAAAATATAAAACATTGGCATAACTAGAAGGTGCAAAAACAGTACCATCAGTAAACCCAAATTGATAACTCTCTGAGGTACTAATGTTGGGAAAATAAACACAAGTTTCATACGTTACTGTAGTGCCATTAGGATTTAGTGGTGAGCTAGTAGGAGCTGGTGATAACGCGCCCATTTCAGATATAATAGCATTTCCAGCATTAACTATAGTAGATGATGTCGCTGCAGTAGTCGTTGTTAAACTAATTACGCCAACATTATTATTATTTTGTAATGATGTATTAGCGTACCAATATGGAGCAGTAGTCTGTACTGGGTAGAAAGGTGATAAATAGTTAGCGTCGTTATAACCTGATATAAAGTCACTAAATAAAATAGTGGTATTTCTACTAAAGCCACCTGAGGCGCCTGCTGGCCCTATAGGGCCAGCTAAGCCAGGTGCACCTGTAGCACCTGTAGCACCCATCATTGTAATAGAAATAGGTAATGAAGTGTTATATGTAACACCACCATAAATAACAGATAAGTTAATAGCGTTATTACCTAAAGACTGACTAAAATTAGTAGTCAGCGTAGGTGTAAATGTAGCACTAGTAGAACTACCTGATAGCATACTAAGACTAGGGTTAGCAATTGACCAGCTTTGACCAGTAATACCTGATGTAATAGTCGTGCCATTAATACTCAATATATACGAATATGCAGTAACACTAGGCGTAGGACTAGTGCCTAATGCGTTATAGATATATGTAGTAGAGCCAGAATTAATAAATAATTGAGGCGTTGATCCATTAGTGCCATTAGTACCACTTGTGCCATTTTGTCCAACTTGAGTGATTGTAATGGGCAATGATGCTAAATAAGATATGCCATTATATACAACGGTTAACAATATTGTATTGTTTGCTAAACTACTATTAAATGTAGTAGCCATATTAGGTGTAAAAGTAGCAGTAGCAATGGCATTATTGGTACAAGATAACATACTAGTAGATGGGCTTAAAATAGACCATGTTTGTGTAGCACTACCCATAGCAGAAGTAATAGTAGTAGCACTACTGCCCGTACCAATAGCCAAAGTATAGCTATATGCTGATAAGCTAGGGCTATAACTAGTACCAGCCGCATTAAATAAAAATGTTTGAGGACCACTAATGGTTAACTGTACAGTTACCATTTGCTGTGGGTTACTAGGGTCAATAAAGATATCCCCATACTGTGGTAATGCAGGCGCTGTAGAGAAATAGACTTTACTAGATAATGAATTAAATCGACTATCATTGCCTTGTGCAAATGTACCAGCAGTAGTACCAAATATAGGTGCAATATTATTGCCGTTTGTTGAAAATGCTGTAGAGTAGGTTACTGATGCAGCTGATTGACTATTAATGTAGTTAATGGCTGATACAATATCGGTTCTACCACCAGGTAAAAAAGCAGTATCACCTACATACGTTTTAATAGCTTTTACGGTTGGTATATGTAAGTCATCTACTGCAGTAAAATCAGTAGCTGTGGTAGCTTTTTGTATCCAGCCAGCACTAGTAAGACTATAAGTAAAGCCTGTATCTTGACAGGTCGCTGTCATGCCTATAGCTAAACGAGCAGCTGGAATGTTAGCAATGCTTGTAAATGTATCTACTGTTTGATGACCGCCCGCGCCATAGTTGGCGTAATGGGTAGGGTATCCATCGTTTGTTGTAAACGGTACAATAGGTGCCGCTACATTTGTTCCTAATATATTACTCATTATTGCCAATCCACAGTTAAGGCTGATGAAGTTTGTATGCCATTAAAACGCAATACATAATAGTTTTGACTATAACCGCTCAAATTAGTAACTGATACAACATTATATGTCCAGTCTGAAAAAGATAATCCACCTACTCTAACATTTGTTGGTAATCCTAAATTAGCAGGATAACAATAATAAGGATACATGCCACCAGTACAATTATAAACAGCACCTAATAACGTATAGCTAGTACAAAAGTTACTATTGGATAAGGCTAATATATCTGCATTAGCTAATGCCGTATTACTGGATGCACCATAATAATATTTAGGATTAAACTTAATAGTTGTATTAGCCGTAGCAGTAGTAGTGCCATCATTAACTGATAACGTATAGAGTGTATTTGTATTGATTGATAAACTATTTAATGTTAAACTCGTTTGATTAGCGGTTAATGATACACTCCCTATACCTGACAATGATTGTGAAACCATTGTTTTTGATAATCCCCATGTTAATGTAAACGATGAAACAACTGATCCTATTTCTGCAGTACCAATAGTGTTTGTAAAGTTAGTAATAGCAGGATATTTATAAACAGATAATACGCCATTGACTATTTGAAAATCGTTACTGACTGTAGTAAAGGGTAATCCTCTGCCTGTAGCAGCATTAATAGCTGCGTTAACAGCAGCTGTAGTAGGATAGTGATAATTATCATTACTGGATAAATCAATAGCTTTATTAAAACGATTTTCTTGATAAAAACAATTCCAAGCACCATTATTTGAAACAGCAGTAGCCGTATCATATTGTGATGTTAAAATAATATTATTGGTAGGTGAAATAATAGGATGTGCTAATGAAGCTACTACAGTAACCGTATTAGCACTTGTATCTGTTTTAATAATAGTGCGTTTAATATTTGGATAAAGCGATGCATTAGGCAACTCCATTGAAAAGCTACCATTAGATGCATCACAGTAAATGAAAGCCTCATTAGGTGTACCTGGAATAGCATAGCCTTGTGTACCCGTTAACATAGCTGGCGTATACGTTGGTAATATTACGCTGCTAATAGGTTTTGTTTTAATATTCATTTTTATTGACTCGCTATTTGAATTATAATATAGTTTCCTTGATCGTCTACAAGGTAATTACCTTGATCATCTGTAAGGTATGCATAGCCAGCAGGTAATTGATTAGCCATTACAGCGCCTTGATTCTGTGTTCTGTTTAAAAAACGTAATTTCATTTTAATTATCCTTTATAGTAAATATCTATATAATTAATATACAACTAGGGACATCCATAAAATAACACCCTTACTCTATCACTAGAGTAAGGGTGTTATAGAGGATTATTTTACCACGCTATACTTTGTACTGCATTAATTATTTCTTGTACTGTGCCTGTATTATTGACTTCAGACACTTGATTTTTTAAAAGTTGTGCTTTTGCAAAAGCAGCTAGCCCTTGATCATATACCAATTTAGCTAAATTTTGTACATCGGTTAGTGTAAAAGGAACAGGCGTTTTATCTTCAGCTTGCCAAAAGAAATCAGACGACAATTGCCCACTAGACCCAATGAGTGTTGCTTGTAAGTAATTAGCAGCTATATCACTTGCTGGATATGTTTGTGTAATTCCACCAACACTTGTATATGTTACTGGCTTTGTTTTTGCTATTTGATAATTAGCTTCGATAATAGCACATTGATTAGCCTGCATAATGGATAAAAAATATGATGGATTTTTTGGAGTTATTGACAATACACCAAATCCACCCATAGTAAGTGGCGGGTTAAATGAATAACTATATTCACTGGGTGTTAAATAAATGGCTTGACGAGCATCCCAGTTATAGACTAAAAAAGCATCACTTGGTATTTCTGTAGTATCTGTTAAATAACTTAGATCAGTAACATCTAAGCCTACACTATCATTATAAAATAAATTTGTACTTGGAGAATATAACATCAGTAGCTTACCCTATATTCGATGTCGATCATTAAATAAACACTGTTATTGCTATTGATATTTGCTCCAGCAATATTTAAATAAAGACTAGGCGCCATAGTTTTGACAATTTCAGTAGATGGCCCAGTAACTAATGTTGTTAAATAACTTCCTGCGGCTGAGTTAATAGCTGCAATGCCTGTTGCTGCAATTAAATCAGTAGTGCCACTAGCTGTGCCTAAACCAACTGTTGGACTACCAGATGACGTTAAGGAGGTTGCGCCACTCGCAAAAACAACGCGGCATGTAACCATTTTAATGATAATGCTGCCGCCTAAATTATTAATTGGCAGATTTCCCAAAAAACTGTTGCTTACATTTGTAAATCGAGAAAAACTGATATTTAATGTAACGTTATTGCCATCGGGCCAAGTGTACATTAAAGTTGCTGGTGGTCTAAGAACAGTAGTAACCAACGCCGGATTATTAAATATATAGCCAGCGGCAATTAACGAGTTTTGGCATAAATTCGCTGAGCCATACAGTCGCCAAGGAATTTGACGCGCATTAGTGTTATTGCCATACATGCGAATAGGGCCACAATGACCAATTGTATAAATTGTGTTAGTCGCATTAGTGCTATTGTAATGTACGCCGTAAATGTACGTATTTGTCCCTTCAATTTTGCTTTCTATGTAATCAACATTTACACTTGATGCACTATCAGCAGCAAGTTCAACACACTCATAAGCTGCTGCGTCAGCAATGTTGACCAAGCCATTCACCTTAGTTGACACATGCACATCGGTCATAGTGCCACTTGACAAAGCCACAGTAACTGCCGCACCACTTCCGGAGATCAATCCATAACCATTGGACGATAATGCAAGCTGTACTGATGTTGTTGCAGCAACATATTTATTACCGTATAAACCAATATTTATAGCAACAATGCCGCCATTTACCACGCTAACAAATGCGCTCGCGCCCGTTCCTGTTGCACTATCAATAATGTTTACTGTTCCATAGCCATAAGCACTTAATGTTGGTTCACTTGTAGATCCATTTTGGCTGTAAGTGTCCCAATAGTTACCATAGCTATCTGTGCCTTTTGCAACTACATAGCCTGACCCACAATTGGTTATTGTCAACGCATTAACTTGGCCTTTCATGGCGCTTATCATCGTGCCAATTGCGGTTACATTAGTATTGACGGGCATAACCTGATTGATAACGTTATTGTCGGTTATGTCACAGGTGTTAATGTTACCACACGAATAATAAAATTGATTGCCACCGCAACTAATAGCCGTATTGCGCCTAACGTGGGTGCGTAAAGGACTACCGTCAACCTTTACCATACCCTGGCTAAACCCTACGCCATGGTTTTCATAAACGTCAACATCAGTGGATGAACCGTAAATCTGAATCGCCCATGCTCCGGCTTGATTTATGGCAAAAAACCAGTTGTCATGTACTTTTAATTGTTGTCCTAGCGGTGCGCCACTATTCTTACCCTTAATATTCATTGCCGCCGTATTGGTCGTGCAATCAATACCGATATTACCAGCAATATCACCAGTGTTGGCCTTAAAGTAAAAGCCTCCACAGCTATTGGTGATGTTTTCTGAATTTGCGTTTATAACAATATTATTATGAACATTGACACAATAGCCCATAATAATAATCACTTCAGTAAACGTAGTAGTGCTGACGCTTGGGTTATAAACGTTTCTTAAAATATTGCCTTCACAAACAATATTGGTGGTTGCTGCCTGTATTGCCGTGCCAACATCATTAGTGTCACCAATACTGATACCAAAAACATTAAACTCGCTGCCAATTACATAAGGCCAAACAGTATTGTCGCGCCCTATATTATTGCCTAAATTGTTTAAAACAATAACTGAACCCAGCGTACACCGGACATAACACCCTTGTGAATTTTCAATGTCATTATTGCTGAAATTATATTTATCTATATAACCAGTCCACCCATTACAAGCATCTGCCGCATAAACACCATACCCACGGTTTTGGTATAGTTTGCAATTGGTCATCGAGACATTGTCACAGTTGCCGTTATAAACAGTTGCAACGTGACTCCATTTTGCAAACTGCAACCCGTCAATTACAATTTGCGAGGTAACGCTCGAATCGGTCGATACAAAATCTACCGCATTTCCGCCTGTACCCGGCCCGATCAATATCGTGCTGTTGCGGTCAGTGCCAATTAATCGCACATAACCCAATGTTAGTGTCGTCCAACTTTTAAAATTGTAAACCCCAGCCGCAAGCTCAATGGCATAGTTCCCTGCACTTGCCGCCGTTAATTCAGCCGCTAAAACACTGGTCTGGTCTGCGCCAGTATTAGGCACACATTTACTTTTTACCGCTATTTGCGTGGCGGTGGTAATTTGAGCTAAAAAATTGGCATAACCGACACTGCTCAAAATATTGCTTGCGGCGCTGTCCACAATCGCCAGCAAATCAGCAGGTAACAGCGTGGATTTTGTCGCTGCATTGACAATAGCACCAATACTAGTTGCTGTTTCATTACCTGTGTTAATTCCAGACAGGTTTGGAGCAGCGATGTTTCCGGTAAACGTATCGCCCGCTTTGTTGGCTGGGGTATAGCCTAATGCTGATTGTTTGCTGTTAAATGCAGCATAATCAGTTGATGATAAATAGCCTGATTGCGTAGTACTTGATTTTGGAATACTAAATACACCACCTACATTATCATAAGTTAATGGTGTTGTAACTGATAAGCTAGTTAACCCAATGCCTCCTAATCCTGATAACGTATAAGTAGGATATGGCGGTATAGTCAATACATTATTTGTATAATTAGGATTTCCACTGCCGTTTGTAGAAATAGTAAAAGCAGGTTGATAATTTGATAATTGAGTAGTGATATATGTATAGATACCTGATACTGAAGGATACTTAGTAGTACTTGTACTATTATCAGTAATATCACTTGTAATATTGCTAGTTAATTGAGCTAATGCAATAGCGTTAGTATTTGCAATAGCAGTAGCATTTACAGTTGATATTTGTGATTGTAAGTCATCTGTTTTACTGGTTACAAAATTATAGGTTGCTCTAGTACTAGGGTATGTTATATCCGATATAGTTCCATAAGTAATACCTGTTAATAGATTTGCTATATCTTGTTTAGCTAAAACAGTAGCGTATAGCCCGCCTATAGAGGCATTATTTATAAAGCTATTTAACGCAGTATACTCAGCATTTGTTAAGTGGTAGTATTCTCCACCTAACGTTGTGTATTTTCCTCCTTGAAGATCTGTACTTTGATTATGCGGCATTCTAAATGTGCCTGTACTAATTAACTCGCTCATTACCTGTGAAACTAATGCAGGTAAGGTATTTTTTATACTGCTAATAATAGCTAATAAATTATTATACTTAGTATAAAGATCTTTTAACCGGTCATTATCAATTAAACTCATAGATTATCCTTGTAATAAAAGCCCACTACATACTATCAAGTATGTAGTGGGCTACTAATTAATATATTAAAATGATTATCCTGTAAAGGATGGTGTAATTGTAAAGTAAGTAGACTTACGTGTAACTGCAGCACTCGTATTACCAATTGTTTCAGTAGTCGTTGTACTGCCGTCACTAGTAAACGCTATAGCTGTGCTGCCACCATCTATAACTATATCTAAAGCATTTGTTGAATCGTGATAAACATATAATTCAAATATATCACCAGGCAATACAGTAATAGGTTGTGAGTTTACTGTTTGTACAGTTATATCAGAATATGTACTTACATTATAGTAATAAATAGCACCAGCTGCTGGTTTTGTTGATATGCCGGCGTATGATGTTGCTGGAGATGATATTGTACTTATTGTCCCACCTATATTGCTATAAAATGTAACACTACAATTTGGATATAAAGTAGCATTATGATAACTATTATATAAGGCATTATAAGCTGATGCATCTGCTGCAGTACCTAACCAAGTCATTGTACCGCCTTGTAATGTAGTGGTATTATTCATTGCAGGAACCATAGATTCTGCAATAATAGTTTTAGCACTTGAACGTGTTTGTACAATAGCTAATCTACGATTACCAGTAGATTGTCCTGATGTTAAATCAGGAGACCATGCTACTGATGCGCCAAAGTTATATTCTCCAGAATAGCTATCATTAATACAGAATACAGTAGGCTGACTAATATAACCTAATGTAGCATCATCTGCTGAAATATTAATAGCTGCATTACTAGTAAATGTAAATGTATTTGCATTTACTAGTGTAGCTAAAACAACACCATTAGCTAATAACCCTATTGAATTTAAAGTAATATTAGTGCCTGTAAATCCAGATAACCGTACATTGGATATGTTATATGATCCAGAAGTAGTAGTAGCGGTAGATAATGGATAAGGGGTAGTAATAGTTGCAGTTAATGCAGATGATGGTTTAGTTGTTACTGAGCTAGGAAATGTAATAGAAAATGCAGTAGCTGATATCCATGTTGCTGTATAAGTACCATTAAATGTAGCATTACCAGTATCTGATAATATTACTGATGTATTAGGATTATTATACCCATTATTGGTAGTGATTGTTAATATAGATGATGCAGCAGGTACATCAGTTGCTGTTTGAATACTGTATAATGCGCCCGATACAATTGTATTCGCATTAGCTACATATACACGAGTGACTTGTTTATCATATACTAATAAATCTGCAGTTACTGTACCTGAAGTACTAGTTAACGTTATTCCTTTATGACTACCATCCACATACCCACTGCCTCCATTAGTTGGTAATGTGTTAGTCGTACTACCTGTCCAAGTAAACCCACTGCCTGAATAAGTAGTTAAAGTAGCTGCTGATATAGTATCTACAAACGTATTATCTTTTAGTGTAACAGTAACAGTACTTGTATTACCAGCAGTTACTGATGACATGCTTTTAATAGCTGCAGATAAAATGATTGATGAGTTATTAACTGAACAATCTGCAATATTTGAACCAACATAGTTATATAAATACGTAAAGCTAGTACCACTTGTTACCCATACTGGATAAGTGCCATTGCCAATTGATACGCCACTACTGTTACTTGCATTTGATACAGTTACATATTGACCTGATGATAAATTATGATTAGTGCCACAGTTAACTGTCATATAACCTGATACTACAATGGCCCAATTAGCAGCTGATTGGCCTGGGTTATTAACTAATGCATTATAAATGTTCCATGTATTTGTAGTGCTAGTGACTACATTTACTAGCCAGAAATCACCTTTATTAATAGCACCACTAGTACCACTACCTCCAGTACTAGGATATGTATTAATAGCATAACTAAATATACCCATATAGTTAGTTAATATTAACGTTGTACAAATACTAGGCTTAGCAGTAATACCTGATAACGTACCATTAGTAGCTGCTGTAAACGTGCTGTTAGCTGCATAAGTAACACCACTAGTGCCAGCAATAGTATTCCACTGTGCTTGAGTTACTGAGCCTGTACCACTATTCAATGAGTTAATAGTGTAGTTTACACCTACTACTAAACTGCCTAAAGCTATTGTATTGCTAACAGGCGCAGTATATGCCATACTACCATCATTAATAAAATGCGTATAACGATTAACATATGGTGATCTAGTATCGTTACTCGTATCCCATGCTATTACACTATATTGCTTTATACTAGATGGTGCTACTGCTGGAATTTGTAAATTCTTATTATTTAATGTTAATGTATCAAAACGGTATTTAGCATTACTGGTAATAACGTTACTTTCACTTAATGGTGATACCATAGCAACATGATAGGGCTTAGTAATTGAAGTATTTAAACCATGTAATGTATTATTTGCAGTACTAGCTGCATAAACAATAGTACCTGCTGCAGTAGTATATAGAGTACCATCATAAACAATATCTTTAATATCCGTTGGTGTGATAATTAACATATCTACATCAAGCTGATTAGTTGTTATGTCATTAATAATGTTTGCCCCTACACCACTATAATTTCTATTATTAACATCAGTTACTGTTAAGTAATTAGATGCTGTTAAATCCGTATCACTTAATAATCTAACACGGCTACTCCATTCACCATAACAAACACCAGCATCATACGCATTACTAGCACTATTACCAGAAGCACTAACGTGTGACAGTGTCATTAATCCACCACCTGCTATATAAATGCCATTAAATGAATTTGATGAACCAGGCTCTTTCCAAAAAATAGAGTTACTAATCCAGCCACCAGACATCCAAGTAATATAGAGTGAATTTATATTTGTATTAATATTACAATTACTGATGTTAATGCTATCACTACCTGTTTGATAGTTTACTACAATCCCATAGTTTGATCCAGCACCTACTACGTTAGCAATAGCCAAACCTTCACTGTATTCAGAATACAGTGTACCTAATGCTATCCATTGTTTAACTGGTGTTTTAACAGAGGTTAAATAATCATCTAATATATACATTAGCACATAGACATCGCCAACATTAGGGAATATAGCGTTTTGTCCTGATGCCATGCTGGCTGCTAATGGATTAGTTAAAGTAACTTTTACAGTATATGGGTCTATTACCGTTAATGTAGAATAGTATTGCATATTGCTACTACTGTCTTTATAAACCGTATTAAACGCAGTAGGAATAAAACCTGATGTCATACAGTGATAATTCCCATTACCATCTGGTGTACTATCCATATTTAATCGATGTCCTATGTTATCATAGGTCACTGTAATGTATGCTGATGCACTGCCTACTGCTGGTGTATAAATGGCTGATATAATTTTACTAATAGAGCTACTGCCTGCTAAAATAACACCATCATAACCAGTACAATTTATGTTACTATATATACCACCTGTACACATGTTATCGCTATACAGTGCTACTGAATTAACGCTATCGTACTGCGTAGCATTAGGCGAACTACCATTAGTCCATATGTCATTGACTTTACTATAGGGTATGTTTTTAACATGAACAGCTGTAGTAATAGAAGCAGTTGGCTGTGTTGTTGCACTACCACCTAGACTAGTAGGCGGATTTATTTGATACCATGGACTTAATACAGAGTTAAAATTAATACGCTCAATAATAGCTTGTGTGCCACCTACACCTACTGATCCCCATGCAGTACTTGATGCCATAGCACAAGTAATGCTAGTAGGTCTAGGTGCAGCTAACTGCGTGGCACTCAATTTAAACGTATAGCTATAAGGATCACTGATATAAGTAATTACATCGCCATTACTCATTGCAGCATAGCTAGTAGTACTGTTATTTAAACCACCAATAATAAAGTCTGCTACACTGCCAATAAATCTGCCATTTAAATAGAGTGCAGGATAATCCCTGTACTTTGCTGCTACAGCCATGTAATTGGTAATGAATGTATTAAAATCAGTTGCCAAATGTCCAGTGGTAGTGCCTTTAATGAATTTAGCTATAACTGGTGTAGCAATAACGCCTGGAATTGAATAGCTTGTACCAATTACATCAGAGTTATAAGGGCAACTATAATCACTATAAGTTATTACATCACCAGCTGCTAAACCACTATTATAATCAGGCATAGCAGTTAAAGTAGTTGCTACGCCATTTTTTGTAATAGTTATATTGCTACTGCCATAAACTCTTAAATAAACCTGCTGTAACTTAGTATAGGCTGCTGTATATGTAGCATAAGTATCACTTGTAGAGCCATTGTAATTAAATGTTTTTGTTTGAACAGAAGTGCCTGTATTTTTAATACCGGTAATATTAACTAAACGTCCTATAATACTGAACTCATGTGGAAATGCTAATGTAACAGTGGCTGTAACATTATCACTGTTTAATGAAACAGAATTAATAGGTGTTGTAGGTCTACCGCGCGTATTACCTGTATAGACCATTGAAAATGGTGCTAATACACTAATGCCATTATTAACAGTCCCACTAGATCCTGCTCCTAACCAACCATTACTAAGTGCGTTCCATCCAGGTGAAGCGGGTGCAGGATACATGCCACCAATAATACTAAGGTCATGACACCTAATCGTAACGTTTCCATCTTCAGGTATAATAGTAATGCCATTAGAGCCAGTAGCACCTACTAATGTAATTGTACTGCTATTTCCATTACCAAATAAAGAAAATGATTTAGCTGCACGTATTCTGAGTATATCTATATCTAATTTATTAGCACTAGTATTAGTCAATAATGTAGCGGCATTTATCCAAAAATTACCATCAGGTACAAATATAGAAGTACCATTATTACCTGAAGAGGCTAATGCTTTTGATAAGTTTTTTGCATTAGTAATAGCAATATCAGATAACTGCTGAGTAGTTATATTAAATCCACCTGCACCTGTCATAATAGTCCATGTAATTGAACCATCTGTAATAGTAGTAGTGCCGTCAGTTACATTACTAGGCCAAGTAATGCTATTGCCACTCGTCCAACTACTACCACTAATATAGCCAGTAGTACCATAAGCAGTCACGTTAGCTATCCATAAATAACTACCACCAACAACAATACTGTATCGAGTATATGATGTGTTTTTAGTCCAAGATGGATAATTAGCACTGGTTTGATAATTTGTAAGATTAGTTACAATAGACTGAGTACCGCTATAATAGCCTGGTGTAATAGCGACTAGCCCATAATCTACTTGTAAATTTTTAGTAGTACTTGATGAAGATGTTGTAGTACTAGTAGTAGTGCTTAGTGAATTAACAGTTGTTTGTAATGTTGATATTTCTGTACTGATTGTTGCTACAGTACTAGCTACGCCATTAATTGCTTGTGCTAAGGTGACAGGTGTTCCAGTAGCAATAGTTGATGTAACCGCAGTTGTTAGATCGGTGGTAGAGCCTGTTGTTGTACTCAATGCATAGCTTGATAAACTAGCTATTGTAGCAAAGCTTTGTAAATACTTACCTAACATTCCAGCACTATAATTCACTAGCGATCCATCTGTATTAGTTAATTTAATACTTTGATTACCTAATCCAGTACTGATCTGACTAGAAATAAAAGTACCAATATTAGTTTGCAAGTTATTACTGCTACTTGCAGTCAATGCTGTATTAACAGCAGCGACAGCTTCACTATCAATCAATGCATTAATCTGACTAGATAATTCACCCCATGTAGTATAACCTAATGCAGTAGAATTATTTTTAGTATCAATTAATGGAAATTTATCAGTTGATAAATAGGATGACTTATCACTACCACTTGTAATTGCACCAGTAACAGATGACGAATTAACTAAATTTGAAAGATCTTCCAAACCAGCAAATGTTATTGACTTATTAGGTAATTTATAAGTTAAACCACTTTGAGTTGCTATACCAGTAATGTAATTAGTATATAATGTACCACTAACAGAATTAGAAATAGTAATGTCATACCCATTTAAACCAACATAGCCATTTGATTGGTTCTTATTAGCTTGATTTTCTGGTGTATAACCAATAGAATGTAATGTAATTACCCAAGTAGCATTACCACTGCCATCAACGCCTGTACAAGTAACTGTATCGCCACTACTTACAGTATTACCAGAAATACTACCACCTGTTCCACTAACTATCCATACCATGCCTGATGCTAATGCAACATCACCCACTGTATTTGCACTAGTAGGATAACTAACAGCACCATTAACAGTATAAGTACCTTGAATCCTATAAAGACTAGAATTTGCAGCAGTTAGTTGCTGTACTGTTACTGCATCAAGACTATTAACACCATTTGCGTGTAATGTCAATGGCCCTGTTAATGTGCCACCATTTGTTGTAAAGGCTGTTTGTCCAGCTGGAATGTAAGCAGGTATAGTAAGTTTTGCTGTAGCTGAATCATAGGTTGCAGGGCCACTAGTAGCGCTAGTATCTAGTGTAATTGGCGATTGATAATCAGTACCTGCGACAGCTTGCTTAATATTGCCATTGCTAGATACACCATACATCAATCCATCTATTGTAGATGCTGCACTAACTGCACCTGTAGTCGATACAGTAACTTCCACACCATTAGATGTAGCTGATAATGAATTATAAATATCTGTTTTAATATTACCTATTGTTATATTAGATAATGCATTATCATTACTTACATCAACTAATGGTAATAAATCGCTATCACTAATAGATGTAGGCGCATTAGTTGCTACTGTACTAGCCGCAATATCTGTACTGCCCCCTGTAGGTGTATAGCTACTTAATGCAGTTGTTAATGCCGTTGTTGTTACTAAGTTACTAGTAGCATTAGTTAATTGAGTACTTGTAACATAATTACTCATTGCACTAGAGACAATTGTATTTAAGCTTTCTGAAATAGTACCCGTACTACTAATGCCTAACACTTGTGTTAAATTAGCAGATAGCTTATTAAAGTCATTACGTTGATTAGCGATTAATGCAGCAATACCATCAATACGGCTCTGTAGTGCAACGCCTGCTAATGTTAATGGTCTACTGTTTGTTAAAGCACTCGTAATGTCTTCTAATGCATTGCGTAATGCTTCTAGGCTTGTTAAATCAGTTAAGATATTATGTTGATGTGCTGCGGGTGGATAAGTAGAGGGTTTATTTTGTACTGCACTCCAACTAACGCCTAAGCTATTATAGTAAGCGACTTGATTACGTAAATCATTAACTAAGCCATTTACGCCACCTTGAATACCGCCTACGCACTGATACTGTAAATTAATACTACCAGTAATACCATCATTAATGAGTGCAATAGCAGCACAGCACTCGCTACCTGTCATTGCTGTAATGACTTCATCAAAGCCTTGATAAGTATAATCAGTATTTAAAACTAAAACACTGTTATCGCTAACACGTGTAACAACTAATGATGTTGTATAGTATAATCCTTGATTAGCAACCACTAAACGAGATGTTGCGTTTGATAAATCGTGTGTTTCTGCAATAATTAAATTGCTTCTACTATGACCAGTGCGATCATAGGTATAACTAGGTGTAACAGTAGCCATAGTGAGTAATCCTATATGCAAACAAAAAATACAGTAATTTCTGTAATAAATAAAGCTTTTTACATACAATCATATACATATTTTTATTACTTCTACTTCTACTAGGTATTCCTAGTAGAAGTAGAAAAAGATATATTTAAATTATTTACCTATTGCAATCCAGCCATAGTTAGTAGCTTCATAGACTTGACAATAACCACCACCCCAATCGGTATTAGAAGTAACAGTGCCTGTTGATAATGTACTGCCAGTAAGATATGTTGCACCTGCGTTACCAGCTACAAATACGCTGCCATTGGTCGGTGTAGTACTAACCGTACCTACTGTTCCATTATTAGCAGCAGGAGTAACAAACTTACCATTAGCAGAAACCGCTTGCCATTGAGCTGTCGTATTATTTCCAATATTACTAATTGTATAACTGTTGCCTGGTACTAGATTACCTAATGTTAATGATGTATTATTACTGCCTAATACAGTTAATGATGGTATAAACGCATACGCTGCAAACTGTTGTAAATTAGTTAATGTAGGTTGCGCAGTATAGTTATTAATAGGATAATATTGAGGCACTATCATGCCAGCGCTATTACCAGGATTACAACCAGGCCATACATTACTTGAATTAAAGCCAAATGTCATGCCAGTAATGCGCGATCCTGGACCTTGATCTGAAGGTATTAACGTATATATAGCAGTTGTAAAAGGTATAGGAAACGTAATGGTATCGCCCATACCAGTAGGCAATAGCATACTGCCACCTTGTATTAAAAAACCACCTAACCAACTAGGCAATTGTAGATACCAATTTCCATAATTAAAACTAGTAGTGACTTTCCAAGCATTACCAGTAGTACCTGTTGCACCAGTTGGATGAGTAGCAGTTGCTTGAAACATATCGCCTACTGCAACAGTCGTAGCAGTATTTGGATAGCCTACTGATTGCCATTGTGCTAATGTAGTAGTACCTACGCTATTAATAGTATAATAGTTATTTACTACTAAAGAGTTAACACTGACTGTAGCTGAGTTATCATATACCCATGGATTTGTGTGAGTTTCTGACCCTGTAATATAGCCAAATCTAATGCCCCATGTTAATGCGACTGGCGTTACAATACTTGTATTATCTGTTAAATCAGTAGTGCCTGTTAAAGCGCTTAATATTGACGCTGTTGCTGTTTTAGCAATACCCATAATGGTAGAGGTAGCCTGTGCAATTGCACCTAATGCAGAGGTAGCATTGGGCGTATTAGGTGTACCTCTTGTACCAGGAAAGAATGTAGGGCTATTGCCAGGTACAGTAATAATTGCACTGGTATTTGCAATATAATTATAGCCTGTTACAGTGCCATTACTGCCACCCACATTAATAGTGCCACCAAGAGCAATGATATTTGCATTGGTATCCGCATAGGCAAATGCGTGACAAATGAAATTAAATGAAGGCTTAATAGTTATTGTAGGTGTTTCGATCGTAATATTACCTGATTGTAGACTTCTTAAATGTTGTCCTGCATGGCCTGCAATGATAATGCCAGTACCATTATAAGCTACATTACCGTCTTGTAATGCTGCAATGTGTGCACCATTAGGAATAAATGTAGCAGTTGATCCACCTGTACTAAAGGTAACACCTGACATTACTGAATTACTAGGTACTGTAAAATATTGACCAATATAAGGAGAAGCTGAAGTACCTGTACAAGTAAGCCATTGTGCTGTAGTATACCCAGAACCTAAACTAGTAATAATGTAACTATTACCTGCTACTAAATTAACCATGTTAATAGTAGGACCCATTTGACCAAACGTAACATTATTTCCAATGGTTACTTGACCACCTTGTCTTGCACGAATAGCAGTAGGGTTATTCAATGTAGCATTATCTTGAAGATAAATGTTTTGATAAGTAACTGCATTAATACTAATATTTGATGAGCCATTTAAAATAACATTATTTACATTATTAGGTGCTGTAAATGTGTAGTTACTGCCTGAAGCAGTAGCACTATTATAACCTTGAATAATAATATTAGTTTGACTAGGTGCACTAAGAATATCACAGTTAGTATACGTATTAGGTGTAGATGTACCTTCTAATAAACTAATGTAAATACTTACACTAGTAGCAGGCGTAGTCACTGGATAATAGTATTGAATTAATTCAATAGCTTTTGCAAAGCTAGCTACAGGTGATGTAGGCGTAGTACCCGTATTACTATCGCTGCCTAATGGAGAAACAAATATATAAATATTGCTTGTTACCATTTGCATGTAATTTACATAGTATGGCTGATAGCATATGTAATGAGGCATAGATACAGTGCCTGATACAGTATTTGCTAAATTAGGTACATTAAATTGACCTGTACCAGCAGTAGTATAATACGTATTTCCTATTTTATTATAAAGCAGTGAATAGGTTGTTTGTGATACCGCTGAGCCATCACATGGAATCCAATTTGAAGATATTGTAGATAGGCTACCGCTATCTATTTCAGATATTAGCTTAATATCACCTACTGATGCAATAGTAGGTGCAATTTGCAATGAGGTTAAACCAACCCCTTGTGTTAAGTTATTAATATCGGCTTGTAAAGAGTTTACTGTTGATTGTAATCCAGTTACTTCAGAATTGAGTGTTGATATATTAGTATCTAATGTTTGTTTATAGCCATTAGGGGCTTGTAATGCTAATGCAATGCTATTTAAATTACCCGATAGTATATTTACAGTATCTGTATTTGTTAAACTGTAATTACTGCCTACTTGGCCTAATGTAGCTAATTCACCTGTAAATGTTTGCCAGGTTTCTAAATTAGTTTTATCAAATGTGCCTGCAGCTACTATTTGATTAATTAATACTGTATCAGGATCACCACCGACTGCTTGATAGTTTAATGTAATGCTTGTCCAGTTAGTATAGTTAATTAATAAAATATAAGAATAAACTTCTTTACCTGTATCTGCAGAACGGGTTGCAAATAATGGACTCATTACATAATCGGTAAACTCTACTAATGCAGTAGGCCCTGATGTTGAGCCTACTGCAATACCAGTAACAGATAAACCGAGTTTATAAAAAGGAGTAGATGCAGAGCTACCATCACTGCTATTAGTAACGAGTTGTGAAGGCCAAATATCGGGCTCTGTAATAGGGCTGTGTATTTCATTAGTAATGGAATTACTAGCTAGTAACCCACTAGGGTCATAAACGAGTGTCATGCGGTTAATCCTATGGCAAAGTATGTAATCAATCGACGAGGGTTAGTGCCTACAGGTGGCACTGCTAAATTAGTAACGGTAGGGGTATGGTATTGAATAGTACAGCTTACTTTTGTAGGCGTAGGTACACCAAAGAATATTTGATCTTGTGTAGGTGGATCATAGCTATTTGATGAAGTAACGTTACCAATTGCAAACAATGGCCTGCCTGACATAGGCGGATCAGTAAAAAACAATTCAGTAGGCTCTTTACCTATTTCATATTCATAGCGACCTGTTTTAAATACAAAGTTACCAAAATAAGGAATATTATAATGTTTATCAGTAGTACTAATATTCGATAAACTCATTTGTGGTTGTAAAAAAGATAACAATGATGCAATAGCTGTATCACTGTTATTATTAATTATACCGATAGCACCCATTAAATTAGCAATAGGATTAACAGTCGCTTTTAAATTAGCAAAAGCAATATCAAATACATCATCAAACATAATGCCACTAGGTCGTTTAGTAACAGCTGCAGCAATATCATAAAGTGCTTGATATATTTGTGTCATGCCAACGATACCCGATAACTCATGCTTATGTGGTATCGATGGGAATGTGGTCGGTGCAGTACTCCAATCAACATTAACATATTGATTTAATCCACCACAAATACCAGACTGAATAGTATTTAATGGTGTCGTTACATATTCGCCACCAATTGTTCTATAGACTAATCTATAATTACCAATTAAATAACCATTTTTTATTGTAATGCTCCCATATACATCTTTACCAATATTAGTGCTAGCTTCAGTCCAATAATGTGATAAAACATAATCGCTATTTACATTAAGTGGCACGCCCGTTGTGTCAATAACAACCATGCTATCGCCATAAAATGGCGTAGCATCAGGTATAATAAGATATGCGTTTATTCCATTAGCTGTATTAATTGTAACTACTTCATTATTAATGTAGTTAGAAGAAAATGTACCAGTAGGATCATACGGATAAGCAATCGCTGTCATGTTGTGTCCTTATTAATTATAATTTCATATGATATGTGCTTTATAACCGTTTTATAAATAGGATTAATTATGCTAACCATCACCTCTATTTTAGCTAAAAATTATCCATCTTGGATAAATTTACCTGATACCACTTTAGTTAATACATTGCTTAATCAATACACTAGTGTATTGATTGATATATCAGATAGTACAAATACACCATTAGGACAATTTAATATAAGAAACCTAATAGGAATTAATGATGTGCCAAATACAGTAACAATCAGTAACTTTATTGCTAATTATAGCTATATTTTAATAAACGAAATAACTACACCAAAATCATTGTTAAATAAAAAAAGAATACTCTGTATGCAGCCTTGGTGGAAGAATGTAAATATAGATGCAGGTAATATGCGTTTACAAGCTGTTAATGTATCAGGTAATAATGATGATGTAGTTGTACATTTTAATCAGCCTAATACTTTAACAATGAATGATTATCATAATTACTTTTTAATGACTATTAATGGATTAATTTTCTTTGAAACTATTTTAGGTAATTATGCTTATTTACCTAATGGCATGAAATACGTTTGTAAAGAAGAATTACAAGGTTTTTCTTTATTAGATTTTTCAGCAGTGTCACCTATTACTAAAACAGTTATTGAAAGTAACCATATTACAATTAGCCATAAAACAGTAGTAGGCTGTACAGTAACATTAACAATGCCTACAGCATTTACTAGTACTGCATTCTTTTTAGTTTTAAATGGTAGATTAAAGTATGCAAAAAGTGATACGTATATTATTAATAGCAATAGTATTTCGTTTCCACTTTTATACAGTGAAATGAGTAAAGAAGCAACAGGCATTGATAGTTTAGATAGGGGTTGGATTCCTGCTGCTGATGGTTATGGTAAAGGGTATAACTGTTCAGCAATCAATGTTATTAACTATTTAACAAACGGTATGACAGGCATTATTAGTTTATCTGTTAAAGATTTGTGCTATGATTTATTACCTTGTTTACGTACTGATTTAAAAGGTACTTATAGATTGCCATATGGCATAGCGACTAATGGATTTTTAGTTTTATCAGATGGGCGATTAGCAGAATACAATGCAGTGCAAAAAACAGGTTATGGTACAGTACTCAATACAACGAATACTAAATACAATAGAGCAGCTACACGTACACAGCCTATAAATAAAATAAAAGTTGACTTATTAGCAAATTACGATTATAAATCAGATTACACAATGGGCAGGTATATTGACTTTTATGTTTTATAACCTATTATTATTGTGTGTAATCTTTAAGGAATTAAAATGACAACACATACCGTAACATTATATACTGATGGCAGTACAGCGCCTAAAAACCCTGGCCCATCAGGCTATGGGTTTTATGCTGTATATGAAGATGGATCTGCTTATGATGGGTATGGTCCAATAGGAGAGTTAAAAACAAATAATGTAGCAGAATTATTAGCTGCTTTTCATGGCATTAGTTTTTTATTAACATTACCTGATATTAAAAAGATTATTGTTATTTCAGATAGTAGCTATTTTATTGATGGTACTAAAAGTTTAAATAAATGGAAATTAAAACAATGGAAAACGAGTACTGGAAAAGAGGTTGCTAATAAAGAAGAATGGATACTATTAGACAATCTATTTAGTACAGCTAAAAACAATACTATTGAATTAGTCTTTAAATGGGTTAGAGGACATAATGGTAATGTAGGCAATACACGTGCTGATAATAATGCTAATCTAGGTAGAAAAGCAGTATTAGATAAAGCATTAGAACCTGTTATAATTTTTAATGAAGCCAGTGATAAATCGATTGCAATCATTACGGATACAGCTACTAAAAAAGCTAAAGCTAAAACAATTACTGAATCGCGTATTAATCCATTAGTCAATGCGAATAAATGGATGTTTGATACTAATAGGAATTATTTTGATACTGCTACTGGCTATTATGTTTATACTTTATCGTCTTATAAAGAGAGTGATAAATTAGCAGGTAAAAACATTGGTAAACCTAATCCTAATACACGCTATAGCATTGCCTTATTAAAAGAACCTATTAAAGAATTAGAAAAAATTAAAGTAATGTATAACAATGCTTTTGAAGGTGGTAATGTGCCTATTAGTGGTGATTTAGCTAAAATTACTCAAAGTAAAATTTGGGGTACATTAATGGATGATAATGCAATGACATTAAAAGGCAGAACGATTGTACATGAAAGTAGTACAGCATTATCTAAAATCATCTATCCACCTTTATTAGTATTTAGATTAGAAGAGATATTTACTAAAGGTATGCTATTATTAAGTAAAGCTTTCATTAGTAAAACAAATACAGATTCATTTATTGTTGATATTACTGATAAATTAATTGATGTATCTGATAAAGGAAAGCTTTCTGTTAAATCTAGCTATACTAACACAGCACGCATATTAGAAATTAATGACATTGCTATTAATGAGGCTATTCCTACATTTGATGTTAAGCTAATACCAGGCACTGATTTAATTACCCGTGGTGGATTATCCAATCTAATTAAGTATTATAAAACAGATATTAAACTGTATTTGTTATTGACTGATTTAGTAATTAAAGATACACCTATTAAAAGTTACAATGTTGCCACTGTGATTGAAGCCGGTGGTGATAAAGCTATTTACTATTCCGCAGACTCCAGTTATCGCATCATTAAACAATAGGACGCACTTCATGCTATATAATACCTTAACTATTGCAGCTTATGTTAATAATGCTGCCAACACTATTAGCCCTATTGGGGAATTTAGTGAAAAGTCATATACCTTTGCAACAGATACTATTCAAACGTTTGCTAGTGGCGTTACATTAACGACTTATGATTGTGATAGTGCAGATACGTATACTATTAATAATAGAGCAGCTGTATCTCAAGCAGTTGCTAATTTAATGCCAGCTGTTATTACTGCTATGACTACTGTGACTACTGGTGGTGCATTAGCCATCATTAGTGCCGCGTTAGGTAATACAGCAAACAATGTAGTTACTAGCAGTATATTAGTCCCTATTAGTGTAACATCAAATGGTACTACGACTACCATTGATTATCCTGAATACTTTAGTTTTTATTTATCAATAAACAGCAGTACTGTACCTGTTACTGTATTTTTAGCAGATGAAGCTTTTCAAAGAGATTATCCATTTGGCACTATTCAAATAATCTCGCCTATTAATTTACAAACTATCTTAAGTAATTATAGTGCTGCTGCCGCTACTGTAAGCGCTATGACACCTACTACATTATTGAGTTTAATTAATAGCACGGTTACTAATCCAGTAACTAAAATAGATGTTATTAATTTACAAGTTTACAATACTAATAATCCATCACAATCATTTGATCTGCCATTAGCAGTAGCCTGTAATGGTGGTAATACGTATTGTACGATGTCAAATTACTTAATAACATTACAAAACTTATTAACAAGTAATGGAAGCTATACGACACAACAATGGCAGGCCGTTATACCTGGCTTATTACCTAGTAATACCTATTGGATTATACCAAATTGGGCTAATGCAGCTATTAGCAATATTGCAGTAGGTTATCCCATTATCAATCCTACAATTCCTATTAATTTATATAATACAATAGCGACTAATTATTTAGCATGGTATCCATCAAGTGATATAGTCCCTAATATGTGCTATACCGTTGCTCAGTATAAGTCAATAGGTTTATTTATTGTGCCTGATACAGGAAATACAGATGGCATTATTAGTTGGTTAAGTAAATTCCCTGACTATTTCTTGGTAGCGAGTGGTTCACCAACGGCAGGACAAATGAGTGCACTGACATTAGAAACAGTAACCTTATTAAATGCTTTGTTAACTACTGCTGAACATTATTCAACAGGCACTGCACTTGCTACAGGCATTTCCTTAGTAATACAAGGCACTAATGCTAGTGGCAATACAACTCATTACTTATCACAAAAAATTACTACAGCAGCAGGTACACCAGGCGACATTACATTAAACATTTTAGTTAGAGCGGATCAATGAGTAATGTAGTAATAGCCATTAATACCTATGGCATATTTACAGTAGCATCGCCCTTTACAATAGCCAGTGGTAATTATAGATGTGGATCAGTACAATTAATTAGCGCATTAGTATCCAGTGGTGTAGATGTTTATAATACCTATTATGCGCCTAATAGCATTAGCTCAGCAGCATTTAATACTGATCTAGCTAATGGGGTAACTATTGTTGTTTTGATTCCTGATAGTGGTGCTACAGTCAGTATTCCTAGTAGCTACATTACTAGTGCGCCTACTGACCTAGCAGTACCTTATAGTAAAATAGTATTATCTATTGATATTGGTTTATTACCTGATAGTTTAGACTTAACACAATTAATGAATGACCTATCGGAGTTAGCACAAACAGAAATGGGTATCACTACAGCTACTGCTCAATTGCATAAAATTTCATCTAATTTAAATTACACGGTAGCAGAGAGTCAAGTATTGGAAGCTGCAAGATTAGCTAATATAGAAAGTTATGTATCAAACATTACAGCAAAGAATAATGCATTGACTGAACTAGTAGCGTGTAAACAAAAAGTACATGATTTAGAATTAGCATTAATAAATAAACCCTAATAAATAAAATTCAAATATTTTTCATATGGATATTGTGTTTATGAGTAAATAGCTTTACTCGTTTCTTTAGTACCTTAGGAGGTAACTTGAATAAGAAACAAATCATTGAAACGCTAAAAGCGTTTCACGCCGAAACAAAAGTGTCAAGAGTAGAAATGCTCATTGGCGCTGGATCGGCGCTTTGTTTGTATGGTCTTAGGGAAGAGACCAGTGATATTGACGGGGCTTTACCCCGTCACTGGTTTGAGAAATTCGTGAGGGAAGGGAAGCCTACTCACGAATTTAAAATTCATGGCACCAGCGTGCCAGTGTGTGAATGGTCAGAGGTAATTGACCTGCACATCCTGGCTGCAGGAGCCTTAAATAAAACTAGTTGGGTTGAGGGCATTCAGGTGGAAACACTTGAGGGCATCTTGGCCCACAAAGAATCTATGAAACGTTCTAAGGATCAAGAGGACATTCGCAGAATCAAAGAGCGCCTAGGCATTAAGTCCTAGGCTTTATTAACCTCTTAAAAGGAGGACTCTATACTACCTATGAAGGTAGTAGGCCTGCTCATTACCTTTATAGGTATCTGGGCAGCAACAGGATTATTGGGCATCCTGTTGTTTATAGCAACATTGCCCCAATAGGCACCATGACATGGATGTCGTGGATTTATTAATCATTTCCACGATGAGTGGAAGGAGATTCAGATGAATCTTGTAAGGCGTACAAACTTGGACAATGCTGTAAGGGGCATGTGTCCAAGACCTGTTCAGGATGAAGGGGTCTTTTTAGCTATGGATGGCATCAATGATTTACGTATACTGGGACAAAATCCCGTGTACGTAAAGTACGCCAACCTAGACCACCTACTTAAAGTAGGAAAGGTTTGGGTTGGCAAAGCTGGGGTAGATCCTGAATGGATGGAAATAAGATCTGTTAAGGATCTACCAAAATTTGCAGTATACGTCATCGAAGACTACGATGCGTGCGCTGCAAAAATCGATGCGGCACCTTACATGCCGCAGTTCTTCTTTACTCCTACCAATTTTAGAGGTAGGAAAACACTAAAAAGAATCCGCTGATGAAGCGGAAGGATGTAGTATGAAAAAAAAAGATTATGGAGTCTTTTGGTCAGGGTGGAACAACACCCTGATCGGTATCCATCAGGATACCACGCCCGTGTAATGCGGGCGTTGGAATTACGCAGGAAGCGTGATTCCAAAATTTGGCTATGGAGAGCCAAAGCTGCTGAAGAGTAAAACTCTTTTACTATAGACTGATCTATTAATAGATCAGTCTATAGTCAGCAGTATTTTTTTTTGTATTTAAAAAATATTTAATACATACATTATTTAAATGAAATAACATCATTAATAACTATTGAGGGTAAAAAATGAATGAGGCTTAAGTTTATATGTGGTAGAATTGCTTTACATATGTGCGATGAAAGAATATGTATATATATTGGCTGGTGTACTGGCTTTTATATATTAAATAAAAGAGGAAATTATATAATCCAAGGAAGGATATGGCATGGAGATTTCTTTCCTGTCTATGTAGATTTTAGTTTTTACGATTATTATCGAGAATACTGCTTTTTTCGTTTTCTTGAAAAATAACATTTTTATGAAAGGAGTAATAAATGAGCGATACATTTTCAGCAGGCACATTTTCACCAGCATTACCGATTAATGCTGTTAGTGAATTTGAAATTAAATTACTACAATTATTTGGTATTGAAGTAAAGATTAACAATGATAGCATTACTGATGCTTTTTACTTTTATGTACCAGATGGGTTTAAATCCTTGTATCTAGACGACATTAATATTGAATATTGCTGTAGCAATCTAGTAAACAACTATGCTAACTTAAATGATCCTTTAGCATTACGTTTGCTAGAAACAGCAAATAAGCTAAAACATAAAGGACATACGATAGCTTCAATTATTTCTGCATTTAGTAATTGGACAGCTATTTTTCAAAAAATACTAAATAAGCCACCTTGTAAAGATATAGACTACATTAGTTGTAGTGGCAGCTACTGGTCTAATAAGTATTTACCTGATGAATTTGGTGGCATATATTACGTTATCACAAAAACAGGGTATCAGGAAATATATGGAAGAGAGGTTATTGATGAGTTACTAGAAAGAGAACAAAGAAAGAAAGATTTAATTACTGTAGTTACTTTCATGGAAAAATTATCCATAGTAGATAAAGAGTTAGACAACACATTGTATCGATTAAAAGAACACATAGGCGATTGCTGTGAATTTTCCGACGGCTATTCAATAGAAGAGTTACCAGGTCTTTTTCAACCAACTGAGGAATTAAATGTTTAAATTATATATTAAAGATATTGATCTTATAGTTTATGCGGATAGATTAAGTACTATCCTAAATGTAGTTGAACTAGCACGAGTACATACCGACGTTACAGCTACGTCAATTGAAAGGGTAGAAAAACTGCCATACTTTAATACGGTTATTAAATATACCACACCTGGCAGACTCGACAATTACATAAATATATTTAATGAGTTATGCAAAACGCATACTTTGTTTATAATGGCTGTAGTTAAAGATGGCGTATACAATGATGCGCTCTATTACGCAGATAAAGAAAAAAGCAATTCTATACCGGATAAAGATGCTGAAGATGCTTTATACGAAACACTTAAAAAACTAGATGATTTACAAAAAGCAGTAATTGAAACGTTTTACTACATAGGTAAAAAGGAAACAAACGCCGTAGATGGTATATTTCATATTTTTGAAAAAATAGAAAATTTGAAAACCACAATAAAATTGATAAAAGAATGTGGATCTGATAACTTGGTAAGACTAGATCCTTTAAATGAATCTGAAAATCAAAATAAATGCACTAAAGATAATAATAGATGGAATCGGGCTGCGCCGACATCATTAGGTAGTTATTTAGCTAGGTGCTCATGCAATATCCCAAGAGACTTTATTTCAATAGATGAGCAGCGTTTAAATCAGATAATTGCCAAAGCAGTTTCTGAGTCTATTCGGGTATTACAACCGTATAAACGTAATTAATCTAATTTAGTACTTTATCTTTTACCATACACATGCATTTAAATGCATGTGTATGAACTTACCCTTACCACAATAGGAAAAAACAATGGCTGCTAAAAAATCTACTAAAACCGAATATAACTTTGATGAAAAAAATGAAATAAAACCAACATTTAATGATCTAATGAATAATTGGAATAATTATTTATATCATCAATATCATGCACATAATGCTTATAGGCAGCAGCAAGAGCCCGTCACCCCATTAACTGCAAGCGTACAAAATTCACCTTGGTATACACCAAATCACCCACAAGCATTTTATAGCATTAATGTGCCATTTGGCAACGTTACTATTAAAGATGTTATTGCTGGCATAACCTTTAAAGTTAACTCAATTGATGAGCGCATAGTTTTAAATACGCAGTTTCCTGAAAATAGCATTATCTATAAGATACTGTACTATTCACCACGATCACTCATTGATAAGGGATGGAAAACAGGGGATATTAATTATATATCAGATAGCGATATAGTTAAGTGCTTCAAAAAACTAGAAACTGAAGCTATAGTAAATGTAGAAAATTGGATATATGAATGTGAAGAATATGGTAAGCTTATAAGTCATTTTTACTATTGTGTAAAAAGAGAATACGCAAAAAGATATTTAAATGACATAGTATTGCCACATGCCTTTGAGTTTGAATTGCAGTATCCAATAATCAAAGAATATGTAGCAAAGTGCCTAACACTATACATGGATGAATACTTTGATAAGTTAAAAGATTCTGTAAAAGAATAATCATTAATACTGTTGTATGTAGTAACCTAAATAAACTTTTACCACAATCAATTAAGGAAAAAATAATGAACAATATTGCTAATACACAACCACTGTATATTGTTAAAACTAACTCACTCACAAATCTTTTTGTAGGTCAAGATAGCGTGCAACATGCGCTTGAGGTACATAGAAGGATGTCTTATGTTGTCAATGAATTTAGTATTGACATTTATGATTCACTATCTGACCCACGTAAAACCATGCTTTTGGCATCAGAGAAGATTCACAATGACCATATTTTAGGTGATTCTTTTAACATTTATTGTAGTGAATTAGTTGATCCATTATCAAGAAATAATAAATGTATTTACATATATGTTAAAAAGGATTTAAAAGAAGATGATTTAAGTGAGCTGTATAAAATCCATGATAAAAATACCATATATGGGTATATTCATGGCTATGCTAATGCTTTAAAATTAAAAAATGATATATTAAAAGTATTATCTAATCATGCTAATGATATATCATTAACAAAAAAAATATTATCTAATTTTGCTGAAGAACCAGAAGAATCTATTAAAGTTTTATTAGACGTACCTCATATTGAATATGATAAAAATGTTTATAATGGGTTAATACCTTTAATTGACTATACAGACGACATTAGTATTATGGATTATGACCTTTATAAAACATATAAATATGTTATTTATACTAATGAATATAATCATAAAATATTTGTTCCAGAAAAAGATATAAAAGAGTTTAAAGAATGGTTAGAGTCAAAAACATTAATTGAGTGTAGAGATGAGATTAACTCTTTAGAGCATAACTTTTGTACTACATATGGTAATAATAAGTATGATAATGCGTTAAAAAAGGATAATATGTCTACTTTATATTTACTATCAGGAGAGTTTTTTGGATATGTTCATGGATATGATAATGCAATAAAGGTAAGAAACATTGTAGCAAGCATTTTAAATATAAGTAAAGACTTAATCAATGTTACTGAATTTAAATGTGAGGAAAGTGTTAATATTTATAAAGAATCACTAAAAGTATCTGAAAATGGATTAATTGAAGGGCATACATTACATACCTTGATGAAAAAGCATAACTATAGTATCTACACAACTGATAGTATGCGCCCCATAATTATCCCATCAGAAGATGTAGAATGTTTTGATAAGTGGCTAATGTCAGACTCTAAGTCTGATCGTGGTGCCACACCATCTTTTGCTATAATGGATGAAACTAAAAACAATCTATTAACTAAAAACATTAGAGATAGAGCAACTTATGTTGAACGCGGTTTAACATCAATAACTTATACGCAGGTATTTACTGGCTATGTCATTGCTGAATATCATGATGATAATGACGATAACTCTCATGTAACGCGTATATTAGTAAAAGAAGACGCATTTAGTTGGAATAAAGAACCATCGTCAGAGGAATGCTACATAGTCATTCAAGATCACTATGTTAACGGGAATCTTAGCAGCCGAAAAGCAGCAGAGCTTGATGCACGCGATGTGCCTATGTTAGTAGGTTACTTTAGTCTAAAAAAGGCATACCAAGCAGGAATAAAACTGAATGCAAATGAAGATGTATTTGATAAATCCAATAAAGAAAAAGAACTTGCTGAACTACGTAAAACCATCCATGATATAGAAAGATGGTTAATTGACAGTGATATTGAGTTCGTAATTGATGATCTAATTAGTTAAACGACTATACGTACTCTAGACTGGGATATATCCCAGTCTAGAGTACTGTTTTTTTGGTTAATTATACCCATCATACTATGTCACTTTAGGAGATAGTATGAAAATCTTATCGGTATATTTACGAGGATTTAAACCATTAGCATTACGAAATATCAATGAAATCACTATTGATTTTACAGAACAAGTCACTTTAGTATTAGGTAGAAATGGTTGTGGTAAATCATCATTATTAAGAGAATCTACACCATTGCCTGCTGTCATGGAAGACTATTATGAAAATGGTGAAAAACGAATTACATTAGAGCATAATGGCCATCACTATGAACTAGTAACTGTATTAAAGAAATCAGCTAAACACAGTTTCTATAAAAATGGCATTGCTTTATTAGAACACGGCATTACCAGTACACAACAAGCTTTAGTAGAAAGCGAATTAAACTATACTGATTTAATACATAAACTATTAATTGGTAAACTAACATTTACTACTATGTCAGTTGGTATGCGTCGTGATATATTAACAATGATTTCACCTTTAGATTTAAATTATGCTATTGAATTACATAATAAAATTAAAGTACAAATTAGAGATAATCAAGCTATTATAAAACACCTTAATAGTAAACGTGGTGAAATAGAGCATAAGTTAAAAGACCTTAATCAATATAAGTATATTGAAGAGCAAAAAACTAAATTAGAAAATGAACTATCAGTAGTCATGCCATTTGCTTTATTAAAGTCATTACCTAGTCATCAGATACAAAAAAACATTAATGAAAGTCAACACTCATTAATGAGTTTACATAAACAACTACATAAAGAAGATGGATTATCAGTGCCTACTCGAGGTATTAATAATGTTACTGACTTAACAACTTACATTGGTCAATGCAATGGTGAATTAAACGCACTACAATCACGTATAAACGATCTTTATACAGAACTTGATGGATTAGTAGGGGTAACACAATCGCTCTCTAATAATCATTTATCTACAACTGATATAGAAAGCTATATAGCACAATGTGATGCTATTATTAACGATTTTGTTGCTATGCAAATGCCTAATGTTGATGGTAATCTATCACTCTATAGTGACCAGTTAATTACACTTTATGATAGTTTTATTTCATTAGATGACATGTTATCTAAAACACATTACTTTACAGTAAATGAAATTAAAGACATTAATCATGCTTATAATAAAATAAGTACGTTACAAGCACATGCTATTAATGAATTAGATAGCATAAAAGAAAAAGGTAATCATTATAAGAATAATCATAGTGCTATTGAATGTCATCAATGTAAAACTAAATTAACATTAGAAGGGCAATCAGTTGAATTAGTCATTAATGATTTACGTAATAAAGCAACTGATTTAATTAAACAAATTAAATCATATAAAGAACAATTAGACATACTCACACCACAAGTAGAACATATCCAATTATTTAACCAAGTCACTAATAGTCTTATTACATTAAAAAATAACATTACATTACCGAGTTTATTTTGGAATGAATTTACAATAGAGTCAATATTACAATATCCATCACTATTTTCTACGCATATTGTAAGATGGCAAAAAATAATTGAACAAACAAAAATAAAAAATAAAGCATTAGCTGATAGAGAAACTTATAAAGATGCATTATCAGCTTATCAAAAATGTGGTGGTAGTGTTAGTATTCATATTGAAAAACAAAATAAGCTATTAGATCGTTTATTATTAAAACAACAAATTATTAAAAAAGATTTAGTCATTTGTCAACATGTATTAAAACAATATATGCATTATACAGAAATGCATGATAAACATATTCAGTTATCAAGCTATATAGACATTCAATATAAATCGTTAATTAATGCTTATATAAAAGAAGATGCTGAAGAAAAACGATCTAAGCTTTACCAAACATTATCAGATATTAACAATATCGTTACTAAAAAAGAAACATTAACTAATGCACTTAATGAACTCAATAAAGAATACCATGCATTGTGTGGTAATCAAGAATGTTTATTACTATTAGAAAAAGAACTATCACCTAAAACAGGCATTGTAGCTGAACAAATGTTAGCGTTTATTACTAGTTATGTTGAACAGCTTACTGATATTTGTTCTCAGGTTTTTACTTATGATTTAACTATTAATCCTTGTAATATGGATAATGGTAAGTTGGATTATACATTTAGTGTATTAGTAAAAGATGCTTTAGTAAAAGACATAAATATTCTTAGTTCAGGTCAAGCTGAAGTTGTTAATTTAGCGTTTATGCTAGTGCTTAGACAATATTTAAATCTAATGGATTATCCTTTATATTTAGATGAAATTGGTATTCATTTTGATTCACAGCATCGCAATAATCTTTCATTGTATATTAAACAAATATTACAAGAAGGTTGTTGTAGTCAGTTGTTTATTATAGAGCACTATACGCATGTACAAAACTTTTTACCTAATCATGATACTATTGTGTTAGATGCTACTAACATTACTGTACCCGATAATTATAATCAACATACCACCATTAAAACAGGAGTAGATTAATGACACCTAATAGTAACTTAGTATCAGTAGGCATTGGTACTGTAGCACAAGATAAAAATGATAATAGTCGGTTTATATCTGTTTATTTATCAGAACAACATCCTTTTTATGAAGGTGATGTAACGAATGATGTTGCTGAAATAGAAAGAACGGTTATAGATGAACATGGCAATAGTACTAAACTAAATCTCTATAAAACAATGGCTGTTAAAGCTGATTGGTTAGAAGATGAAAGTAATAGAGAAACAGCACCCCATGTAAAAAAAGGTGAATCCGTTAATGTATTTGAAAAGAAAGATACAAGTGAATACTATTGGCAGCCTCGTAAAAAGAATAACCCTACGCGTAGAGCTGAAGCCGTTACGTTTGCATGGAGTGCTGCTAGTCAAAGTAATGACATAGATATTCCTAAAACAGCAGATAATCATTATAGCGCTACTGTTGATGGTATTAATGGCCATATTACCATTACTACATCGAAAGATAATGGTGAAGTAGCTAAATACACTATACAAGTACAAGGTAAACAAGGACATGTTACTGTAGCAGATGATTTAGGTAATCTGATTCAACTAAACTCATCTACAAAAACAATTACATTATCTAATGGTGATAATACTTATGTTCAATTATCTGGCCCTAATATACTAGCAAATGCAAATGAAACTATTTTATTAAAAGCAAATAATATTGTATTGGACAGTAGTACCGTATCTATAACAGGTACAACACAAACTAACAATAACGTTAATGTAACCGGTGATGTTAGTGTAAGCGGTACTACTACAACAAATACAATTAATGCTTCGACTTATATAGGGGATAATGATTAATGAGTACTAAAGTGATAGATAAAGAAATAGTAAGCTATAGTATTAAAAAAACAGAAGAGTTGACATTATCTGCTAAGCCTATTGTTCCTGAAGAACGTCCTGAATTATTAGAAGGCGTTACTTATAAGTTTAAAGCATTAGAGTTTGCTTATTATGTTACTATTAATGACATGGTACTAGAGAATGAAGATGGTAGTAAAACATATATTCCTTATGAAATATTTTTAAATAGTAAAAATGTAGAACACTATCATTGGATAGTGTGTACGATGCGAATTATTTCTTTATACTTTAAAGCTAATGGCGATATAGTTAAATTAATTAGCGAATTAAAAGAAACACACGATGCTAGTGGTGGTTATTTTAAGAAAGGTGGAGGCAGAATGCCATCTGTTGTAGCTGAGTTAGGGTTTGTATTAGAAAAACACATTAATCGTTTTAAATCTGGAGATAAAAAATGAACATCAATCAAATCGATCAAGTGCCTGTAGCAGTGTTGCCTAGCATATTGCCTTTAATAACTGCTGCTATTAAGTCAGATATGTTCATTAAATTATCTATTATTGATAATGAGTTAGATAGCTTTGAATTAAAATCTAAAGAAACAGGAAAATGCCTTTATATGGATCCATTAAAGTTTTTAAATGGTGAAACACATGCAGAAGCTTTAATACCTACACCACGTAATATTCCTGAACATAATCCACATGCCGTATATCAACCAAACATTAATGTAAGAAAGTGGGATACTGAAGGACTAAAAATCAGTGATTATCCACCTGGTGCATCGCCCAGTGTATCTACTGTAGCTACTAATAACTTTCCAATATCACGCGCATACTAGCATAGTAACGCAGTTTATAAATTCAAATAATTTTAATATAGATATAGTTTACATGAATAAAGAATAATCTTTATTAACGTATCGTTACGTTTTAACGAATTAAATCCCTGATGAAGGGAAGGAAATAACATGAAAACTTTATATATCTGTAATGCCTTTTCTCTTCAAATGCTTGCGTTTGAAGAGAACATGATACGGGTAACCCCCGTACCATCTCCAGCCGCATGGTTGGAGAATGTCGAACCATTGTTCGACATTCTCCACTCTGCCGTCGGCCATGCCGACACAGCTGCTATATTTTCTTCCGTATTAAATATGGAAGTAAAAGAAAACAGGACTTCAATATCGATGTCGAAAGACATAGAGCTATTGGTGGGCCAGTACAGCGGCCCACGCTTGCCAGAGGGGGCAACAACGCTCCCTCAGGGAGCAACAATTAAGTGGTTCCATGTTAAGCTAGTATAAGCTAGCTTAACATGGTTAGCTAGGCATCAGTGATTAATCACTGATGCCTAGCCACTTTTCTTTTTTCTATTTTTTTTTTCATTTACATTATATAACTATATTATTACTAAGGTAAATAACATATCTATTAAGTTTAGGAGTATAAATAATGGATACGTTTTCAAAACCTAATACCAAAGAAATCATATAATGCAGTATATCACAATAAGGAATGAGTATAATGAATTTTAATTCTCAACAAGCAAAAAATAACACAATAATACATAAACCATATACGTCTTTGTATTTAAATCAGTTATTAGCAGATAATAAGTTAATACTTAATTCGCGTAGTGAAGAAGTATTCTTCCCGTTAGAGATTGCACCTGCTAACGCATCAGTTAAAATTCCATGTCTTTATGATAAATCTATTTGTAAAAATAAACCAATATCTTCTAAATGGTTTTATAAAATGGAAGATCTGTTTAATGATTTATTAGATGAAGAAAACTGGGATTGGGGTTTACCTTATCCTACATTAAATGCGTTTCAAGCTTTCTTTAACGTGCTGAATGATTTAGACCCACCACGTAAACCAACTATTGGCGTTACATCTGATAGTGCGTTAACAATGTATTGGATTAATACAAGAGCTACTGTAGTCATTAAATTAAAAGACATCGATAATATAACTATGCGGTTTAAAGTAACTAATGATGATTTAGTAGAGCTAACATCCGATTACATTAATAAAGCAGAATCATTTAAATGGATTTTTGAAATTCATAATTTAAATGATGTATTACTGGATATTAAAATAAAGTATAATATTATACCTAATGTTTTTAAAATTGACGGTTTAATTAATTAAAGGAAATCAGTTATGTCTATTAAAGAAATACTTAAACTATTTGTTTATACATTAACACTATTTATTGCTGTTAATGTTTTGTTTTATATTCAATTAGCAACAGTTGATGCAGAAACACTTATTATATCAAGTATAGTTTGTGATTTGTATTTTTTAATCGTTTATCTTTATCGAGTGAGATTTCTATGGAAATGATTAGGTATGTAAGATTTTGTATGATCCCTATAGTAATTGGCATAATCGCATTTTTGATTATTACTTGGGATGGATGGAGTGATGACAATGGCGACGATTACAAGCATGATATATAAGGAAAACAGATTATGAAAAAAATAGCATTAGTAATAGCCGCTACTGAAGATCATTTGATTGGATTAGATGGCAAAATACCCTGGCACATTACAAAAGACCTACAGCGATTTAAACACGTCACTATGGGCGGTGTCGTTATCATGGGCAATAATACCTGGAAGTCATTAAACTGCAAGCCATTACCAGGTAGAATTAATATTGTTATTACACATGAAGATAATCTATTGCCTATACCTGAAGTACCACAAACAGATGTAGCGTATAGATTTATGTTTAATTCAGATACACCTACACCTGAAGCCTTATTAAACTTACCACAATTTAATGATTATAAACTATTTATTATTGGCGGCGCTAGCCTATATAGTAAATTCTTTAAATACTGTAATGAAATACATTACACTCATATCCATGATATATTAGGTACTGAAATAGATCCTGAACATAAAGGCGTTTATTATGAGTTACCTGAAATACATGAAGATGAATGGACTCAAGCTATTGTAAGTGACTATACTGATCACTCCTACGAACTCTTTATAAAAGCCAAAACACCTGATACACTTGAAGAAGCGTGGAATAGGTTTTATGATATTTTAATATCTAATAAGGATAACTACGATGAGCGTTTTGTAAAGGCCGTTAAAACGACCTATATGAAAGGTGCATTAGATGCATTACAGATTTATTCATTAATGATAATGGATGGTAAATGTGATTGTCCATCAACTATAACTGAAAAATTAGTTGGTCCTATCACAGTAACACTGGGTGTCGATAAATTTATTGGGTTATTGACTAAGCTGATTATGGAACCAACTGCAGAGAATGAAAATGAGTGATGATAAATTACCAAATACTCTTATACCCATTCCAAAGAGAAAAAAATAATGAATGACGATTACTTTATTTCAAAGAAAGCAAAACTTTTATTTATCTTGTTTAATACATCAGGTAAACTACGAAGAGAATTGTTAGGTGTAACTTATACTACGTATATAACTGTAGCTTCAGCTAAGCTGTGGTACGATGGTACACTTGCTGTATTAGAGTGTCCAACCACATTAAATGAAAATGAATGCGATAGTGAGGCAATGCTTTCAGCTAAACTACAATTAGCACGTGTATGTGAGGATGAGGGCGTTTATCATCCTGAAGTCATTTCGTCAGCAAAATCCATATTACGTTGGATTTATAAAGAAGAAATTTTAACCTATCATCAATCTTACTTACAAACAAAATAATGACATTAGTTATTCAAGAAAAATACTTCTCATTTGAAACAGAAACCATTAAAGAAAAAATAGAACGATTAACAGTACATCGCAATAACCTCATGGAGCAATATGGCAATACTGCTGCAAGTGAACGAGAGAAATGCGTGTTATTAGAATTTGATAAAGATATTAAAAGACTCAAAACACAATTGAGTCCTAAAAATGCTGCTAAAGAAAAAATAGAAAAGGAAGAAATTGATAAAAAGAATTGGGGATATTTAGGTAAAGTACATGGTTAAAAAAGATATTGTTCTTGGCGGAACAAGATATAATGTTACATATGAGCAAAAAGAAAATGAAATCATAATTCATTCTTTAATTGCTGGTGATAAACCCATGTCAGTAAATCTTTGTATGCCTAGCGTATTAGCGTTAATTAAAAAGAAGTTAACAGAATAAACTAACCACTATACTAGATGTCATATGACATCTAGTATAGCCTTATTATAGGATAATCAAATGAAATTTATAGATATAATAAATCATTCAGTACCAAAACATAATCTAATTGATGTAGTGCATCATTCTTGGATAATGTGCTTTGGTCATAAAACATCAAGTAATAATGACTTTTGGTTTCCCTATCAAGGTTATGGCCCAAAAAGAATGCGTATACCTATTAGGTGTTTATCTATTGATAATGATTGGACAAAAGTTTATAAGCGTTCAAGAAAACCGTTTTGTGATATAGTCGCAAAACGATATTATAATAAGCCTGTAGCTATATCAGGTAAGTGGATTAGTAAAAAAGAAAAAGCTAAACCATGGGGCTATATTAGATGAGCTATATTAATAATTGGCTATATCACCATTTGCGTGATATTCAGTTTAATAAGATACTAAAGATTAATAAAAAACGCCCTAGAGTAGAAAAGAGAATGAGGAAAAGAATTAAACCTACTAAAACTAAACTATTTATTAATGTAACCTATCGATCTTATCCTCTTATAAGGTGGTATAAAGAGCTATTAAGAGAAGAGATAGATGATATTATTTTTAATAAACAAAGACTATGGATTAAAGATAGTATTAGAGAGCGCTATAACTGGTACAGTGGGTTACGTGCTAGAGTGATTGCTTGTAAAAATAAGGATTTTTATAAATTCAAATAATTTTCATATATATATAGTTTATATGAATAAAGAATAATCTTTATTTAGTTAACGTTAACTATTAACGCATTCATATGCTGCGATGAGCAGCAAGGATATACGATCATGAACAAGTTCAATAAATTTGCCACTGACTTTTCAACAGGTTTCAAAGTGGGTTATCAAAACCCTCATCGCCTGCCAATGTATTGGGGAATGCTGAAGCTGCATTGGTACGCAGCTTTTATTAAAGCCTCATATGAGGCTAAACACTCAATTGAAAAACAAAAAGTCCCCCAGTGGGCACTGGGGATCGTGCACCGCGCTTGCGCGGTGCACGATAAAAGAATCAACTGGGCTACCAAAAAATTTAATGGAATAGTCTTAGATGGTTGGATGGACTTCGGCTTAGAAGCGCTTAAAGCGCATCTAAGCAGACAGATAAGGAGAGCCGAAAGAGGCTAACCTTACGTCGGCTTCCAGATTACTTTAAAGTAATCTGGAAGTCAATACTGCTGCAGAGATTAATCTCTGCAGCAGTATTTTTTTTTATGCTAAATCTTTATTTATTTTTTTGCTTGTTTCTGATTGGGCATAGCCTACTAGCTTTACTTGAAATAATACAATAGAAAACAGTTCTAATGCTTTAGCACAGTTTAAGATATATTCTCTTAATTGTTCTAATTTAGCTTCAGGTAATTCTTTTAGTATTTGCTCATGCTCTTTACTAGAGGTTAATTTAGTAATGTAATCTAATAGTCTTTTTAATCTAGCGGTAATTTCAGCAGTATTTACTTTAGATGCAGTATCAATTAATAAGGTAACTTGTTTAAAGCATTTCTCATAGCCTTCTACATCACCGTATAAATCAATAAATAAACGATTATGAATACCATTATCAACGGACTGATTAAAATGCTTCATTAACTCATCATTGTGTTTTTTATAATCTAATGCATGTGGATCTAAGTTAATCCATACTTTATACAATGTTTCAGGTTTACTAATACAAATAGCTAACCATTGCTCTAATGGCTTTAATAATAAGTTATCTATATTACTCAATGTATCTAATGCTTGATGTAATGTCTCTACATAAGCAGGTAAGTCTTTATCAATATAAGCAGGTGCACAAACTGTATAGGTTGTTAATGCAGTTCTACCTAATTTATTGATATTATTAACACTCGTTTTAAAACCAGTATTATCTAAAAAGTTTAATCGTAGTGCTTTGTTATTTAACGAAGCTGATTCATCTGACAATACAGAGGTTACTTTAGTAAAGAAACCTACTGCAAAGTTTTTAACAGAAGCAAAGTCAAAGCCTTCCATAGCGACTTCAACTAAATCTTCATCTGTATATCCTAGATTTTTTAAAATAGCGTTATTTAAGCTCATAGTTTTCTCATTTTATTTAATTAGTAACCCCCATTATTTTATAGACAATCCGTTAACTTAACAAATTGGATATATAATAATGAATCTATTATCAGGTTTTACATCAGTACCGGCTATTACGCCAGCTTTTAATGTAGGTGGTGGTTTTGATATTTTAACCGGTGCATACTATATTGGTAGATGGGGGCAATCTATATTAAACGGTGGTTTATATTCTACAGTATCTATCGCTGGCCCTGCTAATTCATTTAAATCAGCTCTCATAGATTACTTACATTTAACAGTATGTGATAGAATTAAACCGTATCAATTATCTAAGTATTGTACTGAGAATTCATCTACTTATAAACGGTTACAAGCACTTTGTGCTAAAATGCCTAATATGTCTAAAATAGATCACTCAAATGAATTTTTAGAACCTGAAGAAATAAAGATACGACTCACTACTATTAAAGAAGAAATGGGCGATGTGTATTTTTCTAAGATGAGTAAGCTATCTCGATTTAAAGCATCTGATAAATCTATAAAACGTTTTACTACACCTTTTAGAAATGCTAAAGGCGATCCCATTACTATGATACAGCCTACTGGCCTTATCATAGACTCTATATCAGCTTTCATGACTACTAATGTAGAAGAAGGGATGATTGCTAATAATAACTTAGGTAGCTCTGAACAAAATACAGTATGGATGCGTTTAGGATTAGCTAAAAAATTATTAATATCTGAATTACCTGGATTATGTTCTAGAGGCTCTATGTTTGTTGGTTTAACGGCTCATGTAGGCGAAGAGTTTGAATTAGGTGGCCCAATGGCACCTAAGAAACATAAGCTCACACATGCTAAAAAAGGCACGACTATGAAAGGGGCTTCAAAAGCATTTGAGTATATAAATACTGTTTTATTTGAAATACAAAATGTTTCATTACTCAATAATAAAACGTATAATACAGGTGTACTTTATCCAGCTAATGCAAGAGATAGAGGTGAAGAAACCGCTGATTTAATTTTAATTAAACTCATTGCTATTCGTAATAAAGAAGGTGGTAGTGGCAATAGATTAAATGTAGTTGTTTCACAACGTGAAGGTTTATTGCCTCATTTAACACAATTTCATCATTTAAAAGAATCTAAATTTTTTGGGTTAGTTGGAAATGATAGAAATTATGCATTAGCATTATTGCCCGACTTACCATTAAGTAGAACAACAGTAAGAAATCTTATTGACAATATGCCTGAGTTAAGAAGAGCATTAGAGATTACTGATGAGCTATTACAAATAAAAGAATACTGGGATACGCCTAAAGATGATTTACTCTGTACACCTGAAGAACTATACAATGACATTATAGCATTAGGCTATAATTGGAAAACATTATTAAATACTAGAGGATGGTGGGTGTTTGATGAGCATCTTAATGATAATCTTCCTGAATTATCTACCTGGGATTTATTGCGCATACGTAAAGGTTTATATAAGCCTTATTGGCTAAGCAGAAGTTGGGCTAAAACAGAAAAGCCAAAAGGACTCTTATTAGATGTACTATCACAAATATCTGAGGATGAAAAATATGACTAAAGATGTTTTAACCACTACAATAGATATCATTGCTGATGTCTGTAGTCATCGTGCCAGTGAACGCTTTAAAGCTATGGTAACTAAAGCACGTTTTACACTAGATACTGAATTATCAGAAGCATTACAAGTCAAAGCTATTAATGTATTTTGGCGTAATCTTTTATTAGATTATCCTAATACCATGCAAATTAGAATGTGGCTATGTGATTGTGAAACCATTGCAGCCTATGCACATGCATTTAAGTATTCGTGGTTACCTATGTTAGATGGCATTGGTATTTTCCATGACTAGACATGAAGTAGAAAAATGGTTTTTAGATTACATTGATGAGTTAGATCCAGGCAATGATAATGTTAAACTCTATAAAGAATTCTTTGCTACATTGAGTTTTAAAGATTTACAAAACTTAGGTAGACGATTAGTCAATAAAGAAATTACATTGCCGTATTATGCCGCTAATATGGTAAATAGAGATATACCTGTTGATAATGCTTTAAAGGTATTAGATAAGTTAGGCGTTAATGTATTTCAGCGTGTAGAAGTAACTGATTCAGTAACAGGTGTTAGATATAAAAGTGCTGTTAAATATATGATATTAACATTACATGTTAGACGACAATCACAACATAGTTTAAAAGGTAAATCAACTGCTACAGATAGCGTTCATATTGACTATTTGACAGGTCAAGCAAGTGGTGTATCAGATACAACTCATTTATCATTACCTGAAATCATGAACTTAGAATCTGCTGGATTACATAAAGGCATTCAAGAAATGGTTAATGTACGAGGTGGTAATCAAAAAGGATTTAATGAAGCCAAACAACGTATTTATCAAACCGGTGGTTATAGCTTAGATTCTATTTTAGAATTAGGCTATAGACCTACTTCTACTGAAACGTTTCATGCATACTTACTTGGTATGCATTATGACAATAACTATTAAATAGGATAATAGTAATGTTAAAGCAAGGTGATACCTCTGTAAAAGTTAAGCAATTGCAATTAGCAATTGGTCTGAACAATATTACTGGTTACTTTGGCGTAGAAACAACTAATCGAATTAAACATATACAGCGAGATAAAAACATGATACCAACTGGAACAGTCAGCGATGATTTATTTAAAGAATTAGTACATACTACTGATATTAAATTAAATCAACTTGTTAACATTTTACCTACTACTATCGTTAAAGAGCTCTATGCTTCTTTAAATCTTATACCAGAAATAACTGCTGCTAATATAGCACACTTTATATCACAATGTATGGTAGAGAGTAGTAACTTTACACGCTGCGTAGAAGATTTAAGGTACTCAAAAGAAGGTTTATTAAAAAACTTTAGTAAATACTTTACACCTACTGAAGCCCATATATATGCTGGTAATGAAGCTAAAATTGCTAATCGCATTTATGCTAATCGCAATGGTAATGGAAATGAACACAGTGGTGATGGTTGGAAATATAAAGGCAGAGGCTATATATCACTAACATTTAAAGATAACTATAAAGAGTTTAGTGAGTATGTTAAACAACCTGCTATTATGACATCACCTGATTTAGTAGCTACTCAATACCCATTAGAGTCTGCTATATTCTTTTTTACTAAAAATAAATTATGGGGATTAAATGCACCTGCTAATAACCATGGTGTAATGATTGTTAGAGAGCATGTTAATGGTGGCACAATTGGTTTATCAGAAGCCATTAAATGTTTTGATAAAGTCTATACTGCTATTAAAGCATGAAACACCACAAACTACTTATACCCCTAGATTGTTTGTTTGATACTTATCTAGGGGTTGTTGATGCCCTGTATCCAAAAACCATCATCTCATTATTGAGTGATGGTTATTTTGGACGTGTTCATAACAAGTTATCGGCATTTAATAAAAATATTGATGATTTAGCAGTTGCTAAAAGGTGGTCTAATCGTGATATAGAAATATTGCGAAATAGTAAACGAAGTGCATTAGTATCTGTATTAATGAAGTACTTTACTGATGTAAATAATAGTAATGAAGAAAATCCATTAGCTAATACCTATACAGTAGTCATTAATACATGGCCTTATGATTTAGCTAATCAAGAATTAGTTGAGTTATTTTCTTTATTAATTGATTTATTTAACATTGGTGATATTAAACACATTCATGTAGCAATGGCTGATTTAACACCTGAATATATTAAAGAAAAACAATATACAAAATTCTTTTTATATGATTGGAATGAATGGCACTATCATCATAAATTAGCATTACAGAAATGTAAAATACCTAAAATAACATGTGTATTTCCATTAACCTATATTAATGGCGTAACTACAGCTGAACATGAAGAAGAAGTAATAAAATGGACAGCAGCAGGTGCTTACTTACATATTGATTTAGAGATCGTTAGATTAGCAGATATGTCTATTGATGCTGAATTACTATTAAATGAACTAAAGGAAATTTATGACCCACAAACAAATTGAATCTATTTTACAAATACTAAATAAATGCATTAACACAAAACAAGCATTTAAAGATATTGCTGATTATCAAATTGAAATGAAATCTTTAAAAGGGAGTAGTTTTGCATTTGTTGATGATGATGAATCAGTAGCATTAATTAAATTAACATTAGAAAACATTACAATGCCATTTAGTGATGCAATAGAGAGAGATAAGAATAATGAAAGTATTAATTTTCCATTATTTAAAGAATTAGAAAATTTAACCTATGAATTTAGTTTTGTATCTGGATTATCATTAGATGATTGGTCTGTATTAGCTACCTATATGGTTATGGCACATGAACGTAGTTTAAAGTATGTTTATGACATTGGTATATTAGATAGTAAAGTTAGATTACTATTAGGTAATCCTTGGTTATTTATTTTACTTTTATTAGAGTTAACACCATTTACATTGTATGCTGATATTGTAGAAACTGAATTATTAAAAATAGCTATTAATCAACGTGTTGATAAACTCATAGCTACTTAGTAGTTTCTACTAATACCATAAAATCATTGTATGTTAATGATGATAGTTTTGTAGAGGTTTCATCTGGCAATGGTACAATAGCAGGTACTTCAGGAGATTGTATTACTTTACTTTGAACAGTGTCTATTCTAAATGGATCACTCATTAGTTTAGTAAAGTGTTGTGCCATTGCAATAGATAGTTGTTTATTGCTTTCAGCATTAGATTCTTCTTGTTTAACTTTTAATTGGCCTAATGCAGTTGTGGTTAATCCAGCCAATAATAAGGCTTTATCTTTAGTTGACATTTCTTCTGTTGCAAGAATTTCTAATCTTTTTTGTTGTGCATAATTAATCACGTCTAATGGATTAGCTACATCAACAAGTGGTAACTCATTTGTTTCCATTGTAATATTCCTATTATTTAATAAATTTTAAGCCATATATTATCTATATGATAATTCAAAAACTAAGGTATAGCTAATGCAATTAGTAAAAAATATACAAAAAGGACTATACGCAAAAAGCACAATTAAAAAAATGAAAGATAAAAACCTATCTATTTGGAATAGAGCTGTATTAGGTATTGATTTAATTACTGAAGATAATGCACCTACAGTAACATGGGTTTGGATGCAAACTTATATTTGGTCACCAGCTATTCCTAATTTAAATAAATTTGTTAGTCACATAGAGCATGTTGTAACAAGCTATGATAAGCGATTACTCATCGATCACATCGCGCCTTATGCGCCAATTGATATTCGGTTAGATACGTGGTGCTATGCTGAAAACAATAACAACATTGGATTATTAGAGGGCTATTTTATTGTAGCGAGTTATATTAAACACATGAAAGATGCTAAATTAAAAGAGCATGAAATATCCGTATTATCTCGAAAACTATATACGGTTTTAGCAACGTTTATTAAATTAACCATTATATTGGTGGAGTTAAAATATGGCAGAAAAAGAAGTTGGTTCTAAAAATCCAATGATTGATGTAATAGAATCTGGATTACAAGGAATACATAGTACAACCAATGTTTTAGCATTTATCTTTAGAAAAGTTATTTGGGATATTAATATTGATGCACCTACTTGGTACAAGTTGTTAAATGATTGGCAAATCATGTTAAGTAAATCTGAAATGACTCAGAAGCAATTAGCGAGTGATAGAGGAAATACTATTAGACGACTCGCTAAAGATAAGTTGCAATGGAGTGGTTTTATGTTAGGGCTGCATATACTACAAATTGAAAAAGTTGATATTGAAATGGTATTTCATAGAAACGATACTATCCTTACCACTGTAAAAGTTACGGTACCCATTGTTAGAAAAAGTAAACCAAAACCAATTAATAAATGAATAATCATATGTGATGAGCCTCATAAGCTCATCACATATTTTTTTTTATCTTTATAAAGGAGTAAGTATGGCTGATGTACAAGATCCAGAATATCAAGCAAGATTAGATCAAGCCAGTATTAACGTTAACGGCACAGCTCAAGGTGGAGACAGTATCATTTATAATGGGGTAACTTACAACAAAAGCATTGTATTAGTTAATCCAAAAATTAATCCTGGAGCATCACCAGATGGTAATTGGATAGCAGATATTACCCCTACACCAGGAGCAGCATTTGGATCTGATGGTGGCATTTCACCCACTTCAAGTATTCCAACATCTACTAATGCTGCTAGTGGCTCTTTACTATCTGGCATTAGCAGTTCTGCAAACAATGTTGTTAGTGGTATATCTAGTAGTGCAGGTAATGCTGTAAATGGAATTTCAAATACAGTAAACGGCGTTACTTCTCAAGCAAGTAGTTTACTAAATGGTGCTACTGATACAATTAGTAATTTACCTAAACAAGCGACATCATTATTAAGCGGTATATCTAGTACTGTATCGAGCGGCATTGGTAGCGTTGAATCGCTATTTAATTTTAGCTCAACGCCCTCTCCAGTAGTTACTCCTAATCCAGTACCTACTCCTGTTGCTAAATTATCACCTACTAGTTTTCAAACATCACCTTTTGCTGAAAAAGTATTAGTAGATCCTTACCAAACATTTAATTTAAATAAACTCACATTACCAGAATTATCTATTGATAAAACAGTAGATTATTTAGAAAGCTTAATACCTACTGACATTATTAGCAATTTAAAAAAAGCACCAGACTTACTTAGCTTTTTATCACAAAAAGCAATGTCATTAGAAAATTTTGTAGGCTCATTAAGAAATATGATGCCGTCTAATTTTTCATTAGATGGCATATTAAGAAAATGTGGTGCTTTAGATTTATTTAATAATATAAATGATATTAAAAACGTATATAGTAATTTAGGTGTAGAACTCAGTACCATTGGGCCAGATGCATTAGCTACTGCTACTAATTACATATCTAATATAGAAGGTCAATTTAGTTCTGTATCTCAACAATTTTCATCATTAGGTGGAGGGCTATTAGGATCATATGGTAGCAATAGTTATGGTAGTGTGCCTTATAGTTACAATGCATCGCCTATTGTATCTACTGCAGCTACATTAAGTTACGTTAATGAGTTAGCTAAAGTAACACCATCTAATAGTGATATACTCTCTACAGTAGGATTAAATAGTATAAACAATAACAAACTATTAAATAGCACTACTAGCAGTACATTTACCACAATAATGGGAGCAGCTCAAACTATTGGTGCTTCTAATACGGCTAATATAGCTAATTCAGTATCGACATTAAATCCAGCATTAGTAACTTCTATTTATACACAAGCAGTAGCAAAACTAGGAACAGCAAATAGTTCAGGAAATCTGCCTACTACAATTCCTAAAGTAGTAGCTTCTGGTATAGCTGCAGTAACTAAATTAGGTACAACTAATAGTAATGCTATTTGTGCTATGACAACAACTCAATCAGCAGTTATTTTATCAATTGCTACACAATACGATACATTATCTTCTAAGTTCATTACTACGCTAACTACACAAATAGCAACGCATGGTAGTGCTACTATACAAACAATAGTTAATGATTTAAATACAGTTATTTCTACTACTGGTGTAACGCCATTATTAACGTTACTAAATACAGTTTATAAAACAAATAGCACTACTGCATTATCTACTGCTACAAATAGCAGTATTTATACAACGTTAATATCAGACATTAACGCCTATGGGATTAGCTTTATTTATTCACTTGCACAAAGCATTGCTGTTAGTGGTCAAGCTACTGTTATTTCACTAATTACAAATATTAGTGAAATAACGCCTGCTGTATTATCGCCTATACTAGCATCAGTATCCACTATACAAACAACAATGACTAGTTTAATTGCTGATATACAGACATTAACACCCGCACAATACACAGCTATTACAGATATATTGTCTACTTATGATCCTGGATTAATTAGTGCACTAGCTACTGCAAATACTACATTAACAGCAGCACAAGTACTACAAACTATCAATGCATTTACTAATGTAGATCCTACTGTATTAAGTAATAGCATTATACAATTAACTAATCAGTCTACATCAACGCTAACTACTATTGGTAAATTAATGGCAGTTAATGAACCCTATAGCATTGTTAGTAATTCTGTGTATGGTGATCCAATATTACTACATTACGCAATAAAAGAAAGTTTAAAAATTTATTCATTAAAAGGTAATTATAATGCTGTTTTAAATCTATTAACTAATTATAATGGCACTATTGTAGCCAATGATTTATTAACAGTTATTAGTAACCTATTAACTAATTATAAACAGACTACTTCTGATTTATTACTGGGATTAACAGAAGCGGGTGCTAATTTATTAAACGCTTTAAATAGCATTTATATTAATTGGTTTACTGTACTCAGAAATGGCATTAGTATTGAAAATACTTATATACTAATTGGCGCTAGTAACGATGCTTTAATTTTATTACAAACTCAACCATCCACAGCTATTGGGGCTACTTTAGTACTTGATAACAACTATACAAAATAAAAGGTGATTTATATGTTAATTAAGTTTGCAATTGAAAACGGCTATGCTATCATATTTTGGCTCTATGTAACATGGCACTCTATTTTAATTATATATAACTTAGTAAGAAAAAAGAACACAGCTGTTAAAGTAGCAAAAGCATTAAATGAAGTATTAGAGAATAATCCTAGAATTGTTTTTACTAAGCATGAAAGGAAGATACTAAAAGAAACAATGCCGTTAATGAATGATGTTTTGTTATTAAAAGTATTTTTTGAATTTCCTAGTATTAAATCATTAAGTGATAATAACTTAGTATCAGATAGAGTAATTAGTTTATATGAGTTAGGTAAAGATTGTAGCCCTAAAATACAAGAAGCTATTGTTTGGTTATTAATGTTACAGACTAATATAAAATGTCATGAAGAATATTATCATAATAAAAAAATAGTCGTAAAAGAAGAAGTCTATAAAATACCTAAAACAAAAGTAGATTTATTGCATCAGCTAAATGCTTTAAATGGAGAATGTAGTCGATTAAAAATATCTACCGATGCATTTACTGAAAAGGGCATTACATTTATGTATGGATTAGCAGTTGAATTAAATCTATGCAGAACTCATGAAGGAAAACGTTTAAATTGGACAACGCATTAACTGCATATAGCATCACTACAGAGCCAATTATGGCTCTGTAGTGATTGTATATATTAAAAATCTAATCGACCTTGTGCTGCTATACTCATTATGTTGCCTGGTAATGTATCATTGGCAAACCAACACAATAAGTTATTTACTGATACATAAGTATCAAAGTTTTGTTGTGCTCTTGCTCTTCTTAAACGCCATCTATTAGTAGGATAATATTGCTCTGCTAATCCTAAACTACCTAATACAGCCATATAGTCAGTAAACATAGTATCTTCATCAAACATAGATGTCCAGCCTTGCAATACGTCTGATGTACTCAATTCAGATGTAATAGGGACATGCAGCATTTTAGATAAGTTAATAATACTAATTGTTAAATCAATCCCTAAAGGCTGTTGCTGTATATTCCATCCTACGTTACCAGTGCCTCTACGAATGCTTAAATTACTCACTATAGCGAGTTGATGTTGTACCCTACCCTTTTGCCATAGCTTTAAAAGAAAAGGCCCTGTCCAGCTATTTCTACCCGTTGTACGTGGCGCTGCGGCGGCTATCCACATTGCAGTAGGTACTAATAAATCTTGTAAAATAGAAATGGGGTTTCCATAAGGCGTTCTTAATTTAATAGTATAGTCACTTGTTGGTAATGAGGTACTACAGCTATCCCAAAAATCAGGTATGTCAACAAAGGCTTTACCGCCTAACATAGCTAAACCACTAAAGCCAACTGATGCAGCTACACCAGACATAATACTACCAATTCCAGATATAGCTGTTTCTAAACTATTAGCAATGATATTATCAGCAATATTGCCATTTGCAATATTAAATAAACTGCTGCGTGCTGATCGACTCGTCTCATTCATTTTAGATGCAATTTCAGATTCTTTAGTACTATTAGAGAATGATTCACCCGTACTCGCATCCCAATCTACAACAAAAGAAACAAATGCCTGCCCATAACCTAAGTCACCTTGTAATACTTCTGAATATTCAGCTAAATGTCGTGTTAAACCATTCCATAAATTAACGACTTCACCGCCCATAGTAGTAGTTGCTGTAGCTGCTTCATTAACTGATGTTTGTGCATCTTTTACAGTAGTATCAGGCTGTTGATCAGGTGTTGAATTATTATTACCAGAAACAAGATCGCTTAATTGATCCAATAGCCAATGGCCAGTCGCTGAAGCACTGTTTATATACGCATCAATTGTTTTAGCAAAATCAGGTTGATCTTGTATATCGCTTTCTTTTAATCCACCGCCATCTATATACGCTTTAATAGCAGCATTAGCAGATGCTGTATCTAATGAGTCTTCTCTAATTTTATTTATTATTTTTTGATGAGCATGTGTTAAACGATGGTATCTGTTAGCTACTTCTCTAATGTCTATGCCGCCATTATTGTTTAACCAAATATCAGGTAAAATAGTGCTGAGTGTTTTTATATCTGCAGCGGATTGTCCAAATGCAGCTGCATTCATAGTAGCCTTTTGTCCAGGTGTTTTAGATATATCGCCTGATGCTACGCCTTGTGCTAGTTTCATATTAACGCTTAATGCATTAACAATAACTGTTACAGTAGACCAGTAAAGACTCATGGCGGGTTTCATGTAATAGAACTTACTCATAGGGCGCTGTTGTAAATCAGCAATCGCTTTTACTGCAGTACCATATAACACATTCATTAATGCTAATTCAGGTACAATATACCAGATCATAATGAAGCCAGTAAACTGAGCAATGGTTTTTAATAGATCGCCACCTACCTTACCACTGTTAGCCATGTTGCCGTGCATAGGATCGTAAAACGATGTAAAGAAATTAGTTAAACTATTATAAGCAGGTACGCCACATTGTATGGTAATCCGTGATGCATTTTGATCGACTGCTTCAGCATAATATCTACCCATACCCATACAAGCATTTTTAGCAGGACGTGTACTATTTTCTACACGTGCTATTAGCGATGGTAAATTAGGATCTGCATTTTCTGTATACTGATAGAGTGGGTTAATAGAGCGGTTTCCACCTAATGAGGTATCAGAATAGTTTAGCGTATTATAACTAAACTGCTTACTAGCTGCCATTTCTTTTGTGCGAATATTGTTATCTCTTGTAGCACCTCTACTAGGTACAAAGAATGCTTGCCTTATCCAACTTGCATCCGTTACATTTACTGTATTTGTATATAATGCCATTAATTAAAATCCTGTAGTAATTAGATAGCATAGCAATTGCTATGCTATCTATAAAGGTTAATAGGTTCTACCACTACTAATAACAGGCGATAGTGTTTGTTTAGCAGATGATGCATTAGCTACAATAATATTTTGAGCAGGTGTATTTGCTGTTGACTTCATCGTAGTTAATATTTGAGCCAATAGATCATTAGTAGTAGACAATTTAGTAAGATGCTCATCATGTCTATTAGCTGAATCTTTATTAGCTTGTACTAATTTATCTTCAATAGGTTTAGTATTGAGTGCTGTTTGTGTAGTAACACTAGATAGCGTTGTTGCACTAGGTACAGGCGGCATATCGTTAGCTGTGCTTGTAGTTGTAGATTTAGATGCAGCTGCAATAGGCGATGTTACCGCATTAGCTGGCGTTACTGAGGTAGCAGGCGTAGGCATTACACTAGATGTAGGCATTGGTGGCATGTCATTGCTTGCTAGTGATGGGCCATTTCCTTTAGTTGCAAATGCATCAGCAGGGGGTAAGCCACCTGTATTAATAGGCACATTTGTATTAGCAATGGCATTACTACTAGACGATACTGCTACTTGATAGGCTTCATCTTCAGACATGCCTTTAGATAAGTTAGCTTTATATTGCGCTCTACTGACATTCATTGCAGTAATTACACGCTCAGCTGATACTGAAGCTACATTACCATGCCCGTGCTTACTTCTGCCTGTATTAGGGTCAGCTAAACTCGCCCATTCTTCAGCAGCAGCATTAGCAGCAGCAACTGGATTATCAGTTTTACCTTTAATATAGGCTGATATTTGAGGTCTTTTTTTATCTAATAAATATTTACTAAATAAGAGTTCTTGTGTTTTAGCATCAAACTTAGTTGTATCTGGATTTAATCCTAATTTCTTTATGCCGTCTATTAATGTTGGTGGAATCATTTGATACTTACCTACAGCAAATAAACGACGCTCATCATTAGCAGATCTATTCATATCCGCTAGTATTTCAGATAATGTCATGCTCGTTAAATCACGATTACCTACTGGACCTAAAATCTTATTACCAGAAGTACCACGATTATAAGCGTTATAGCCTTTACTGCCTGATTCAGCATTTTTAATTAAACCAGCTAATGAGTTAACTACCGGTTCAACTAAATTAACTTTAGCCCAATCAATGCCTTTACCGGCTGCTGTTTTACCTAATGTGTAAAGCTCTTTAGCTTTATCACCTACTTTACCAGCAAAGTCTTTAATAGGATTTAATAAGTTTTCTTTACTCCAATCTACTGCTTGATCAAACATAGATTTCTTAGGTGTACCATCTGGATTAACGCCTTGCTGTCTATCTCTATCATAGTTAGGTGGTAATACTGGTTTATCTTTATCTAGTTTAGTAACAGTAGGATGTAAATTAATTGCAGATACTTTCTTTAAGTTATCTGCTTTAGTATCATTATTTCTATTAGCTTGATTCCTAAGTTGTTCTACTAATACGTCAATAGTACTTTTATTATCACTTAACGTTATATCATGCCAAGGACTATTTTGTATGCCATAAGGATTCATACCTAAGTTAGCTTCAACAGAACCAAACTGTACTAAGTTAACAAACTTAATTATATCTTCTTTTTTTAATTCATCGTCAATATTGTCTACTTTACTTTTACCAAATTGCTGTAAGCTAGCTTTATGTTTAATATAAACAGGTAAAAACCGTTTATATAACCAGGTATTAAAGTTAGTCTTATCAGTCATGTTGTCATAAGTACAACCAAAATCTTTATAGTACTTTTCCCATACTTCTTTAGGCAATAAATCTATTTTAGGAATATTTTTAGTGAGTGTAATATGGGGTGTAAAATCAGATTCAAAATTACGCATATCTGCTACTGCTTGACTATTATCAATAGGTATACCATATTGTAAAAATCTTAATTTTTCTAAAGGCTCTAATGCTGTTCTATTCATTATATATTTAGTGCCTTTATATAAGCCATAGCCAGCAGCACCAACAATAATAGCCCAGCCTACTGGATTAGATAACAATAAAGCACTTTCACCTAACGCTGCGCCTGCCACGCCTAACTCACCAACAGTAGCTAGTCCAGCGCCACCTTCAGCAGCTGCAGTAGCAGCGCCTGCTGCAGTAGCAGCGGCTTCACCGCCAGCTAGTGCTCCAGCTCCAGCTACTCCTGCTGCACCTGCACCACCAATACCTAAAGCACCTAACGCTTTACCGCCCCAGCCTTTAGCATCTTTTACTAGATCACCTGCTTTACCAAATGCATCTAATATACTACCGCCAGTAGGAGTCACAATTGGTGCTGGTTTCTTATTAGTAGGTACACCCATTTCACGTAATTTTTTAGCAGTTTCTTGTTTAGCTTTACGTTTTTTAATAATGTCTTGAAACCCACCTTCACGATTAGCTTCTTTTTCTTCACTATTTTCAGTAGGCCACTTAGTGCTAATATAGTTTTTAATATCTTTTAGTGTAGTATTAATGGTATCTAGTTTATTACTGATCTCATTAACGTTTTCATCTACTGATTTAGTTTTCTTTCTATTTTTAAAGAAGCTGCTAATGCTGCCTACAGGATTTTTTAATACACCACCTAATTTACTAAACCAATTGCTAGCATCTTTTTTATCAGGTTTTCGTTTACCCATAGCAGCAAATAATAAATTAGACATTACTTGAGTAGTGCCTGTAAAAGCACCCCAACTTAGTTTACCTAATGTACCTACTGCTCTAGCTGCACGCTTAGGTGCTTTCTTAGCAGACCACCATATTAGATTGCCTAATAGCTTTGCTGGGAGCAATGCGAGTTTAGCACTACCAATGCCTAATTTAGCAGCTAATGGACCTAATACTTTAGCTACTGTCCAACCAACCTTAGCTAGTCTTTGTGCTCTTTCAGGGGCTTTCATTAGTTGTCTTTTTAAAAATCCACCACCTTTCCATAATGTTCTGCCTGTAAAGCCTAACATTGTTTTAAGCGGATTATAAGCAGCCATAGCTAAACTAAATGGTAGCTTTGCAAGTGTCCAAGGTATTTTTATTAATGCTCCGCCTTTATCTACTATAAAGCGGCTAATGCCAGATAAGCGTTTAAATGAATTACCAAATTTAATACCTAAATTTTTACGTATACTAGGATCACCATCTGGAGAAGGGGCTGCATAGCCCGCTGATGGAATGGTAGCAATAATGGTTTGTAATAGTGTATTAGTGGATGTGCCTGTTTCTGTCAAAACAGTCATTAGATCTTTATGTTGATCTTTTAATTGTTTAGATAATGAAGTTAATTCATCAGGATTACTGCTATTGAATAAACCATTATGTTTTTGATTATCATCATTATTCCATTTAGGTAAATTTAATTTAGGCAATTCTATTTTATTACCGTATTTATCATAGAGCTCAGTGGCATTTGTTTTTAATGCATTTACGCCAGTACTCCATCTATTTTTAATGTTCTCTTTTATATCAGAGCCTTTTACTTTTTTTGCTTTATTTTTAATAAGCTCTTTTACTTTATTAACACTGCCATACTTTTCTTTAAGGTTATTAAACGTAGTTTCTCTGTTATCAAAAGCATGTGTTAATGCAGCATTAATTTGATTAGGTGTTAATCCTTTACTTGTTAAGTTTTCAAATAGTTTTGGATTTTTTTCTTTTATTAAAGTTTCTAAATTTTCTACTGTTGGTTTATCCGGTAATTGATCTTTATGTTTATCATAGAAACCACGAATAGCAGTAGTAGCTGTATTAACTAGCTTATCTTTTCTTTCTAATAAATTAGTTTGTAAAGCTTTAGCATCAAAAGGCGTATGGATTACCTTATTAGCTTCTTCTAATTTAGTCTTTAATAAATCTTCTATTTCTTTTTTATTAAACCCACGTTTTTCTAATTCAGTAAATAGTTTACCACTTTGTGCAGTTAGTTGCTTACCGATTTCTTCAGGTTGTAATTGAGCGGGTATTAAATGTTTATGTTTATTATAGAAGGCTTTGCTTTGTTTACTTGCTTCAGTAATGTGTGGTGCAACATGTTTTAATAAACCACTTTTAACATTTTCTATATTTTGAGATAATGGGATAGCTGTTAGTTTTCCTTTAGTATCTTGAATATAAGTTGATAGCCCTTTTATCCGCTTACTGCCAGCACTATATACGCTATTTAAATGTTTAGATAATTCACTTGGTGTGGAAGTATAATTAATAAATCCAGCACTAGGCATTAAATCAATCATGTTTTGTAGCAGGGCATTATTACTGCTGCTATGTGCTGCTAACGCCTTTAACATATCGCTATGATTAAAGCTCATTACATTAACTAATGTAGTAATATTATCATTACTAAAATTAACATTAGTAGTAGGCGATATCCCCTCATTAATGTTAACTGTAGAGGATGTAGGCAATAATGAATTATTACTAGATAATGGTGTAGGGTGAATGGTTTTACCTGCCATTACTTTCATTCTGGCTTTAGGTGATTTATTTTGATCGCCATATAAAGCGTCAATTAAATCCCAACGATATTGTTGATTAACAGCACCTTCATTATTGATTAAATTACCTAATAACTCTTTAGTACCTGTTGCATTAGCTTCATTAAGTACGTCACCAAAATTACCCACGCCATATCGCAAAGCATTATAATTTCTGCTAATGTCTTTTTTTAATGTAGCAGTTTCTATATCATTGCTTGATACAGTCTTTATTCCGTTTTCATTAAACTCTTCAGTAATTTTAAACTTTTCTATAAATAAATTAGCAATTTTATTACGAGATTCATATGAGAGTACAGCAGGTAAGTTATCAGGCGATGCATAGTCTATTGGGTCAAAGTTAACACCTTCAACCGCTGATTGTTTCATAAAGAAAATACCTAAATATTTTCTTTCATTGGCATTTAGTATATTTTTATCAGGATCAATTAAATCAATGATATAATCAGCATTTGTTTTTAAATCAACACCGACTTCTTTTTTTAATAGCTCACTAACTCGTTTTTTAGCACTAGATAACGTAGTAAACTGTTCAGTACGTGTATCAAACGTCAATCGTTCTGCTATTTCACCATTGCCTGATGTGTAGTTATAGAGTTTAGTTTGTTGTTCTAATATACGAGAAAGATAGCCTGGAATAATCTCTATTAATGAGCGACGTGATATTAAATCCCATGATACTGTTTCTGTAGCATCACTCATTAAATTCTTATTAACAGATTCGCCTAATGTGCCATTATCGCCACCATTAAATAGCTCGCCTACTGAGCCTACTAATGACCCGTATTCTGCATGTTTAACTTTACGATTAATTATACCTGGTAGATCACCAAACCAGCGTGCTAGATCTTGTCCTACTGCATTAGTTTTATTAATGGCGCTAGTGCCTCTTTCACCAAGCACATTTTCAACATGTTTTTTACCATTCTTTTTTATCCAACCTGCAAATAACTTTCCAAGACCTTCACGCGCTTCATCGCCTGCCATACCTGCTGCCATTTCAGCAGCAGATGGCATAAATTCATCCATGCCATCTTCTTGAGGTAAATTAGAATTTATAGCACTAGCAAATTCACTAATTTGTGTTTTTAGATTATTTTTAATACGATTAGGCATATCACCTAATCGATTACTAATACTCTTTTGTACACTACCAATGATGCGTCGTTTACTTTCATCTCTAAACTTTTCAGAATTAGTTACTTTAACTTCATTAGGTAATGCTGTATTTTTAACAACATCAGCTAATAATGTTAATGTTTTACTATTATGAGAAAGCGTATTTTCTAATATGTCTTGTGTAGCAAAATAATGGAGGTATTGTACTTCTAATGACTTTTTATAATAAGTAGCTAATATCTTATCTTGAAAACCAACTATTCTTCCAATACCACTAACTATTTTATGCTGATACTCTATACCATGTTGAAATTTAGCTTTATCTAATTTAATGCTATTTAATTGAATAACATCATCGCGCTTTCTTTTTAACTTACCTTCAAGTTGTTGAGCACCAAAGATAGTTTCTAATGTATCTTTTAATCCTGTTTCTCTTGTATTTGAAGACCGTCCATAATCGTATGAATCGGATTCTTTTCCTACATGAGACATGTCTTTTATTTTATTAGTCACTTTATTAGGTAAGAATTTACCTAATGTAGGGAGTGCTTTTTGTACTTTTTTATCAATAACATTTAGCGCAGGTGCAAGTTCTTTTCTTGCATCATCAAACATGCTCTCTGCATCATATTTAAATGACATAATAGAGCTATAAGCGTCGCCGTAACTACCTGGTAATACATCTTTAATTAACTTACCTATAAAGCCAATGCCATGCTCTTTTGGATTAAAACTGCTTTTTAATCCTGACGCTATATCGCTAATAGGTTTGCGATCTTTTTTAATATCAGGATCTGAATCATCAAAATCACCAAATTCAGATCCAAACTCTTTCATAAAGTCATCATAGTCATCATCTAAATCTAACTTTATATCATCATCTTTCTTTGCCATTTTTTATACCTATAAAAAGGACATCATGTTAAGTAAAAAAGAACCCTTTAATATATTTTTATTAAGTAATCAGAAATCACGTCTGATGGGCCTATTGCCTGTCCAATCAATGGACATTAAAAACATTGGTGGAGAATTTCATCCACAAGGGCTATACAGTATTGAAATATTTGGTGCACTAGGATCTAGGCAGCGTCAAAATAAACACGCCTATATTGATATGCGCTGTTATGTCATGCATCCTAAAATCTTTAGTGATTTAGAAAAACTAAAAGGACTCTATGCAGGCATCATGAGTAGAAAACAATATGCATTATGGGATAATAACATAAAAGACTTTGTTAAGGCTGATGCCATTGATGGTAAAACAGGTTATTCTTTTTTTATGTCTCATTTTGAAGATATTCAGTTTCCACGTAATGAGTCAGGCATACGCGATGCACGTATTGATCTATTAATACAAGAACAAAAAAAATGTATGTATCGCTATTTAGTTGTATTACCTGCAGGATTAAGAGATTTGACTTATGATGAAAAAGGTCAAGAAGTAGAAGACGAAATTAATCCTATCTATAGAAAAATATTACGTACAGCTAATACTATTTTAGTAGATAATAACAACATAAATCCAACAAATATTGATGTGGCTAGATGGACATTACAGACATCATTTAATGAGCTTTATGATTACATAGAATCAATCCTAAGTGGTAAGAAAGGACTCATATTATCTAAATTAGCAGCACGCGCAGTGCATGGCGGTACACGGGCTGTATTGACGGCGGCGGATCCATCACCTGCTCATTTAAATGCGCCTGGTGGCTTTACTGTAAATGATACATTAGTGGGTTTACATCAATATATAAAAGGTACAGTAGAGTTAACTATTTATGGTATTAAAACAGGGTTAGCTAAAGACATTATTGATAGATTACCTGGTGAAATATCATTAGTTAATAAAAGCACTTTAACTAAAATAACATTAAACCCATCAACTGATACAGTTACATTATGGGGTGGCGAAGTAGGATTAGAAAAACTAATTAATAAGTTTGAAAAACCTATTATACGACATAACCCTATAATGATTGATGGTCATTATTTAGCTTTGTTATATAGAGATAGTACGCATTTTAAAGTACTGTATGATATTACTGATTTACCTAAAGAGTTTAATAAAGCTAACGTAAAACCTATTACATGGGCTGAGTTTTTTTATTTAGCTGTTTATGAGCGCGTTAAAGATGTAGCAGTTTATGTTACGCGTTATCCTATTACTGAATTAGGTAGTATTTATCCATCTATGGTTAAATTACAAACAACTGTACAGTGTGAAAAGCTAATACCATTAGATGATGATTGGAAACCTATAACTACTAATGTAAATGAAGTAACTGCCTACGCAATGCCTGTTTTAGGTAAACCCTTTTATGATAGTATCTCTGTACATACTACAAAGCTTCTTGAATTAAACGCAGATTATGACGGTGATAAAGTAAATGCTGTATTTGTAATGTCTAAAGAAGCAGTAGATGAAGTAAAAAAATACCATCATACAAAAACTACTTTTTTAAATAGTAGTGGTAGTTTACGGTATGGTGCTTGTGGTGTTAAAGATCCATTAATTGGCTTGATATTACAAGGACTAACATCCGGTTTAGATAAAGATAAAATAATTACTATAGAGCCATTAAAAGAGAGTGAAACTAAAAATTATATTCAGTTAGTTGAACATAAATCACATGACCCTTCATTAGGTGGCATTGTTATTGATAAATTAAAAGCTGAATCTATTTATAGTAATTTATCTGATAGTGCTAATATAGGCTATACATTGAAACGAGGTAGTGCTATAGTTGGATTTGCTGTTTTTATTCGATCAGGCGTTTCTATGTCAGGTGAATTATACTGTATTGTTTTAGATATTTATTCAGGTAATAACTACGGCTATAAAATACTTAAAACATTATTAAAGCAATTAAAAACACTAGGTGTTAAAGAAGTCATTACTACTGTAGGTAAAGACGCATCTGCTGGTATTGTTTTATGTAAAAAACTAGGCTTTATGTATGTGCCAATTAAATCACCTAATGTAATAGAATATCGTTTGAGGTTATTATGAAAGAAGAGTATAAAATTAAATTATTAGCATTAGTAAAGTTAATAAAAAAACGTTTATGTAAATTAGTAGGCTGTAATTTTTCATTAGTTGATGAAGTCACTGTAAACGCTATTAGTAAACACCAATCTTATACTAAATTTACATTAAGCTGTAAACGCTGTAAAGGTGATATGATGATTGGTATGCTAGTGCCTATTACTGAAATAGAGTTAGAAGATGCTATTTTATTAGAAAAATTTAAAAAGGGGTTAATTGTAAAATGACACTATTATCTACAGATGCTTTTACAACACAATTTGTTACACGACAATTAAATAAACTCAGCACTGTATCTCGTTTACGATCAGTTGATGATTTTGAATTACCTGAAAATGCGATTATTCATTATGTTAGTGATAGCGATCAGGTATTAGGCATTACTAAATCTAACGATATGATTAGAAGTACTAGCGATGTTTATACTTATCACGTTGATGCATTAGAGGGTAAAGAAGGCCATTATAGTAAATCAGAAACTACACTAAATGCTTTAATTACAAAATACCATCAGTTTAATTTAGGTATTAAACGCATTAATAATCTGTCAAGTGTATTAGAAAAAGTTAAACAGCCTATTGTAGTTAACTATAGCATGTTACCTTCTTTATACAAATATACTGTTTCTTCATTATCAGTCTATTACGAGTGGTTAAATATACGGACTACTATTTGGCACCATATTAAAGAAATAGGCAGCGATAAGCTTCATTTTATAGTTTATAAAATACCTGAAGTATTAATTACTAAAAATGATTTAAACAAATATGCCCATAATTTTAAACCTGATGCGTTAGAATTATTTACTGATATTAATAATTTAAACCTATTAGAGCTATGGCGAATGTTAGGCGAAAATAATACTACATTAGAAAGTGAAATGGATGAATTACTTTTAAGTAAAGTACATATCGTATTTATTGAAAGTAGACATATCGGTATTTTTACATTAAAGTCTTTTATTGATTGGGGTAAAAGCGATGGCTCTAAAGCTAAGATAGAGTTTTATAATTTCTTAGATAATTTAATTGCTAAACGCTCTAACTTAGAATCTGAAAAACTAATTAAAGAAGCAGGTGAAGAGCCTGAACAAGGTGAAATTAATAATGATAAAATTCATCAATTAATTAATGAAAAAGCAGAAAACGGCTTATTATCTACTAATGAAAAGAAAGCTTTATTAAAACTATCTGAAAAACATAAAACAGTAATAGACCCTGTTACTGGTTTAACGTTAGATAAAATAGCTGTTAAAAATACTGAATTAGTATTAAAGAAAAAACCACTCATTAAAGATAATAATACTATTTTTGATAAGTCTATGCTATACAGTAGCATTAGAGATTTAGACAAGCAATATATTGAAGAAGGCTTATTACATCGGCATATGATAGAATCCGTAATGATGTTACATCCAGCAGGTGTCATTGTTAAAGATATGCGTGTTAAAGATAAAATGACAGCCGCTACTAAAGCAACTGTATATAGTTTTTCTTTACAGCCTATTAATGGGCCTTCATCTACTATTACTTTTCCTATCCCTAAAATTAATCCAGATGGTACATTTTTAGCTGGTGGTGTTTTATATCGAATGGATAAGCAACATGGTGAAATGCCAATTGCTAAAATTAAACACGATACAGTTAAATTAACTAGCTATTACGGCACTATCTTTATTAATCGATCTGAAAGTACAGTGACTAATCTATCTAAATGGATAGTCAATGCATTAGTTAAATTGACTAAAGCAGGATCAGTTACTAATTTAGTTTATGGTATTACTACTAAATTTGATAAAAACTTACCTAGACAATATACAGCCATAATGAAAAGTATTAGTCGGTTTAATTATCAGACTACTGAAGTTAATTATAGCTTTTATTTTACCTATAGTAAGCTTAGTAATTTCTTTTCAGAAACAGAAATAGCTAAATTTGCTAATAGTAAGTTAGTAGGTTGTGGTAGAAATGAAAAGACAGGTAATCTATTAGTCATGGATGAGTTAGGTGATGTAATAGAGTTACAAGATAACTCACCACTTAACTTAGGCAAGATACAGAATATACTATCTGATACAGGTGGCCCTATTGAATATACTGAAATGGGTTTATTAAATAGACGTATTCCAGTAATAATGGCTATGTGTTATGTACATGGATTTACTAAAATTTTATCTGAATTAAAAGTACCTCTTGTTCAACATCCAGCAGGCACTAGAGTGCCCTATAAGCCAAAAACTTATGTATTAAAATTTAAAGATGTCGTTATTGAATTACCTTATAGAAATGTAGAAGAAGAATTACTATTCGGCGGGTTTATGCCATTTCGTAAAGATTTAATCAATTTCCGTAGTGGCGATTTAAATAAACGAACTGCTTATTCTAATTTATTAAGTGGTAATGGATTATCTACTTATCATTTTAGAGAATTATTATTAATGTGGGATATGTACATTGATCCTATTACAGCTGCACTATTACGAGAAACTGATGCACCTACGGACATCTTTAATGTTATATTAGCAGCTAATCGTTTATTAATTAACGATGCTATGCCTGATTATACGACTGTACGGTATAAAGGCTATGAAAGACTATGTGGGTTTATGTATAAAGAGCTTATTGGTGCAGTTAAAGCACACCGTGCTAAAGGCGCTTTAAGTGATGTAGGCATTACTATTAAACCTAATGGTGTTTGGTTAAATATATTGGAAGATCAATCTATTGTCTTAGTAGAACAAAGTAACCCTATTCATAATTTAAAAGAGCAAGAAAGCTTTACTCATGCAGGTGCTGGCGGTAAGTCCGCCATTACTATGGTAGCTGCTACACGTGGTTTTAAAGACAGCGATTTAGGTGTTGTATCTGAAGCTACACCTGATTCTGCTAAAGTAGGTATTAGAGCTATGTTAACGCCTAATGCTAATATTGTTAATCTATTAGGTATGGTTAAACAATATGAAGAAGATAAAGATGGTATTAGTTCAGTTATATCTACAACTGCTATGTTAGCACCAGGCATTACCCATGATGATGGAAAACGATGGAACTTTAATAATGTTCAAATGTCACATGGTGTAGCTGCGATTGGTTATCAACCGTTACCCTATCGTACTGGTTATGAGCAAACAATTGCTAATCGTGTTAGTGATTTATTTGCTACTGTAGCTACAGGTAATGGTTTTGTTTCTGAGATTAAATCATCTGGCATTACAATTACTTATGATGATGGTTCTAGTAAAACGTATTTCTTAGGTGTTAAACACGGCATTGTATCGGGCAGTACTATACCACATCACATTGTAACGCATTTAAATAAAAATGATAAAGTTATTAAAGATCAAGTCATTTGTTATAATGACGGGTTCTTTACAACAGGCGAATTAGATCCAAAAAGCATTATTTATAAACACGGCGTTATTTGTAGAATCGCATTAGCTGAAGATAGCGATACATTAGAAGACGGTTGCGTTATATCAAAAGGATTAGCTGATAAACTATTAACACCTACATCAGAAGTCTATGGCATTGTTTGTGACTTTAGTATGGCAATACATAATTTAGTTACTATTGGACAACGCGTTACACCTGAAACTATTTTGTGTATTCTTGAGCATAGCTATGAAGGTGCTGCAGAAAAAGATTCTGATGCAATTTGGGCATTAAGTCAATTGAGCAATATATCGCCTAAATGTAAAGTCTATGGTACAGTCAGCGATATTGAAGTAGTTTACTTTGGTAAGCTAGAAGATATGTCACCTTCTTTAGCTGAAGTCGTTAGACACTACGATGCAATACGAAATCGTAATGTTAAAACCTATTCTTTAAATGAAGCTAAATCAGGTGAAATCGATGAAACAATTCGTGTATCAGGTAAAAAGCTAATTAAGAATCAAGCAGCTATTAAGATATATGTGGATTATATTTTAGATATGGGTGATGGCGATAAGATCGTTATAGGCCATCCATTAAAAACAACCATTAGTCGAGTAGACATTAATCCTATGACAACTGACGATGGTGTTGAAGTAGATGCTTTATTTGGCGCTCAATCGGTATCAGCGCGTATTGTAAAATCTGCTGAAATATGTGGATTATCAAATGAAGTAATGTGTAAATTATCAGTAGATTTTGGTGAAATGGTTTTAAAACTTAATGAAGGAGATAACAAATGAGTGCAGTAATGACAACAGGCATTAATGATGTGCCTGGTAATGGCGACGTTATTGAACATGCTAGAGCAGCACGCGTAGGTGCTTGTGCAGTGAGCTTAGGCGTAGCTATTGTAAAAGAGTTAATTGGTAATGAAATTGGTAAAGAGGGCTTTAGTGATGAGTCATTGCCTGATATGATGGCTGCCGCTATCAATAGCCATATTAGAGGATTATAATCATGTTAACAGTAAGAGCAGCAGAACTCGGTACTGATATGGCATTTTCTCTTTCTACGTGTTGCGAAAATGATCATAATCAGAAACGAAGGACTTTATATTCCAAATCAGGCACACCTGTTAATAATGCGTTATTAACATTAACCCCTATTGAAAACACTATTAATGCTAAGAGTATTTCAGATGATTCTATTGCTACTAAAAGTAGTTATGGTAATCATGCGGATATTCAAAATCAAACTGCTATTAAAGCTTCGCATACTATTGCTAATATACTCAACACAGCTCAAAATACAATTAATCCTATTTGTAGAGAGCTACGTGAAGCTATTACAAAAGCAAAAGAATTAGCAGCAGCTAGACGCGTTAACATTATAGGCAATATTATTCAAGTTGATGTACCTGCTATTTTTACTAATAGCACATTAACTGATATGACTGAACAATATCTAAATGCTTCTATAGATAGGTTTATTAAAATAACTGAATTATCAGTTATTTTAAATAATAACTTTAGTGATGAAGAATGTAGAATTCTTATTCAAACAAACTCATCAGGTTTAGATCAAGCGGTTGATGCGTTTTTATCAACTGATGATTTTAACATTAGAACAATGATTAATAATACTAACTTTTACGTTGATGAGTGTGCTGTTAATAAAGCAGTAAGTATCTTTTTATTCTGTATGGGAATAGTTAATCATCGTATTGAAAAAGCAGCAATGATTACTGATGATACGGTCTGTAATAATATGTTAAAATTACTCATGGCTACTACAGGCGCTATTATTGCAAGAGAAAGACGTAAATCTATATTAGCGTCTAAATCAGGAAAACTATTATGCGTAGATCCTAATCGTGGTACTTATGAACCTGAAGGCAGCATTGCTGTTTATGGTGATGCTTATCGTAAATGGTTAAAAGAAAAGGGTGGGTCACCTGAAGCCTTATTAGGGTTTGCATCTTCATTTTCACGTAGACAAGATATGGATTATACTAGAGAAAATGATTTATTAGAAAACCCTGAAAAGTATGTAATACGCTATAAAGAAAAGCTATCTGAATTAGCTAATATAGCAACAATGGATGATTATGCTATTGTTAAAGATACAACACGTACTTATATTTCACGTTACATTAGAGAAAATAATAAAGATACTGCAGTTGTACAACGACTACAGAATAACTTATCATTAGCTTATGAGCATGAGTATTATGGCGAAAAGAATTTATCTGCTTATATCATTAAAATGGTTTGTCGTACTTTTACAGAAGGCACTACCATTAAAGAGTTCTTATTGACTATGGATAATATCCTATTGCACGATCCTGAAACAGATATTCCTACTGCACGTAACTTAGCAGTTATTCAAGTAGTGGGTAAATGGATTGCCAGTCAATTAGTGGTCGCATAAATGGATGTATCGCATTTAGTACGTAATGCTGAAGCAGTACATAGTGCATTACAAGAAACCGATAAAACACTCATTGCATTAGAACCTTGTAAAATTTACTTTCCTGAAGCGTATATGGGTGGCGAATTAGGGTATATGGGCGATGTAATTAGGGTATGTGCTATTTATGGTATTGTCGTTAAAGAAAAGTTTTTAGGTGTTAGTAGAGCCTGTGCTTTAATGGAAACAGCACCGAGTGTTATTGATATTGTTGTTATTGGTGCTATGCGATATTATGAGTTTACTTATAAAGAAGGTGATGAAGTCATTGGGAATTTAGACTTAGTTAGGCTATCTACTTTAGTATATCGCATTTATAATGAGTTTATTACTAATGGTAAAGTGCCATGGTACTTTGATTATAATGATTTAGCCTTTATATTTGACACTGCATTATTACATGGTGGTGCTGATTTAAGAACTAACTCTACATTACTAGAAATGATAGCAGCTGTTATGGCTAGACAAACAGAAAATAAGTTTTTATATAGCAGACATGATCCTAGACTACAGCGTAAAAATTACAGTAAAAAAGTAATTAGTTATGTTGGTATGAAGTCAGTTATATATCAAGCAACGAATACATCAGCACGATTAAGTGGCAACTACTTTAATGAAGGCGTAACATCAGCACTCATTGCAACGTCAACTACCAATGAAAATATTGAAGATTTAATTAGAGGATAAATAAAGATTAATGCTACAGCCACTACACTAATGTAGTGGCTGTATTTTTTTGTATTCTAAATAATTACAAAGCTATATTATTGTTATGCAGTACACTTAATTTAAACTCAAAATAGAGGAATACAAAAATGAAAACTAATAAAACCAATGCTAAAAGAACTTCAATCTTAGAAATATTAAGCCCTGACTCATTAAACATTGGTGCTTATGCTCGTCAATGGCAACAAGATTGTAAGGAGACATATATTAAACAATATGGCGAAGAAAACATAGACAGCTGGTATAATCGGCTGAATAAGGTTTCTAAGCTAAGAAAGGAGCTAATAGCAACGGTAGATTTATTAGGACCTGAAAAGTTAAAAGATCAATTACTTATCATAAAGAATCTATTGGAACTAAAGCCAGTAGATTTAAAACAAGTCATACTTCTTGAGCTTTCTGTAACGTTCATGATTGATACTATACTAGGTAATCCAGTTGAATTTATAACAAAGGAGTTTTCAGGCACACCTGCTGAAATTACAAATAAACTAAAAGCACTAAGAATGGGTAAGATTTCTACCCATAATTACAACATACTCTCACTGCTATTTAAGTGTGAGTTTACTGAACGAGATGCTTATATTAAATCACTTATTCTTTTAATAGAGCTACAGTATAAATATGTTATAAAACTAATGGTTGTTAACATACATGACCAAAGTTATTATAAAGAAACCATTGGTATGTGTACGTGGGTACCAACCACTACACAAGGCGTTACCATATTGGTTAATAGAATTGAAGCTAGTAACCAATTTAAAGAAATAAATGAGAGCTTTGATAAAATTATGGAAACACAATTACCAGAAACAAATGCTGGCTATGCCGATCCAGTAACTAATGAAGTAATAGAAGTGCCTTTGACAGATGATGAGGAAACAGAATTAGTTCCAACACAAGAAGAAAAAACTGAAGTACTACAAGCGTTTGTTAAAATGCTAGGAGTAAACTAATGGCATATATTCTATTATTAATAATCTTAGGATTTGTTGTTGCAGACATGTGCAAAGACATATCTAGAAAGTAATCGTTGGTGTAATAGTGTATACGTGCCTTATAAGGCACGTATACACGTATCATATAGAGATGACTATTTTTTTTGGAGAAATATATGGCAGACGCAATTAATGCAATTAAATATTCGGCTGTTGCTTTTAATAGTGGCAAGCCATTAGAATTAAAGTATGATGATAAAGGTTATTGTAAAGTCATATTAGGTGGATTTGATATCTATAATAGGCATGGTGACTTATACCCAATGGTGCCTAAAGTAGCCGCTCTATTTGCACCAGGTGGTACTGTAAGAAGGCGTTTAGATGAAGGCACTATGAGAGGCGAATATAAGCATCCTGAATTAGTGGGTTTAACTAAAGCACAAATATTAAGACGATTAGAAATGATAGATGAATTACTAATATCTCATCACATTAGAGATATTGAGCTAATAGAAAAGAATGATGATAAAGGTAAAAAAATGGTATTAGCAGTAGGGAGTATTAAACCTACTGGCCCTTATGCAGATCCATTAGAAAAAGAATTATCAAATAGTGAAGAAAACGTAGCATTTAGTGTAAGGTGTTTATTTGATATTGGTCCAGGTATTCCTAGAAACGTTAGACCAGTATCGCATATCTTTACCTATGATCATGTTTATGAAGGTGGTATTTTTCTTGCTAATAAGTTTTCATCAGTAGGTTTAGAAGATATTACAAGAGAACCTATTTATTTAACAGAAGATGATTTTGATGATGCTATTGAATTAAGTAGTGTAAATGGCATTGGATTAGAATCAGAAAAAACATACTTAACAATGATTAAAACAGATTTAGGTTGGAAAAAGATACAAGTAATGAGAACGAGCTCAATAGATTGGTAAATAGATAATCTATTACTGGATAGCATTAGCTATCCAGTAATAATATTTACCGTATTTCATAAATTCAAATAATTTTCATATATATATAGTTAATATGAATAAAGACAATTCCGTCTTTTCAAACGCTGCGATGAGCAGCAAGGAAAAATATTATGTTTGTTTTAAAATCAGTACAACCGTTCTCTAATATAGATAACGGAAAAGTAAACTTGACAATAACAATAACGCTAAACGGAGGTGTGGTTACAGCAAAAAGAGTAGAGTGCAGATATCTGCACGGGGTGTCCACTAACAAGCTTGTAGTAGAGAAAGAAATCACCATTGTAGAAATGGAAGCTCTGCTTCAGTTCTACAACATTATGGACTATCTAACTCATCTCACTGATGAGTTAGTAAGAATTGAAGAAATGCCTAATAACCACTTACATATAAGGGACTTAGAAGAGAAAATTAAGGAAATGGAAAAAACCAGTTCCTTACTAAGGAAGGCATTTCCAGATAGGATAAAAGACTTTATCTGGTAAGACTTCAGCTACCGCAGAGAGATTAATCTCTCTGCGGTAGTATTTTTTTTTTCTATTCATTTTTATATTGATATTATTACTATGCTAATTAAATATAGTTAGCTTTAACTTAATGCTTAATGAGAATTTAAAATGGAAAAAGCACCATTCATGCCACCTACTAAGTAAATTATGTAAATAATTACAAAGCTATATCATTACTATGCAGTACAATCAACTCAATTAATCTAAAGGAAAAATAAAATGAACAACATTGTAACTTTTGCAAAAAACACAACTACAGTTAAACATGCTGATCCTTTTGTTGGTACGTTGCCAGCAAATGAAACTAGAGAATCTATTCTTGAAAAAGCAGCGGTTGTGGATGAATGGCGTGAGAATGTAATGAGTCATGTAGCTAATGAGGTAACCGCTCATTTCAGTACAATGGATCATAGTTTGAATCCAACTATATCAGTTGATGGCTTGTCACTAGGTGGGAAAACTACATTAGCTGTGCATTGTAACAAAACAGACGGGTTATTTACAGTAACTGAATTTGACCACGGTGACTTAATGAAAGAGGCTTTACAAAAAAGCAAAGAATTGTTTGGACCGTTTTAAAAAATACAGTTAACCATCACATCTCTTACCAGGAATAAATATGAAAGTCAAACAATATATAGAAAAATTTGCTAAAGAAACACCGGTAACACGAAGATGCTAACAACAATAACACTATTGTAGAATAAACAACAATAATATCACACTACCATTGTTGGTAGTGTGATATATTCTTACTCATTAATAAATAAGGAAAATAGTGATGACACTGAATAAATTAACACTGCCCGCATTCTACAGTGCTTGAAGATGTATTGCTTGTATTTCAACTCAATGACAAACAGTTAAATAATTTAACGAGCTTATTTAGTTTATATTTAAAAGATGATGTAAAATGCATTGAATTACGCACACTTGTTAATGGAGTAAATGAATATTATGATATTTGAAACAACCGGCAATATATTTGACTCTACAGCGGATTGGTTAGTAAATCCAGTTAACTGCGCTGGTGCGATGGGTAAAGGACTAGCGTTTAAGTTTAGAGAACGATATCCTTCTATGTATGCCTACTACAAAGATGAATGTCTTAAGAGAAATATAAAAGTAGGTAAAGTAAACTTCTGGAACAACAAGTCATTTGTTGTACCTGGCATTATTTTGTTTCCTACTAAACAACACTGGGCTAATCCATCTAAACTTGAATGGATTGATAGTGGGTTAGAATATCTAAATGAATCTATTTTAGGAGGTTTTGCTGAAAACGAATCTATAGCGGTGCCTGCTATTGGGTGTGGTTATGGTGGGCTGGATATAGCAGATGTAAAACCATTAATTTACAAATGGCTAGATCCAGTCCCAAATCCAGTATACTTGTATCTGTAGAAAGAGGCTAAAACAATGATGGAAATAATGCATTTGGTACATCGCCTGCATAAACTCGATCTCGCTGCATTTTATAACCCAGACGATCAAGATATGATTAATCTTATTAAAGAAAGAAATAAAGAACAAATTTTCAACTATCTAATTGAAAAGAACCACTGTAGAATCGCCCCCCATAATGCCAATACTAATGTACTTACCCATGCTTTTACTGAAGAAGATCTTAAAGCTTTAGTAAGCGATTGTATTTTCATTGGAGAACAGATTGAGTCTAGTAAAAATGCATCTCTACTGCTAGATAAATAACAATTCTTAACCTCTTACCATATAGCACTAACGTTTGATTAATCAAATGTTAGTGCTTTTTATTTTTTATGAAAATTACATTAATTACCCTATTTGTTTTATTAATGATTAGTCCATTAGATGGATTAGCTAAAACTTATAAAAAAAGCTTAACAACAAAACGAGTAGATACTCGACCTAACGAATACAATAAAGACATATGGACATATACTGCTGAAGTAGATATGTATTCGTATGCATCTTTTTTAAATATGACATTAGACTATTCTGATAGTAATGGGTGGGATATACAGCTAGCAAATTACAATGACCAAATATACGGTAAAAATGCTAAAGACTATACAGGCACTGAGTATCTTAATATATCTAAGTCGTTTTATTTAAATAAGCATTATAGCTTTTTATTAGGATCACAAATAGGCACTACGTTATTTACTACACTAAAGCCTATGTATTTGTTTGAGTATGGTTTATTTACTATTCAGCCAAATAAGTACTTTAATATTCAACTAGGTTCTTATTTTGCAAATAGTAGCTTAACAACAACTACAGATGTTATTGGCTATATAACTGGCTTTACTGTTAATAACTATAATGGGTCTTTAATTTTACAAGGTGATTATTATAGTGGTGAAAACAATGTATCCAGTGCTGTTATAAATTTGCTATATAGCGCTAATAATACAACACAGCCTTACATAGGTGTAGAGATACCTGAAACAAGTTCAGGTAATGATTTTTATGGTATTGTTGGTTTAAATTATACATTCAATAATCATTAGGAAACTTTATAGATACATCAGACCATGTAGTTTACTATAAGTTATATTGTGAGTAATTATAATTTTAACTTATAGAGAATATAAACATGGGGTTTATTATAGGCTTAATAATGGCTTTTCTTATATCGTTATTTAATTTTAATAATGATAATGATGTAATGCACAGTCATTCACAAACAACTGAGGAAATAGCTAAAAAAGATAAACACTATTATTCTGTTCCTGAAGTCAATAAAGATAAAACAGCTACAATAGCAATTGCTTTATTTATTAGCATTATGCTATTAATTTAATAATACATATAACTCATTATAGGATACACCATTATGCAAATTATATATAACGACTGCCACGCAATGCAAGATTTTCCAGATATTCAAAATGAGCTTTTATATGATAGGGCAGTCAATATAAGTAGTTTAATTAATTTTGAAGTATTAGGCAAATACCTCAATATAGATGAAAACATTGAAAATAACTTTACATTTAAAGATTATTTTTATAAATTAATAGAAGTAGCTTTTGGTGATGTGGATAATTATGTAAGTGCTTTTGGTGAAAAGTTTGTGTTAATTATAATGGTCTGGAGTAAAGCCATTGATGAAATATTAGCCAGTGGATTAAAACGGCCTAAGAAAAAAGACGACTTATTATTTAGTTGGGAATGGAATACGCATGGAAAAATGACAAATACCAAATTACAAGGAGAATTTATTGTTTCACTTACATCAGGCAAATATATAGACATCTATTGCATACTCCATAATGGTGTTGATACTTTAAGTGAAAAAGAAATACATTGCATTTTAAAATGTAATGCTATCGTTGCTTTACTCATATCATTTTATTATGGCATAGCTTATGGCATATCACTTATGCCTAATGTAGCAATAGTGAGTGATAATTATACATTGGTAAGTGATCGTAATAATTTAGTTGATTTAGCGATATTACATGACTATGTAACAATACATTAATAATCTATCATCACACATCCAATGGATGTGTGATGATAATTATAATTATATTATTTTTTTTTTATGCTGTTGGTGGCAATACAGCAGCAGTAATTTCTGATGCTAAACCTTGTAATGAGGCTACATTGGATGCAATGCCATTTGCCATACCTGCCAAATCTAAAGGTCTCAAACCATTTAGCTGTAAAGTATTTAAATAGTTTTTAGCCATTTGATCAATTTGTTGACCTACTTGCTGTACGCCAGTAAACTCAATATCAACAGTAGTCAATTCTGAACCAGCACCCATTTCACGAGAACCTTCAATAGGGCCTGCTGTTTTTGGCATATGATTGCTAATTAGCCAAGCATTAGTAATCTTAGTCATTGTCAAATCAGGTTCAAAATACAATACAGTAAATGATTGTTGTGATGCTAAAATAGCAGGAGAGCCTGCTGAAATATAAGCAGGTTCAGCAACAATACCTGGCACTTGTAAATCTGGATCTAAAATTAATTGTCTACCAAATTCAGTCCAGTATTTTGTAATTGCTTGACCGTATTTTTCAGCCCATGAGAAAGTAGGTGTAGACTGCTCACGGCTTGCTTTTAATGGAGACTCTAGTTTTAAACCAGAGTGTCCTATTGGAACGCCATCATATTCCCATTCAAGACTTTGTTTTAAACCGTCAATTTTTTGAGGCATTACTTCAATCAATTGTTTAAGTGCTTGCATTTGATAACTCGCATTAGGCATGTACTGCATTAAGCCTGGTGCAGATATCAATACGGCCATGACTTTCTGACGTATATAGTTACTAGATGTAGCCCAGAATAATGGATTAACCATTAACCCTTGCTGACCACCATTAGACATGTCTAATTGTGGGGTGTTATTTGAGTTCATTGAAATCGTAGAAGTCGTTGTAATAGCCATAATTTACTCCTTATTATGCTGCTGCAGCGGTGGTATTACGTTTAGTAATAATGGTGTACATACCTACTGTTTTAGGCACTTGTCCATAAACAGTTACTTCTTGTTGCCAAGAATATCCATTTGCTGTATCAACTGCTGTAAAATAAGTATTTACTGAAATAGTAACTTGACTATCGTATTTGCCTGATGTACCCGCAATTAACAAACCATTAGCTTTATCAATAAATTCAGCAGGTGTTAGTGAATCATCATTAGTCATTTGTCTCCAAACGCCTTCAGATACAGCGGTTACATTAGCGCATATCCACATGAATTTTTCACTAGCCAATACAGAACGTTCTTGATTATAGATAGTATGCAAACCTGCATAGAACAAACGTTTAGTATCATAAGATTGACAATAGTTTAAACCACTAATCCAAGCTTGTGTTTTAGCACTCAATGGAATAAAGCTATTACTAATGTCTTTCATATAAGTAACAATATTGCCAGGTGCAACACTGTATTTATTATCTGAATTTAAAACACCTTGAGTAGCACCACTATAAGCAGCGCGTTTTGAAGCTAATTCAAATACAGTAGATACTAAACCATTAAAGCGACCATTTAACAATGTGCCTTGTTGCATCATAATACAAGCACGTACAGCAGGTGTACCCCAATAAGCAGATTCAACATGGTTAAATAACTGATTACGTAACATTGTACCAATACTAATTTCATCAGACAACGATAATGCTTTTCCTGCACCACTAGTAGGAACACTATAAGTACCTAATGTAACATGTACGTCGGGTCTATAATCTAACCAATTAGCCAATGCATATTTAGCACACGTAATTTGTCCTGAACCAGGCAATGAATAACCAGAGTCATAGATTGCACTAAATGGATATCTAGCACTATCAATTAAAGGGGCTGATGGATTTTGATAATGTGAAGATAGCGTACATTCATTATAAACGCATTGTTCATAAGTAGCATTATCTAAAGCGCCGTCTACACCACCTGTTAAATAATAGGTTCTATTTTTATTAATTTGTACATTGCTAGTATCAACAACAAATCCATAGTAAGGCGTACCGTAATAATCAGTACCTGTAAATGGATCAATCATATAAATAGACAAAGAGTTACTGGTATTTTCACTATAAGGAATAAGAGTACCACTACCATTATTAGCACCTGTTCCACTAGCAACAAATGTAGTACCAACAGTATTACTGGGTGCACCAATTAATGTAAAGTCAGTTAAATTAGTGAGTGTAGTAGAAGCAATTGTTTGTGTTACTGATTTAATAACAGTACCATTACCGGTAGGTGTAGTATTGTTAAACGTAAATACATCACCAATTTCAGGAGTGCTAGCAGTATCGCCAATAGCAGACCAATTAGTAAGCGTGCTACCTAAAGTAACAATAGTATAACTAGTGCCTGATAGCATTGCAGTAGCCGCAATAGGGGTAGTAGTGCTTACTAAGTAAGTACCTATACCACCAGTAGTACCTGTTAATTGTGATATTACAGCAGTATTAGCAGGAACATTAGTACCTGACAAAATATCACCAGCATCTAAACTGCCTGAATTAACAGCAGTAACAGTCATTACGTTATTGGTAATGCTACCAACAACACTAGTGCCTAATGATTTAATGATATAAGCAGTTTGTAATTCAAAATTACCTGCGTTAATAGGCGAGCTAATGCCACTGCGTGCTGCTAACTCTTGTGTTTGTAGCGTAGTCAATACAGCTTCAATATTGTTATAATGGACTAACGGTGCAGTAATAGGACTAAAGGTGGGTGAAAGACCAGTAGTACTGCCATCATCAGAATACAACTGATCTGCTGTTTCTAAAGATAGTGGTTGATTTGTTTTGTAATTGTAGCTATTAGGCTGCAACATAAAACTAACTATAGGCGCATTATCTAGTGTAGGAATAATAGTAGGGCTACTATTTGGTACATTTTGTACAATTTGTAAACTGTATTGTAATGCACTTTGATCGGTAATAACATCTAAATCAGCTGGATTAATAGAGGTAGAGTTTGATGACCATAGACGAACACCAATGCTATCATAACTACCACTTACACCGTTGTTATTTACACCAACAAAACTATCTCTAAATGTAATCAATGGATAATAAGTAATGCCATTAACATTAACAGGACCTGCATCTAGTGCGCTATCTGTTGTACTTCTTAGTTCTTGCCAAGATAACTCTAATGTAATGCCATTAGTAATTGGTGTAGTAGCGTTATAAGTATAATTACCATTACTATCCAATACAGGTACGCCAGAGCCATCACGCACTAAAGGATATAGTGTTGGGACTACAGTACCTGAAGATTGAGTTGTGCTAGTAGCAACAAATGTTGTTGAATTTAAAGTAATGCCACTTGTAGTAGTAATGCTAGTAGATAACCCCATTGTGTGCCATTGTGAAATAGTAGTATTTCCCAATGAAACAATTGTATATGATTTTCCAGCCACTAATGACGTTACTGGATAAGCATTAGTAGAAGCACCACCATAAATAGCAGCACATAAAGTGCTTTGTGCTTGCTGTGCTGTACTGTCATAAACCCGTTTACAATAAACAGGGTTAGCTAAATCTAGCATAGATAATGCAAATGCAGTTGCATGATTATAATAATCACCGCGCATATCAACTGCAGCTGAACCAAACGCGCGAATAAACTCTGAGCCACTCATGGCTAAAAATACATCAGGGCCAGTTGGCGCCATGATGTATACTAATGGGGTATGAATAGCCGTCGCTTCAGTAGCAGTAACAGCAGGCAAGACCGATTGGTCATTAATGCCTAGCATTACAGCCCTTGGCGTACTATTTGTAATAGGTGGTGTAATCATTGCGATTCCTTTATTATTGAATTTAAACGTTTAATTCATATTATAAATAATAGAATAAGTGTCAGCCTTATATAGGCTGTTATTCTATGACTTTACTACAGCTGGAGATTTACATGAGTATTTATGATAGAGAAAAAATTTATACATCGTATAACACGATCACTATGTTAGGCTTACATCAAAAAGCTTATAATGCTGCAAAAGCATTTGAAAGAATATTAGTCATTGATAATGATGATGAAAACTTTATTAAAACAATGGATGGCCACATTGTATCAGTAATTGGTGACATTGGTGAAATAGATAAAATAGATCATCCTGTTGTTTTAAATAATGTGATTTATATTGATTGCCGTAGCTATTATTCTAAAGGTGGTACACTAAAATCAAAATATGAAAATGATTTTCTATATGCTAGAGCTATTTATGAGTATCTTTGGCTGTCTGATAGTGAGATATTTTTTCCACAAATGAACTTTATGGTTGATGCATTTTCTACTTGGGCATCTAATGCTTTAGCAAGAGAACAAGTCACCTCTATTTTAGTACAATCACAATACAGAATTTTATTAGCTATTTATTATTCAGCTATTTTTTCTAATGATCATTACCACAGTAAAGAAGATTTAGTATTGTATTTATTAAAACTAATACCTAAAATAACTGGATTACCACAACAGTTGTTACTGGATTTATTAGAAATGCATGAAGAAACGATACTCGCACTCTATATGATAAATACACCTGAATTGAAAACTTCTAGAATAGAATTACTTTGTGAAGTATTTAATGGGGTATTTGAAGGGGGTATTTTGTTCCAACCTTATTATCTATTTAATGCTATTTGTAGAGGCTCTATCATTATGGCTAATGGCGTTGCTATTGCTACCATTGGTATGGAACACCCACCTACATTCTGTGCTATGCTATCCTTGAGTTTAGATAGAAATGAACAAAATAAAACAGCATTAGGTAGAGCAGTTATGTCTATTAGTCGGCGCAATAATCCAGAACACTTTAAATTGTTTTTAAAGGAACACAGTAAATGAGTGATTTATCATCAAGTGTTTTAAATTCAGCTATAGCTAATGTATGGCCAAATAAAGAAGCTGATCGTGGTGCTACATTTAAAGCAACTAGAATTACGGGTGTTAATGGCGCTATTGGTCAAATTGATTTTTCTAATATGACATTAGCAGCTGGATTAAGTGTTACTACATCATCTTACTTAGATGTGTTACCATTACCTGATAATGTAACTTTATTTACAGTATTAGAATTTGGTTTAATTCCAATGAACTTAATGGGCATTACAACTACACCTATTTGGTGGACACCTATTGCTAATATTAGCTCTAAATACGCTATGTTAATTTTAGGCATTTGTGATGGACGATACATTACATTAAATGGTACTTATATGATGATTAATAATAGCGGCAATATGTATGTCGCTATTAGTTATGCTATATGCCCGTTTGTATCTCAAAATGTAGATGACATTTATTATAAGTTTTATATTAATCAAGCCTATGCTAATGAAGTATTATCTAATGTTACTATAGGCACTACTAATTCTTACATTAATGTAACTAATGATTATACAGGGTATACTGCTTTTGCAACTGCTTATAATTTACTTGTAAGTACACTAACTATACCGCCAATGGTATTTATTAATGGCTATTATAGACCAGATGGTTTACCACCACAAGTTAATTTATCCAGTGGTGATGTAGTTGATTATGTATCTGATCCTTACTTTACAGATTACTTAACATTTAATGAATCATCATTAGTCTCGTATACATCATCAATCGATAATAATGCTAAATTAATTTTATCATTTAATGCATTAATTCAGTTAATTTATGTTACTGAATTGGAATGCTTTATATCAGGCACTACTAAAACAGGAAATCATATAGGACTTTACTACATTGTTAAATCACCTGCTAGTTTAAGAATGTTAACCTATAAAGATTTTGGTATTGATGCAACTAGTGTTAGTGCATTAATAACGCAGTTAATGGTAGGCTCTGGTAATGTGACACCATTGACTAATATTACTATTCATTTATATAGAAGATCTACTGGTCAATCTAAACAAGATATATTAGATTCAAATTACATTTCAGATTTAATGAATGTCAATACATCTGTTAGAGTAGGTGCTTTAGCAGGTGTAAATGCTACAATTCCTTTTTGGCAAGCACCTATATTAGAGCAATGTAACTATATTAAATGGTTATTTTTAAAATATACTCAATTAAATGATAGTAGTTTAATGGGTATATTTTCACGTTATGGTTTAATTAAATTTTATGAAAAAGTAAGATTTAATACAAATGCACAAGCATGGCAGCTACCTGCTAATGCAAGTAATGGTGGTATGTTACAAAGCTATGTAGGTAGTGGTGGGTTAGTAACATTTACTGATTATGCTAGTGGTAATATTAGCTCATCAACGTACAGTAATGGAACTGGTGTTGAATTATTTTATCCTGGACAAAACTTACAAAATCCTTTAGATAATGTTATTAATAGTGGTGATACCAGTACACCTACTATTAATTCAGATATTGGTGTATTTTGTTATTACCTATTTGGCAGCGTATTAACTTATGCTATTGAAGGTACTGATTATAATTTAGTTACTACTAATGGGGTAACTACATTGGTTTGGAATAGTAATTTAATTCAATATACACGTTGGTATAGAACCAGTGAACCTGTTATATATTTTAAAGTAGCATTAACCTATTCATTATTGACTACTGGTATTGATATATACAATGGTAGATCAAAGGCTAATGAAATTGGAATGGGCACTTTGATGGTTTGGATTAATTTAACTGATGGTAGTGATCGGTTTTTAATAGAGGGTTTAGATTATAGTGTTTTAAATGGAATGCTTTATTTAACATCTAAACCTGTTAATTGGAATCCTACTGGTATAGTGACAATTGTTTATTTTGGTTTGCCTGATCCATCATTACAGCATGTTAATAAGAATGATTGGGGCTGGGTTAAACATGGCTATATTTATGAAAACTCAGTATATGACTTATTCATGAATAGGAATAGATTGTTCTTTATTGATGGCAGAGCTACGCCATTTGAAGCAGTCATTTCACCTGAAAACTATTTAGACAAAACAAATTTACAACCAACAATACCTACTGTTGATGGTACGCCATATGCGGTTATTAAACCTAATAGTTTTTATAATGACGATGTATTAACATCGTACTCTACATCACTAGCTCAAGAAGTAGAAAATGATACATTAATTGCTAATTACTTATCTGCTATGGTGCCACAAGTACCATCAACTACACCTATTGGTATTACACAGAAATATGAATTAGTTAGCCCATTATTAAATAGTGTAATTGATGGAGTAATAAATAATACAATTAATATTAACTACAGCAATTATACAGCAGATACGTTACAAGCTAGTTTAGAAAGTTATATGTACTTGCAGCCATTAGACCCCTGCACACTCAATCATGATGCTAACTTTACAGTCATTTCACCACGTTGGAGTACTGATGCGGTTACTGTAACTAATGCTCAAAGTATATTTATTAATGATGTAAATATTCTTTTATTACAAGGAAAAGTATCAGATATTAATCATTACCTTACAATTAGTCAATAAGGAAAATTAACAAATGACACAAATTGTTTTTGAAATTGATATAAATAGAGGTTTTAGATGCTGGTATATTAGTCAAATCTATATGGGCCCTACTAATCCTGGATTAGGTAGAATTGTACCTAATGTTGATGATGTAGTGTTTGATTGGTCTGCTGGTATTTATAGAGTTATTTCTGTAGATGCGGTTACTAACTTATCTGTATTAGTATTAATGTTTCCAATAGAAGCACTAGTACAAGGTGGCTTATCACCTAGTAATGACTTTTATAAATGGCAACCTAGTATACAAGAAGTCGCTTATTTAAATACCGCAGTTACACCGTATCAAATGGCATTAGACGCTAAGTACTTTATTGTAGGCATTGAAACGTCTTCAGTTGTTTTATTTAGAGGCACTGATACTTCATCAACAGGCACTGTAATTAGTGCAGTCTATGATTCATTGAATAATTACATTGGAAATACAGTTAAGGTATATCCCATTGATCCTACTAATTTAGCCATTACACGACCAAATGCCTTTAACTGCAGTACTGCATTAAACGATGGAGAAATCGTTACCTTAGTAGGCTATACTGCTTCTAATACGCCGTCTATGGAACACCCTTTTTTAGTTAAGAACTCATCTGCAATACAGCCAATTAATAATGCAGTGAGTACATTAGTAGACGTTCAATTAGTCAGTAGGTTATTAGATAGTACCGTAAGTAATCAGATTAATGTACCGGCTAATATACCCATTCAGTCTAGTGATTATAGTGCTAATTTAATTTATGCAGATGGAACAACTAAAGCTATTAGCATTGATAATGTTAAGTGTAAGTTACAAGGCACAGTAGCATTAAATACAGCCGTAGTAGGTGTATATGGTACATTAGTTTTAACATATTACCCAGCTAATAATGAGCCCTATATTAATGGCAGTAACCCATCTATAGCATCATTATCACATATATACAATGTAAATGTAATGCCCAATACATTAAATAGTGGGTTTAAAGTTTATGTAATTCCTAATTATAACGTTGATTATAATAGTTATCAGTTGTCGTTTTATTTAACCACATTAGATTATAGTACAGTGACATTACTTAATCCATCACAATACACATTAAGTGAAATTGGTGGAAATCCTATTAACTATAGTTCAAGTGGTAGGATGCAATCATTAGAAATACAAGTGCCTATTACATCGAGTATGGCTAATGGGTTTAGTGGCTATACATTTGTTCAAGCATTTGGTATACAGTTTAATAAACCTGCTCAAAATCCATGGATTATTGATTACCTTAATACAAATAACAATATGTATGGTAGTGGGATATATTTTAATTTAGTAGCTCAAAACAATGCTTATGTCATTGATATGTCAATGGGGTTAACGTCAGTAACTACATGGTTAAGTAGTTTATTTGCTCCGTTATATCCTATTTATAATACTGCTTTGACAACAACAGCGCCTACACCTACACACATTTCATTAAGCTATAATGGCTATACTACATCGCCTATATTACTCAGCAGTAATTGGAATGTAGTCGTAACAACAGCACTCTTTAATACGAGTACTGTATTTACATTTAATGATTCAAGTAACGTTACTATTTCATGGCTAACCGCCACTGATCAAACTGATGTATTTTCAACAATTGCCTTATCTAGTGTAATACTATTAATGTCTAATTAGGAGTTTAAATAAAATGAAACAGGTAAGCTTTGTATCAAACTTTGGTATTATGTGTCTAGCCTTTTATATGGTTGGCATTATGGCCAATGATATGTATCTTGATCAAAAACAAATTATAGAAACTATTATGCCATCTAATAACGTAATGTATTCAATAGAACGTTATTTAGATAATATCGATTTAAACTGCATAGTAGATGATATTATTTATCCTACAGCACATAGCTCATTTAATTTAGGTACTTTTGAATCAGAAAAAAGCCTATTAACTAGTTATGAGTTAATAGATAACTGCATTAATGATAGTGATGAGTTAATATAAACCATTTACCCTATACCTAAATACTGGTATAGGGTAAATTTTTTTAATTTATTTTTTTATTTAAGTTATGATTTTATCACTAGATGATTGGAAAAGCTATCCAAGTGCCATTGTAGATTTAAATACACGAAATGAATCTTGGATAAGAATGGCTAGTTTATTAAAATTAATGGGTGTTAAAAACTATTATTTTTTCTTAGCTTTATTACAACCAGAATTACAAGGCGTAGATCCTTATTCTCCTGATCTAACAGACCATCAAAAAACACTAATTAGTTATGAAGTAAGATACAATATTTGGTATTTCTTTAGAGAAGTAGTAAGAGTACCTAATGGTAATAACCCACTGCGATATGGGCTTAATCGTGGTAACTTATCTTTGTATTGGTCTTTTTTGTCAGGCATTGATTATGGTTTAATTATGATTCGTCAAACAGGCAAAACATTAGCCTGTGATGCATTAGAAAATTGGTTACTATATATATACTATCGTAATCAAGATATGTTTTTGTTTACTAAAGATGATAAGTTAAGAAAAAAAAATATATCTAGATTAAAAGACTTACGTGATTTATTACCTGTCTATTTAATACCTACTTCTAAAAAAGATGTTGATAATTTAGATGAATTGTCGTGTAGTCAAAACGCTGTTTATTATAGAACAAAAGCAGGTCAACCTGGCAGGCAAGCAGCAGAAAGTGCTGGTCGTGGTTTAACAGCACCTTATGTTAGAATTGATGAAGGCCCCTATATTCCTAATGCGCAGCTTTCTATTCCCGCTATTATATCTATTACAGGTGCAGCTAGAGAAAATGCTGAAAATGACGGTACGTTATATGGTAACGTTTATATAACGTCAGCAGGTAGATTAGATAGTACTGAAGGAAAATACATGTATAATTTTTTAAATTCAGGCATGTATTGGAATGAAACGCTATATGACTGTAAAGATAAATATGAAGCCAGAGAAACAGTCATTACTAACAGTGGTGGACGGTGTTTGTTATATGGTACGTTTAATCATAGGCAATTAAGTAAAACTGACGAGTGGTTAAAAAAGCGTATCATGCTAGCGCAGGATACAGCAGATGGTATTAATAAAGACTATTTTAATATTTGGGTAAATGGATCAGAATATGGTGCTATTCCATCTAACCTATTAGACATTATTAGAAAGTCTGAAATAGATCCTCTTTATACAGAAGTCACTACTGATAGATATATCATTAGCTGGTATACCGATAAAAATAATCTAAATGACTATTTAAATAATAATGATCACATAATTTCATTAGATAGTAGTCAAGCAGTGGGTAGAGATAGTAATGGATTAGTATTTACAAATGTAATAGACATGGGTGTAACTGCCGTATCACGTGTTAATGAAGCTAGTTTATTACGCTACGGTGAATGGATAGCGACATTATTAATTAAGTATCCAAGAACTACCTTTGTAATTGAAGCTAAAGACTCTGCAAGAGGTTTAATTGATACTATAATTGCACGACTAGTAGCAGCTGGCATTGATCCATTTAAACGCATGTATAGCAGTATTGTAGATAACCATAAAGACAAAGAAACTGAATTTAGAGAAATCAGTCAAGACTTATATCGTAGACCTGAACATGTCTATATTAAGTATAAAAAATATATAGGGTTTAATACTACTGGTAAGACAAGACGTTTGTTATACGATACTATATTAAATGACGCAATACGATCAACAGGACATTTAATTAAAGATAAGTGTTTAAGTGATGAGTTAAGAGGGCTCATTATTAAAAAAGGTAAAGTAGATCATATGGATGGTGCTCATGATGATTTAGTCATTGCTTGGTTATTAGCCCATTGGTTTATTAAACACACTAAGAATTTAAGTTATTATGGTATAAATACAATGAAGTGTTTATCAGGTGTAGTAACTGATGGTGCTAGTATTAGTAAAGAAGAAGTTGAAAAAAGAAAACAAATAACGGTATTAAATGATGAAATTAATAGTTTAAAACAAGAGTTATTGGTTTCTAATGGCATTATTGATAATATGCGATTAGAAAAAATGTTAGCCTATAAAGTAGGTCAAGCAAACGCATTAGGCGATAGTACATTAAACTTAGATACCATTATGCGATCTATTGATGAAAATAAAACAAACAAAACATCATTAAGAACGCAATTAAATAACTTACAAAACCAAAACCTATATAGACGCCGCTATTAACTAATTGAAATAAAAACAATGAATGCTATGTTACAAGATAAAATAAAGTATAATGTTGATGAGTGTCTACTTAAAAATAATCTATATACACCTGTTAAATTAACTGCAGCTAAACGACATCCCGATAAACGAAACTATCCTTACATTGTAGATATAGAATCTATTGTTAAAGTACTCATTGAAATAGTATTCCCATATGAATTTAGTTACTTTAAAATGAATGCTGTTGATGAAAAACAAATCATTAAGAATATAGCAGGATCACTCAAAGTATTTTCTAAAGTCAATAAATTATATCGTGGCTTTATTATTAATCAGCCTACTTCATTAGTTTCACCTGAAGGGTATGTTTATAGACAAATGTATGAATACATGTTATACTATTTATATAGCTTTAGTGAAGTACCTAGACAAAGAACAACTGAAATGAATAACTTAATTATACAGTTATGGAAGTCAGTAATTAAATTAAAACATATGTAAAATATCATATACTAGTGCAGAGAGTAATCTCTGTACTAGTAGTGTTTTAATAGTTTTTTTAAATATATATTATTTACATGAAGTATACAGTATTTTTAATAATTATTAAAGAGGTATTATGCGAAGTAAAAAGTTAAATTATGACACCCAATCAGAAGAGTAAACCCTATGAATATTTGTGAATTAAATACTAAAGACAAAATTATCTATGGATCAATTACCGTAGCTTTACTTGTAATTGTGTTCTTAGCAGTCTACAATGCGGTAAAATTCTTAATGCCGTAATGGACACAATTATACTAAACACACTGTTGATCATTATGACAGTAGGATGGCTAATGTCAATTGTTATACCATTTGGTATAATTTCATATATTATAGCAGCATTCAAACCCAATAAGAGATAAACTCTTTATCCACCTGATTTGCAATAAAGTACGGCATAGTGTCCTACTACAGCATTGCTGTAGTAGGACACTAGTACCAGCTTTTTAACAATTAAACTTATTGCCAGTAAGTTTACTTTCACCCCTTACCACAAGGATATCTTTAAGTTATTATGTTCATAACTTTCACATAATATAATGATTATCTTTTATTTTTTTAATCATTAATGAATAGTAACTAATGCACGAATAAGAATATATATCATTACACCAATCCGTGTACCAGGCAATGTTAATTCAGTAATGTCTGGATTAGCTTCTTCAATAATGACCGCTATATTTTTTTTTATTTTATTATATTCAGGTGATATCAATCTACTGGATCTTAAAACACCTTTCATTTTAATACCAATTATACCTAAATCATGTAATGGAATACTTTCTTTTTGTAATACATCAAAAGAAAACATTAATATTTCATCTACTAGATCATGTACATTAACACCATGTATTCGTTTAAAATAATTTTTAGATATAACTTTTAATGTATTATCTAAATAAGCAGGATATACAGTATTAACAGTTAACAATATAGCGCGTCTAACATCGTCATTAATAAATGCATTAACATCAGGCACTATAGCATCCATAGCTGTTTTAATACTAATATATTTATTAGTAGCATCTTTTAAAAACTTTTCTCCTTCAAAAGTAGAAAACTTACTCGTTGTTGCTATCTTTAATTCTTTTTCATGATATTCATAAAAACGAGTATTTAAGATATTTATAATTGATCTTAAACGACTCTGTATATCATTTAACATTTTAACAATTGAAATATTATCATCTAATGATCTTAATGTATGCGTGTGTAATGTATCATCAGCTATAATTTCATCAGTACGCATTTGGATTAGTGCTTGCCAACTGCCTGCTTTTTTTAAAGAGAATCTATTGTTTAATGACTCATATACGGCTGTAGCTATAGCAATATTAGCAGGGTATTTAAAGTCATTGTATAAAATGCTACTAATAAACTTATATTGCAGCATATTAATTGCAGCGCTCGCTAATGCCATTTTTTCTTTTTCATTTAAAGTATCTGAAATTAAAGCATGATGCGCTATCCATATACAGGATAAGTTAATTGGATTACTAGATACTTTAAAAGATTTATTGATATCAGGTAAATGATAAAGATGCTCTGTTAAGATATCAAAGTCTACTACTTCAATACCGAGTACATTATTAATCCAATTGTTTCTATCTACTTTACTCCAAACAATAGGAAATACACCTGTTAAATTACCACCAAAGAAATTAATAGAATTTTCATCTTTATTAATAAAGTCATTAGTATAGTTAATAACTTTTAATATAAATGCTCTATCAAACTTAATATCTAAAAACTGATCAAATGCATATTTTACTGTTTTTTCAATAGGTAATTTCATTATTCACCTATACAGTTGACAACATACGTGCAATAGCGTTCATACTTGCTCTATCACCCAATATGCCCATTTTAGTGGTTTTTTCCATAAGTTCATAATACTCTTCTTCAGCACTGCTATAGCTATCAATGTATTCTTTTATAACACCTAATGCAATACCTTGTCTTACTTCAGCAGTGCCCAGTTTAATGCGCATGGTATTATAAATAATAAACTTAGTAGCGAGTATACAGAGTTTTCTATAATGGGGTAATAATCTAGGTGCAATGTTTCCTAAGTCAGGATCATTCTCTAATATACAGCGTAATGTTGCTATTGGTGTATAAAACATACCAGGTACATAAATGGTATTAATGCCTGTTAAAGATAATTCTACTTTAGCATCTGATGTCGAAATCATATCAGTTGCAGCAGATGCAATAGTAGGTTGATAAGGGGCTTGTAATGAATAGCCATAACCAACTGATAGGACAGATAGTATACGTCTACCATTAGTAACGGATAAGCCAATTCTATAAATAGAGCCTTCACGTAATTGCGTAATATCAGCATTAGATAAATCTACAATAGCTTCAATGCCAGATACTAAATTACAATCAGCACCTACTTTATCAATAATTATTTTATTTTTTAATACACCATTTAAAGGAAGTGGTAAGTCATTTAGATTAGGTGTTTCCATAAATGACATTTCTAGTATTTCAATAGGGATAGCATACTTAATTTGGTTAATTAAATATTCAGCATTATTCATGGCATTACCTCAGCTAAAAAATGAATACACATTATAACTTTATGTATGGCTAGTTATATCAAGATAATTTAAATGATATATTATTACTATGCTTTATACTACAACTAACTAGGAAAAATTCAATGAAAGAAAAAATAAGCTCTATTGGCATATATAGTGTTGAGCTAGACATTATTGTAGACAAAGTAATGGTAAACGCCTGTCTTTTTGCCTCTGGTGAAATAGGCATCTATAGGAAGGTTAATAAGGCTGCACGCAGTGGGTATGCTAAAGTAAACCCATTGCAATTTATTGAATATAGGAATCATTGTGAAAAGATAAACCATATGGCACAGTTGTATAAACGCATTCAGCATCTAAACACCTATTTAGATATAAGTGAGGATTCAATAGCGTTTATAGAGTATAAACTATTTACACGCGAACGCATTGTTAGCGCACTCTATCGGATAAGAAAACTGTATGAAGAAATAACAACATTTACTGATAGGCTTATTTATAGCGGTCTAGATGATATTATTATTCCATTACCACTAGACCTTTTATCATCACTTTAATTTATTTACTCTTTACCACAATTAAATAAGGAAAATCTAATGCCTAAAAATACAATTCACGTTTATGCTTGCGGCGGTGCTGGAATTAACAGAGCCATTAGTATTGAACTACCCATCAATGCAGCTGGGTTTGCTACACCCCATACCACACTCATTGACACCAGTACATCAAACTTACCAAAACAACTACCCTCTAACTTTACACAATACATGATACCAGGTGTTGATGGTGCTGGTAAGAATAGAGGATTTGCACACAATGTTTCTATTGCTCATTTAGATAAGATATTGATTGATAATAAACAAGGCGATGTCAATGTGGTTATATTCAGCATGAGTGGTGGTAGTGGTTCAGTTATTGGCCCTATGTTAATTAAGCGGTTATTAGAGCGTGATTGCTCTGTTATCAGCTTAGGAATCGCTAACTTAACCAGTGCTGTTGAAGCTAACAATACGCGCTCCACGCTGCTAACATTATCAAATGTCAGTAGCAATGTAACTGGCGTACCATTGGTTTGTGGTATGTATGAAAATACAAGTATGACACCACGCAGTGCAGTAGATGCTAAAATCGATAATGATTTAAGAGCTATCGCGATGTTATGTAGCGGTGAAAATATTGCATTAGATAAAATGGATATTTATAACTGGCTACATTTTAACAAAATTACGTCAGTGCCTTCACAATTGGTAGAGCTACACATTGATGTAGTCACCATAGAAAATGAACCCCATTATTCACCTGAGTACGCGAATGTAATTAGCACTGCATCGGTATTGCATTCTCAAGACTTAATTGAGCCTGCTTTAAATCAGGCTTATGGTTGCGTCGGTTATTTATCGCCTGCTACATTAGAAGCCTCTGATTCTTCTAAACCGTCACTACACTTCATTTTATCTAATGCTAATTTAGTATCACGATTAGAAAACTATGAAGCTATATTAAAATCGTTTAAAGAAAAAGAAGCAGCGACTGCAGCTGTTAAACTAATTGATGTACCTGTTATAATTGGAGCTGATAAAGACGGCTTTATTATATAATCATGTAGAGGTGACTACCTAGGTAGTCACCTCTTTTAATGGAGATTAATAATGAATTTTATATTTGATATACGACAATTAGCATGTGAAACAGTAGGCATACTAAATATGTATACGCCTAACTTAGGTACGGACAAACCACAAATAGATGACATGGAATATCTAATATGGTGCATATTAAATTCACAAATAGAAAGAAAGCTAAATAAGCTAGTCTTTAAAAAGACGAGTAGTGCTGTGCATTATCGCAATTACATTGAACGATATCGCCTATATCTAAATCCTACTAAAAAAATAGTAGAATCAATGACTGGCTTTATAGCCTATAGCCAAATAATTGAAGAGTATATCAAACAAGATACATTTGAGTATTGGATCATTACTAAAGGAATGGGAGAAAATAAAGAAATCTATCAGCTAGAATCAGCAGGTGATTATCGAATATTAGAATGGGAAGCAGATCATCTTATTAATGGCATATATGTTTCAAGAAGACGCACCATTCCCTGAAGCAGTATCTTATATTTTTTCTGCTAATGCATTAAAAGAAATAGTCAATGAGATTATTGCGCCCTCTATTGGTAGCTTTAGTAGTATCATTGATTTAGAGCCATACTTAATGAATGAGTTATTTAAAGAATTACAAAAAGAAAACTATTATGAAATACCAAACATTGCACAGTATTTAAATGAATGGCCTATGCCTAGTGACATACGTGAATATATTCTTTATGAATTATCAGTTGTTTGTAAATCAATTGCCAATAACATTATTAATGATTTAAAAAATAAACTATTAGTCGATTTTATAATCATTAAAAACTACACTATCATAGCCAACGTTGTTTATTATTCAGAGAGAACATCATGCCAGAATCTATTACAATATCCCAAATACAATTAAATGACATTATATCCTTTACTACTTATGGTGTAGGTGGCATCCTTCAAATTACTAATGGCACTGTCATTGGAATTGAAACAGGCACTAATTTAAGAAATCCTACTGCTGCTGCTGCTGAACACACTAATCTATTTGGTGCTATTCCACAAAGCACTAGTAACCCTATCCCAAATGATTATAGAAAATATAATTATTTATTAATTCAAAAAACTGATAATACGTTAGTAGAAGTAGGGTTTCCATGGATTAATCAAAGCACCTTAACACGTTTAGCCTATGGTACTTTAACAGTGGTCATTGAAGATTTTACTACGAGTAATTTACCTATATTGACTGCGTTCTTATTAGCACAAGGTTGGACAAACAACACCATTACTTATAGCAATTAAATGCATTATACACAGCCATTGCATAATTGCAATGGCTGTGTAATTGTAGGCGTTTCTATTATTCTATACCTAAGATAAATTGAGAATAATTAATGAGTGATGCTTTTGTTAAACCACCTGACCACTATCATAGAGACCTAGATATTAAAGGCAATGCTGAGCTAATAGCAGCTAAATATTTACAAGTCAAAACAGGACAATCATTTGATGTTTGTTTAGATTTTGTTAAAAAAGAAACAAGTGATAATGGTTTATTTCCGTTAGCGCCTAAACATTTAAAAGTATTAAGAAAAGATCAAAATCAAGATAGAGTAAAAGACGTTTATAGCATTGATAAGATATTAGGTATAGCAACGCATGAGAAAGCAGCACTAACGGGTAATATGTGCGTGTATAGCTCAAATGAAAATATACCATGTAGTACGGCTAATTATATAAATGATAAGTTAAATCTAAGAGCTTCTATTAAAGAGAAAGAAAAGATTGCTGAACAAGAAGGAAATAAACTATTAGCAATGACCTGTAACAATGGTCAAACTGCTGCAAAGCTATTAAATAACTCAGTATCAGGTGCTAGAGTATCACCTTATAATCCCTTACATTTAAAAACAGCACATTCTTCATTAACCTCTACCACTATGTTGTCAGTTAGTTATAGTAACTCATCTACTGAAAGATTCTTATCTGGAAATAGGCATTATTATAATCTCTCAGTCACTATTGACGCTATCCTATCTGTTACATTAAATACAGATTATCGAGCCTTAGAAGCGACTGTCGTTAAGTATAGGCTATATATACCTAATACGTCAGATGTATTTAAAAGCATTAAGCGCTGTAGTAAGTTCTATTGGAAAAATACACATTGGGATGATGAGTTAATAGATATTATTAACGGATTAACTGATTTAGAAAAATGTGCTTTTTTATATACAGGTGATTTTTTTAATCTCTCTAAACACAATCCAGACTTTGTAAGAGGTTTGTTATTTGAAGGTATACAGCCTGCTGATACAAATAGAGATATTGATTCAGATGCTATTGTAAAATCTGCTGATGCAGATATTATTGCATTATGTTCAGTATTATGTTCTGAGTTTTTAACAGGCACAATACCTGCTAAAATTAAAGCAACTAACCCAGAGCAATACAAGTACTTTGCTTGTACTATACTAGATGTTTGTAATTACATGAATAAATACAGTGATTTGTTTAGCACATTATTTGCTACTGTTAATATGCCATTAATGATTAGTGAGTTTCCTAATTCAATTAGACGCTCTGTAATGGGGTCTGATACAGATTCTAATATGTTTACTGTACAAGAATGGATAGTTTGGTTATTTGGTAAAGTTATTTTTTCTATTGAATCCACTAAAATAGCACAACTATTGTGTTACTTAGTATCTGAAGTAACCGCACATTCATTAATATCCTTATCACGCCAATTAGGCGTTAAAGATAAAGAATTATATCGATTAAAAATGAAAAGTGAATTTAGCTTTGCTATTTATGGTAGAGCAAATAAAGCTAAGCACTATGCTACATTAATGACCTCACGTGAAGGCAATGTATTCTCAACACCTAAGTTTGAAATTAAAGGTGTGGGATTAAAAGATTCTAAAATACCTAAATCTATTATAGGTCGCTTAGAAGAAGAATTTATTTATTTGTTTACTAAAATAACAAATAACAAAGGTATTGATATTTACCTATTATTACAACGGATTGCTAACTTAGAACACTCAATTATGGAAGATTTAAATAAAGGCGATATTCAGTATTTATCAATGGTTAAAATAGCTAATAAAGAAGCTTATAAAAAACCAATGGCTAGTAAGTACATGCATTATGACTTATGGCAAAATGTTTATGAAAAAAAGTTTGGATCAGTAGGCGCGCCGCCTTATCAATGCGTTAAAATATCTACTACATTAATTAATAAAACCAGTATAGAAAAATGGATAGCTGCATCAGATAGTAGCTATAGAAATGAATTAGAAGAGTGGTTAATTAGAAATAATAAGACATCATTAAAGATGTTATTAGTGCCATTAGAGTTGTTTAAAACAGGATTGCCTAAAGAGTTTTCTGACTTGATTGATAAACGTAAAATTATAAGTGAGTTAATTTCAGGCTATTATACATTATTAGAAATCATAGGGTTTTATGTACGTAATGAATCCACATCAATTCTATTAATGGATGATATAGAATATAGACCAGAATATGGATTACCAGGTGATGAATTAAAATAAATTCAAACTTTTTTTCATATATATATAATTTATATGAATAAAGACAATTCCGTCCTTACATTAACGCTGCAATGAGCAGCAGGAGCTTTACAATGAGTTTAGTCGCCAAGAGCAACCACAACAAATTTAATAACAAATACGACGGTGACGTATTTCCACTGTTGACGGAAACAATATTTACTCAGCATGAGGCTGATATATCGGAACATAGCCTAGTAAAATTGAAAATCGAACTCATTTATGAGAACTTAAATAAAGGGGATATACAATATTTATCAATGGTTAAACTCCGTGAGGACCTTGTATACCAAACAAGGTACATAAGCGATCTTAAAGAAAAAATAGTAAAGGATCACGAGTTTTTACTTAAAACTCCGTGTAAGGGTACTTTAGAAACTAGCGTTGAGGCTGCATTAAATGCAGCATATGATGATCATCTACAATGGCTAGCCGAATTTATAGCCGATATGTGTAGTTCTTCTTAACCATTTATTACCACTATAGAGTTTAAACTCTATAGTGGTATTTTTTTTATGCTTCACTTATTTTTTTTCTACTTTCTTCATAACGCTTAATAAAGGTTTCTCTTAATGCAGTAGGCATTCTTGTTAATGAATCAGTAGAATAAATAAATCTATCTACTCGTAATAATAAATTATGAATATTAGTAGTCGTTTGATTACCATTAGCTACAATAGCTGCTAAATAAAACCAATCAACATAAACTAATAACAATAACCAATAACTGTACATACTCAATTCATTTATTTCATATGGTAATCTAGTCATTACATTATCACTAAACAATAAAGGTATTTGTTCTAATGTATTATAGTAGGGCAATCGCCTTGTTCTTAACTTAACTAATAGATGAGTTAATTCATGATCTATTGTTTCTTCAATACTTTTAATATTTTGTCTTTCTCGTTTAGTAGGATCAGGAATATCTTCACCTAATGCTAAGTGTATGATTCTATTTCTTAAAGCAATATCTATTTGTTCAGGCATCATACCAGGCAGCACATATTGCCCTATAAACTCCGATAATGATTCATGTGTTAGCTCCGCATTGGTATCTTGTTCATGTAGCCATCCTCGCAATTGTCGTGCCAATTTAAATAGATCTATACCAATAGCTGAAAATCTATTATCTATAATATCATTACCGAGTGGAGGCAAGAATATTTCCATTGTGGTAAAGGGATGATTTAAACATCTAACAGGTCTTTCATTACGCCAATCTAATTGCTTATCTGTAAATGTAGTAGATAAGACAGCACAGTTAGTCGTATAGAAGAGTTTTGTATAAATCATACCCTTTGTAAAGCTAGAGGTAATTCGTGCTGCAGAACAGATTTTTGTATGGTTATCTTCAATTAAACGATGTAGGTCTGTCTTAATAGTAACATAATCCATTAAGGTGTATAATACTTTAATAAGTAAGTGATTTGAATTTATATACTTTGGATGTGTGGTTAAGAAGTATAAGTAATAATCATAATAGCCTTTATATACATTTCTTAATCGTAGTATATTAGGTACATCAATCTCACCTCTATTACTAAGGTGATGTGTAAACAATCTAAACATATATATCTCCTAATAGTCATAGGATTAACATGATTCAAATAATTTATATAGCTACATTATAGCTGTGAGTAAATACAATTAATTAAACGAGGAATATATGACTAATAATGATACCCAACCAGTTAATAACGATACTAATAAAGAAGTATCGTTTAATAGCAGCCTCAATAACTTAAAACCTATGTCTGATGAACAATTAAAGCTCTACACTGAGACAGTTGACAATCCAAACATAAGTTTTAATGAAAAACTATTAGTACTTAATTCAAAATACGGCAAATAGGATTTAATTTATGTTAAAACGCATAGTGCTTTACTTTCTATTACTAGTGGTATCACTTAATCTATTTGCTGCTACTTTAGCTGAATGTGATGTAATGTTAAAGCACTATGCTAAAGTCAGAAACAATAGTAATCCAAGTATTAGGAGTAAAGCCAATCTAATACATGATAAAATATTTAAAGAATGCATCATACCACAAGGATATGATACGGATACATTGATGTATCATTTAACTCACGATAAACCACTAGAAATAACACCTACCAAACCTAAAGGAAAACATAATGAAAAAACCAAAAAGATACCCAATGCTAGACGACGATAATAACAGTGATGCTGCTGTTATAATGGCTATGCCAGACACACCACTACCAGAAGACGATGACACAGTACCATTTCTTATTAAAGGCGATGAGCCTACTGAAGAAGTTAAACCACAGATAACAATGGATGTATTACCACCAGAAGTACAAGCATTCATAAAAGAACAAATAATAGCAGCAGTAGCACAAAGTACTGCTGCTATGTTAAGTGCTCAACCAATACTTAGTGATATTAAGGATCAGTTAGATCATATTAATGAAGCTAGTAAAGTTGTCATAGAATCAAATAAAGTAGAAGAAATAACTACTAAAGAGGAAGATCCATATGCTGAGTTATGCTCACTAGATAGATTTATTATGGAATCAACAGAACATATTAGATTAGAACAACGTAATCATTGGTAAAATTACTATCTACTACATCACAGAGTGATGTAGTAGATAGATTACTTCTAGTACTATTATTTTTTTAATATATTAGATATGTATTTTATTTATTACATATAAAAACATATATTATAGAGAGGTAAGGGGGGGATACCCCTTACACCAACAGTAAAATATATATTCTAATACAACGTAGTTGTATTAGAATATATATTGCTTTAGATAACATAGACATCGTAGATGTCTATTCCTCATAACTTAATTAATAATAGTAATATCACTTGAGTAGTAGTAGCTATGCTACTACTACGAGAGAATACATTGAATAATAGTACTGTTATTATACAGTAGATGAGTAATGTGTATAGCATTGATAGATTAGTTAATTCATTAATAATTAAGTAGTGTGGTAATGAATAGATAGATTATTAATCAGTAGAGTAATGAAAGAGAGACTATATTACAGTACTTAAAGAGTAATCTATAGTAGAGTAATAAGAGTAATCATAGCTGTAATAAATAGAAATAATTATAAACAGATATTATTAATGAGAGTAGATAGTTATTGGAGATAAGTAATGAATGAAATGAGATGTATTCCTGTTAAAGATATGGAAAGGATTGTATCGGGCAAATATAAAGGGAATTTAGGGTATAGTAATAGAGTGAGTAGTATTACGTTAGAAAAGCATATCGACTATGATGGTAGAGTAGAGGTGAGTACATTTAAGGTGGATGTTAATGCTAAAGATACTACGAGTGATGCTAGGTATGAGATAACGAGTGATGGTGAAACACATTTAGAAATAGTATCTAAAGTGAATTTAGTGGTGCCTTATGCAATCTATGAGGGTAAAAAAGGCTGTAATAAGGTGGTGTTAGAAACAATGGGTAAAGCAACGGCTATAATAACACACGATGTTATTATAGCGAAACAAGATAAGGTAGTGGGTGATGGGGTTCGTAAGGTCTATAAAAAAGGTGAAAATGAGGTATTAATAAATACCTATATACATCCTGGTATGCCTGTTATATTTCATCATGATAATCCTTTTTTAGAGGTAGTAAAGAGTACGTTTTATAGTGACTTAGTTAAAAGGTATGTAAATATAGAGCCTATTGGTGTGAGTTATACCATGGGGTTAGATTACTTTATAAATAAGCTTAGAGAGTACATTGATAGGGAGAATAATAAATGACATGTAACCCTTTTATTAAAAGCTAATATGAGAGTAAAATCAATTACACTAGAAGGTGAAATTACACCTAATAGCAAAGGCAGTACTCATGTAGCTATTAGTTTTAATAATGATAGCTTAATCTATAAAGTACTGTATAACGCCTTATACAAAATAAATGAGGATTTAATTGTAATAATTATAACTAATCCTGAATTACAACAATTTGGAATTATTTATTCACTATCAACTAAAAAAATCAAAGATTATAGTCCATTAACAGCAATTGCTGCAAGTGCTTTAGGCAACTACAATAAAGCATTAAACGAGTATTTGGATAACCTATGGGGTAATTGCGTAGATGAAAAACTAATTAGACGTTGTTACTTTAATATTAGAATATGTGAGCGTGATTTATTTAAACTAGAATTAAGTAAATTTTTAGTTGAAAATGATTACTTAATAAATAGCATAATGAATATTGTAAATGTAGTGCCAGTAAAAGAGATGGATTGGTGGTTTAGAGATGACATAGTAGTGGATAAAGATGTAGTAGATGATGTAAAAGCATTAAACGAGTATTTGGATAACAAAGAGCAAGAGGATAACTAATGATAAGTTTTAATGAAATACAGGAAAATATTAAAGATGAAATACATAAAGACATTATAAATGACACGAGTACTAATGGTAAAGATGTGGTACAAGGTGATTTGTTTGATGTATTTGTACCTGAGTATTATAGTGAGGCTGTGTTAACCTCTGCTTTTATGTTAGCAATTTCATATGTTAAAAAAACTAAATTAATTACAGCAGCTACTGAAAGTTTTATTTTTCGTGGGTGGCAGTTAGCTGACAATAAAGAAGCATATAGATTAAAAGATGATAAACACTTTACACCACTAATCTATTCAAATACATTAGCATTAAATAATGCATTTGAACTAACATTAAAGTATTATAACTTTAAACTCTTTAGTGCATTACACAGTGGTCAACATCGTCATGCAAAAGTGTTTTATAGGTCATCATCTATTAGTTATTATAGCTTATCTAATTTCAATACAGATGAATTAAATGGCTTATGGTTGGGTGTGGTGCTGCGATATATTTATGACATTTATGTTAAAGAATTAAAAGCTATTGGAAGTGTTAAAATCTTAAAGAGTAGGCCATCTGATTTATGGATTAACTTGTTAGACACAGAAGTACTCCATTATGATGGTAAATACTATACTGATCCTTTGTATAAAATACTCGCATTGCCATTAGCATCACAATAATCAAGTTAAACTAATAAATATATTATTTACATGTAGTATATGCTAACGTTTAACGATTAATGAGGATTTAAAAAATGTAATTAAAAACATTGAGTAATATCATATGTGATAACACGCACGACATAGCCATCTATGTCGTGTTTTACAATCTAACCTTTACCATTAAAAAAAAGGAATAAAACATGTCAAATACTTATTTTGATGAAGACGATATCTCTAGCTACAAAGCCAATAGAAATACTGCACAACAAGCACAACCACAACAACAAAGACAAGCACCACCGACTGGTAATGCTCAAAAGACATTTAACTTTAGAGATTTAAGAGGTGCTGTATTAGCACACATTGGTACCAGTAAAGATGGTAAAACCGCACTGACTACAATGCAACAAATTACTGAGCAGTTTGTTGCACAAAACGTAGAGCGTCCAGTATCTAAGTTTCTGTTAATTGAAGATCCACAATTATCAGTGACTGCACTCGTAGCGTACTTCACACCAGCGAGTACAATTTGCTACTATATGGTTTACTTGTTAGCTGCTAGTGCTCAACCGCCTAGCAACAAAATGATACAAATCCACAATGGCACTAAAACCATTGAAAAGGATTTTCCAGTGTCCGATTACTTTAATGAGAAAATGCGGGCTGTTGTAGAACATACTCTGAAAACCACACTACAACACAGTGGTGTTAGTTTTATGGGCATTAGTAACTATGGCATTACTGTTATTCCAAAAGAAGTTAACTTGGAAGACATTAGTGCATTAGCACCATTCTATATTCACATGGTTTCATCACTGTCAGCTGCTATTTCTATTGGTGGTGGCATTAGTACCTCTAGCTTAACATGTGATAGGTTGCGAATCGAAAACAGAAAGCTTGTAGCACAGTTTGTATTGACACCAGGTGCTACTTATAGAAGCAGTATTGGACAACCAATGGCAGGTGACTTTACAGTAACAACCAGTTCTGTACCTGTTAATACACGTCAATACAGCGATATGATTCATAGTAAACAAGATGAATCTGTTATCACTCATTTAGTGGGATACCTTGATTTTATTAGGATTCCACAACAAAGGCATTTACCACAATATGGTGTGCCACAAAATTACTATGAGCCAGGTTATAATCCTGTCATTGTTATTACTGAATTATCGTCATTTGGTAAAACAGCAGTGCCTATTGATAGTTTGTTAACATTCTTGTTAGCATTGCCATCTGTTATTCCATTGGTTACCGCTGAACAGAAATGGACGCAATTGTTTGCGCCTAATATTGGCACTACAAATAAGGCAACACTAGGCGCATTGTCGCTTGAACATAACCTAGAGCCTGGTAAACCCTTTCAGCCTAAAATCACTGAATTGTACCCTGATACTGGTGTATATAATCCAGAGATTACAACTATTTCTGAATTTGCTAGAGCTTTTGTCTCTACTACTCCCGTGATTGTCTTAGACATTCTTAACGGTGGCCCATTAATGGGCATTTACTATTATATCGTATTTGCCAAACCAGGCACCGAATGCGAACGCATTATATTGCGCGAGCTAGATTCATTCTTTGCTATCACACAAGCAGATGGTAGCGTTGTAAACGATGTGTTTACTCGACTATGGCAAGCTGCAGGTAGCCCTTGTATCATTGCTCAAAATAGAAATACAAAGGTTCCTGATGAACCTACCATTATTCATGCGGCTACTGTTATTACAGGCGATAAATCATTTGGTGATGCAAGTGAAAGCATTCTTGATATTCGTAGCTGTGATTACCTATCAGTACTGGAAAGAAGCAATGGTAATAAAGAAGTCATTGATGCATATAGCTGTGGCTATGTGCCAGGTACTTACAGCGATGAAGAGTTGGACATGAAACGAAATATCTTGAAAAATATGTTTGCCAATTTGAACATTACTGGTAAAATTACCAGAGTACACTTAAACAACGCTTTCATTTCAGTGATTGAAGAAGCGTTGAAAGTAGCCAACATCATTTATCAAGTAGAAGGTCTACAAGACTCAATGGCATTTAGTAATGAACGCCATTACTTTGATCCAGATAGCGTAAACGTACCGTTGAAAACACACGGCGCGTTTAACGCTTGGGCAAACAACCCCAATACTCCTCCTACTGGATTTAACAATCCGTTTATGAACTCGATGTACAGATAATAGACGTAATAGAGGCAGGATATATCCTGCCTCTATTATTTATCTTTTTTTCACATTAAGGAGAACATATGCCAGGATATTTAGAAATAACGGATATGGATGCGTTATTTAAATTATGTAAATCACCAATAATCATTAATGATTTGCCCAATACCACAAAAGAAGAAAGAGCTGCTTTTGATTCAGTCATTTATACGCGATTAGGTGATACAGAAATATTATCTAATACACCTACTTGTTCCTGTGGGGTTTTAAATGAAGGTAAAGAGTTAAATAGAATTTGTCCTAAATGTGGAACTGAAGTTCTCTATCCTAATGAAAGTGATATTGAGTTTACTAATTGGATGCGTATTCCTGAACCATTAGATGGCTTTATAACACCAGTTGTATTTCATCGTTTACATATGGCATTAGGTGGTGGTAAGTATTCGTTATTAAATTATTTATTAGAAAGTAAATCAGAGCCCCCACCTAATGCTCAAAAAGTATTATTATCTAAAATAGCATACATTAATAAATTAGGTTTTCCAAGAGGTTATAATAACTTCATTAGAAACTTTGATTGGTTTTTAGAAATCTATCCTACGATTAGTAATAAGAAATCCAAACATAAGCCAGATAGTTATGGTGAAATATTAAAAAAATTTAAAGACAGATTATTTCCTAAGCATTTAGCATTGCCTTCTAAAACAATGCTAATCTTAAAAGAAACACAACTAAAATCATATGCTGATAAGAATACGATGTTAGGTGCTATTGATGGCATTAGAACATTAACATCTATCTATAAACGACGTACTAGACCTTTATCAGAATATTTGATTGAAAAGAAAGTCGTTAGCATTTTGTTTAACTTAGCTAAATACTATAACAATACCATACGCTTATCTTTTTGTCAAAAGAAAGGCTGGTTTAGATATCATTTAGGTTCGTCTAAAAGTCAGTTTTGTTGTAGAGCAGTTATTGTGTCGTTATCTGAACCGCATTGTGTGCGTGAAATGCATATTCCTTGGGCTCAGGGTTTAGAATTACTCAAAATTCATATATGCTCAGTCCTGTTAAGAAGAGGCTGGCACCCTATTGATATATTAGCATATATTAATAGTCATCATACCGTGTATGATAAAATGTTAGATGATATCATGAAAGAACTTATTTATGAGTCATTAAAACCAGAAGATTTAGATGATGTCAGTGGAATAGATAAATTAATGTTAGCTAAAAATCCTAACTGTACTGATGTATTTCCTGATCATGGTATGCCCTGTTACTTTCCACGTGAAGGTTTACCGGTTATATTTCAACGTAATCCTTCACTATCACGATTAAGTGCACAAATGCTTTATATTACGCGTATAAAGACAGATGTAAATGATCATACCATTTCGTGGAGTGAGCTATTAACAAAAGGCCCTAATGCGGATTACGATGGTGATGCTATGCACTTTTATATGGTATTAGGTAAAAAGCATTATGATGCAGCTAGATTATTAGAAACACAATTTGGCATTCATGATAAAAGAAAATTAGGGCGCATTAGTCGTGACGCATCATTACCTGACGTAGTGGTATCAACTATTGCAAATTGGTGTAATTATGAACGATAATATAACGTGGAGTCACTATGGCACCTGCACGTATTTATGAAGTAACTGATATATCAACTGTGGGTGCTGGAATTTATCAACAGCCCTCTTCAGAAACACAGCGTTATTTAGCACAACAAATGAATGATTATGTAGGGCGTGTATCTCAAGTAGATCCTAATTTTGGACAACAATTATTAAGAGATTATACGCAGTATCAAACATCTTGTAATCAGTTATCTGAAAATTACTTTACTAATGTTGTTAGTACATTATGGAGTGCTCCAAGAACTCGACCAATTACACTGATGGAAGAAATGCAATTAGCACCTACTAGTATGCAGCGGTGGATATTGGCTAATCCTGCTGTTCAAGATAAGTATTTAAAAAATGAAATTTCAGGTTATAATGATGCGTATGAGGGTATTAGGCATAATCAAATAGGTATACATAATCGTGATTATCGTATAGCGACTTCAGGTGTAATGATGGAGCTTAGAAATAAACTAGTTACACGTACTTATACTGAAGTTTTAGAAGAAGAAGATATTTTAACAGTTACTGATAAATACAACATTAGAGTAACTTGGAATGCAATTGAAGATCTATTTAATAATGAAAGCAATTATGAAGACCCTACTTCATCAAGTGGTGGTACGTTATAATAACAAATAAATAGATAGCACTATTTTATGCGTGGTTAGCTAATTAGCTAACCACTTTATTTTTTATACAGGCAATAATAAATGGAAGAGTTTGAAAAAATAACAACATTATTTAGTTTTTTTATTGAAGAAGCTAAATGGATTGATAAAGTTGAAGTACCTTATGTTAAATATGAACACATTGCTGTTTTTAAGAAATTAAATGAAAATGATGCTACTCTATTTGATACGTCTGATAGTGAAGTATTTTTTATAAAGCATACTGCACAGCGTGAACATTTATCTATAACGTGCAATGAAATAGGTGAAATGCAAGCAATGTTGTATGTAGAATTAGATAAAATTAATAATAAAATTATTTTGTTAAAAAATATTATTAATGATTATACTAAACTATCTTTAGATGAAGTATATCATTCATTAGAAGATAAAGTAAAAGAACGGCAATCTATTATTGATAAGCTATTAGAACTTAACTCTAATTCTTTTATATGGCAAAGTTAATTCCAAAACTAGATGGTGCAAGTTGGTCAATGACACCACGTCAAAAAGTCGTTAATGCGTTTGCTAATTTATTAACGTCTAATTATTCACAATCAACTATTTATAAAGGTAAAGTAACTACATTACAACAATTAATAGCGACTTATCAAACTGACATAACTACAATGACTGATGAGTTAGAAAACGCACTCTTTGCTTATTACAGTCGTTTTTGTACGTTAGTTAATGTAGGTGTAGTTGCTGCTGATATAACTGATACTTCATATACTTTACAAATCTCAATTAATGTGACACTGGATGGTGAAGTAGTTAGCGTAGCTAATGCAATACCTGTAAGCGGTGGATCATTAGCAACCGTTATACAGGAGCTTAATAAATGAACGACTATTTAGAAGTAATTATTAATGAAGCATTACCTACTATTAAAGAAAATGAATTTAAAGCTAATTATTTACCATTATTATTTTCTGATGATCTTTCAGCGTTTAATACTGCTTGGTTAAATAATGTAGCTAGACATCCTCATGCCAGTGTAAACATTGTAGATAATAATAGCAACGTTATTATTACTGTACCGCCATTACGCATTTCGTTATTAGATTCAAGCAATAGCACTATAGCTGATGAATTAGCATTAGCTGAACGCTATAGTGAAACAAATGCCATGATTGGTAATGCAATGTTAAATAAAGTCATTAATAAATTAATGCTATCTCAAAATGAAGGCTATGATTCAGAGCATATTGCTAAATGGACTGCATTAATTAATCATTATGGCGGTCATACCTCTATTCCTAAACCCGTAAAAGAACCTACCAGCATTGTTAATTACGTTGATGAAGAATGGTAGTGTAATTAAAATTATTGAACTCTCTGATTTACATTTAGGTGTAAAGAGTATACCCATTGAAGCAATGATTAATGGGCTAAATAAAAGTTTACCTGATAATGATTATCTCAGTGATATTGATATTATTTTTTTAGCAGGTGATGTATTTGATAGAGAGTTAATATTTCCTTCTGTAGAGGCATTAGTTATTCAGCATTGGATTGTTAGATTATTAAAGTTATGTAAAAAATATAATGTTTTATTAAGAATATTAGAAGGCACGCCTTCACATGACCATAGACAATCTAAACACTTTATCCATTTAAATGATGTATTTCATATTGAAGCTGATGTTAAATATATAGATATATTATTTATAGAGTATATAGAGCAATTTGATATTAGTGTGCTCTATGTACCTGATGAATGGCGTAGCACTACTGAAGTCACTCAAGCTGAAGTAAAGCAATTACTAAATGCACATTCATTAACTCAAGTTGACTATGCTATTATGCATGGTTGTTTTACCTATCAATTACCTGAGGTAGCATATGCGCCAGTCCATAATGAAGCGTATTACTTATCAATTGTCCGATACTATATCTTTATTGGGCATCATCATCAACACACTCATTGTGATAGGATTATTGCAGCAGGGAGTCATGATCGCATCACGCATGGTCAAGAAGAATCTAAAGGCTATATATGCGCTACCATCGATCATATATCCCATGAAATGAGTTTTGAATTTATTACTAATGAATTAGCTGCACTATTTATTACATTAGATAGTAGTTTATTTACAGCTAAAAAATTAACGAGTAAATTAGATAGCTTACTTAAACAACAGATAGAAACAAATATACCATTAAATATTCGTTTCTTGTATGATTCGCCATCACCATTAGAATCAATTATGAGTTCTTATAGTCGGCATTATAAATATGTCACTTGGACGGAGTCTAAAAAGACAAAAAAAGAAAAGAAAAAGAAAGGTAATCATTTACCTGACTTATTTGTACCCTTAATTATTAGTAAAACTACTATTAATGATATTATAAAATTACGACTCATTAATAAAGGTCATGAGCCTACATTCATTAATAAAATAGATTCACTATTAAATGTATTAAAATAAAGGTAAATTGATATATGGAAAGACAGCTCGGTGAGGTGATTGGTGTCAGTATAGGATCAGCCATTGCATTAGAAGGAATACTCACTGGTACAGTGCCTGTTAATGATTACAGTAAAATCTATATTAATTTAAAGACATTACATCGTAATTATTTCGGTACATTTAAAGCCATTGATATGCCTCCATTAAAAGCATATAAATCAGAGTTTTTTAAAGAACTCACTAAAATACAATCTATTATTACAGAAACATTACCAGGTAACTTACAGCCAGTATTTTATCTATGCACACATAAGACCATTATAAACCAAATGCCTTATGCTAAAATTAAAACTAAGTTTACTGATAAACAAAATAATTTCTTAGAGTTAGAAAAACTCTGTTTAGAAAACATTAAGCTATTAAACAAGCTAGCAATATTGCCACAAGTATTTGATACACTCATTAATGGATATAAAACACGTTCATTAATCCTTACCCATCATCCAGTTGATTTATTAAGTGCGCATACATTTAGAGAACTCATTTTGTTAGAGTCACACACGGGCACAACTAAAGATAAATTACATTGGTTTTCAAAATTATCGAAAAAAGAAGATTATCAAAATATTCCTTTTAATCCATTAACATTGCAATTGTTTGGTGATAACAATAATTTATTAGAATCAGAAAGCCATAAAATGATTAAAGCATTTATGGCTATTGCTACTACTAATCGTTGGAATCGTATGACCAATATTGAAAAAATGAAACTAGATATCAGAAAAATCAATGATAAAGCATTTTCTCAGTATCTAATTGCAATGTCTTCTATTAACCTTAAATAAAGAGATATAATAATGGCTGAATTTAATGGTGGTGGATTTCCACCACGCCCTTGGACAGTATGGCAGCATAAAGTATTTCAACGTTTTGGTAAGCCGTGGGCACCAAACGATTATAAAGCTATCCCTAGTATGCACTTTAAGATAGAAAATGGAAAACCTGGTTTTGTATTTTACATCAATGAGCCTAATGGTCAGCCTGGTGCAGTAGTAACTGCTTTTGCTCAAGCCGATGACTTTTATAGCTTTTTAGAAGCATTTGAAGCAGTCTGTCATGGTAAAGAAGAAAAAGTAGTAATAGAGTTTAAAACTATGTTTAATGGCCAACAGCGTTTAGAACAACCTATGGTTATTTCTAAACTAATTGTAGGTATTAATGCTGATAAAATTATCTATATTAGTGTAGCAGCTAAAGGTAAAAAACAACCTATCTTTGAAATGCTGCCTTCTATTAATGTTGGATTTAATGGTGCTGATGGCGAGCGTCTTAATACTGAACAGGCAAGTAAGTATTGTGCGTTAGGGTACATTAAACGAATTAGAGGTGCTGCTGATACTTACCTATCATTAAAAGTAGAAGAGCCACCACAAAAAAATAAACCAATGAATCAACCATCATCACGATCGACGACTGATTGGGAAACTGATGTAACATTTTAATACCTATACTACGCAGTGAGATTACTCACTGCGTAGTAGTAAAATAATTAAAAGTTTTATATAGATACATTATATATTTGTTAGTCAACTTTATAGGAGTTTTATGGACTTACAATTGGTATTACAAGTACCACCATTAATAGTAACTCGATTTGATAATGGCGATATAATTGAGTGGTCTGCAGGGTATTGGAATAGAGGAAGAGTTAAAGCTAAAATACAACACCATGATGATGTTGGCAATATTGTTGATCCTGATTTATTTAATGTCATTAATAATTATTTAGCAGTGCTATCTATAGATGATCGATGCAGTATTGAGCAAGGTTATAGAGAAGCGTTTCATGCATTAAATACAGTGACTGAAATTGATAGATTAGATTCAATGTTAATGTCAGCCATTAATAAAATCTTTTCTCCGTTTATATGGCATCACTTTGTAGAATGGTTAATTGTTTATGGTAATGTTAATTTAGAAATTGGTCGTAAAGATGCATTAAATGAAAAACAATCATTAGAACGTACTTACTTTACAAAAGACTACGCTGAGCTTGTAGCATTTAGTGTAATGTTAAAATTAATTATGCCTATTTGGGGTAATTATGAACGCATTGTAAAAACAACATTAAATTCAGACCATATGCTAATTCATGGTGTAGAATTAATTCAATGCGATACAGTTGTAAATTGTCCTGCTTATATTAAGTTATGTCAGCATATTAATAATTATATTACCGCTGAATTACAATTAAGTGGGTTTAGTATTATGGGCGGCATTGGATATGAGGAAATGCCTGAGTTTTTATTAGCAATGGTGTTGTGGAAAAAAGTTATTATATTTGATCCACGATCACATGAGCATTCTATTGTTAGTGATGTACATAATTTGTTATTTGATAAGTGTAAGCGCTTAGTCATTACGGGCCCTGCACAAAAAATGGCAACTAATGTAAAGGGCGAAGATGTGCCAGTTACAGATATGTTTAAAACACAACAGAAAATAGCGCCTGGCATCATAGTAATGATTGAACACTTTATTGAAGAACATGCATTAATGGCCTTCATGCCAATTACAGAAAGCATGTTTAATGAAGTTAATCGTTGTACGCCACCCGTTATTCCAATGAATGAGTTATCTGGATTTGTATTATCATTGTTGTTTGGTAACTCAATTGGTATAAGAACTAAAGAATTGATTACTATAAAATCAATTATTCTATTAACTCAAGTAGGCGTATTAAAATTAAAAGCATTAGGGTATCCTACATTAGCCGCTATGCTTATTGGCATTGCTATACCTAAAGATACAACACAACATATATTTTCTGATAATCAGTACATTGCTCGTTTATCAGAGAGTCAAATAAAAGCGATTAACGCGCTTTATAGTGATAGCCACATTGCAGGTAGAGATAATCCTGCAATTAAAATGTTTGATATTATTGCTAAAGAGTTATCAGTGTATAATTGGAGTCATTATACCATAATAGATAACGAAGTTTACGAAGAAGATATTGAGTTGTTAAATTTAATGATTGAATTAGCTAACTTATTACTATACACCTATACCACAGAGGAAAAATAACAATGAGTGAACAACAAACTGAAGGACAAGCGTACATTGATAGTTCTTTTTTAGAACCTAAATCAGTTGTTAGAAGAGCAATGCTCATTCTCATGCCACCTCAACATGAGCAGTATTTACGGCCTTATATGTCTGGTAATTCAGCTGAAGGTTTAGACTTAGTACTTGAAGCTACAAATGGTGGTGCAAATTTATCATCTGCTGTATTTTCTAACATTGCATCTAAAGTACTAACGCCTACATGGGAGCCTAGAGCAGAATTGAAAATTCCAAATACCATGCGTAATTTACGATATGCATTCTATATTGAAATAGAAACAATGTCCGTGTATGGTCGTGAAGTAGAAATTATTAAAGGCTTTACTAATTATGATGGTGTTAGTCAAGGCGGTCATTTAGATCCTAACATGTGGTTTTATATAAACCATAGACAATTAGTATCTCTAGAAAAGTTTAATTCGCCTCGTATAGAGCCAGCTACCATGCGTCATGATAACATGGTATTATCTAATATTGGTGGAATTGATAATGGCGTAGTAATGCGGCCTGAAGATATTATTTATCATCAGCAATACAATCCAATGCAAACTGTTGGTTATGGTAAAGTTATTGAAGTACGTACTAAACTCGATGGTGTTGCTAAATATGCACAACATACGCACCATATGCCAGCTGAATATTTAAGCAATATATTAAATGCTTATGTAACTGCAGTTGATCCAAATAAAGCAAGTACGCAAGATGAGTTAAAACGACAAAGTGTTGATTACTATAGCGATGCATATGCTACATTAAAAACATCAAACTTAGATAGGAGTAATTTTTATCTAACGATGTCTAATGGCAGTGCTTTACAAAGCCATTGTTTTAATCTAGATCAGTTTAGTAAAGCATTTAACGTAGATGATAGTATTTGGGAAATTATACAGCCCTCTAAAAAGTTACAGTATTCATTAATTGACCATACATCTACGTGGAAATCAGCATCAGTTGAAACTAATGTAGCATTTTCATTAACACATATGGTGCCTGCATTAATGGCTAAAGTGTTAATTGATAGTTTACATTTTAGTATTAATAACCTAAACTTTACAGGTGAACCCGATATTGGCATTTGGTCATTTATGCGACATGCCACTAATAAAGCAGTTAATGAAATACAATTAGCTGATTACATTAAAGGCAGAATTAATATTGATTTAGTACGTGGCTTATTAATGCAAAAAGCATATACGTATAACATTACTGTTAAATGCGATACAATGACGAATATCAATATCGAAATGTCGTTAGATGGAAATCCAAAAGAAATTTATAATTCGCCTTTATTCTGTTCATCAAAATACAGTCCAATGATTGGTACTGATGAGCATGATTTACAATTACTCTCCAGTAGCATTGATACATTAGCAGAAAATATAATTAATCAGCGGTATGGCTATCATACACCAATGCCTAATGAAAGATTTGATGCACCAGAGTGGTCTGGATTTGAAGCAGGTCATTTAGATAGTCTCTATCCTCGCAATGACGAGCTAGTATGTGAACAACCCTTTTCATTTATTCAACAGCATCCAAAGCCACGGGCATTAATGGATGAGCTATCTAGCTATAGACCTTTATAAGGAACACTAATGCATACCCATGTTACTAATACTAATATAACATTATTAGATTTCTATAAAGAAATCTTACAAACATTAGATTATATTATTAAAGATGATTACATCTTTAGTCAGTATGATGATAAAACACCAGCACAGTTAAAAGTAAATGGTGAAATAAGACCATTAGTATTGCCAACACGCAATATTATAAAAACAGGTGATTGGACTACGCTCTATGCATTTCATCCAGGCTCAGAATCGCCTTATGCAGGTCAAAGTGAAATCATTAGTTTCTTAGCAATGGCATTTAGTGTTAAATTATATAATAGCGTTCAGCAGTTAGTATCTGCTATTATTGAATTAGGTATGGATGAATCTAAACTAGGTACATTATCATTGCCACAAAAAAAGCTATTGAGTCAATTTAGTTTTGATAAAACGACTTATAAACTAGCCATTAGTATTATTAAAAACAATACAGGGTGTTCAGGTGCAGCGCCATTAATAACCACTCGTTTTGAACGAGGTGGTGTAATTGATGATGAGCAATATGCTAGAATTTGTATTATCGTACCACATGTATTAAATGGTACTGATAAGATCTGTGGCGTAACACCTAGCTCAATCAAAAGTAAAGATAATATACTGGCATTATATAAAGCCATATTACCACCTAAATTAAAAGTAGGCAGCAACAATACCGCTATTCCTTATTTTGCAGCGTTACTTACGATGATGAAAGAAACATTTGATCATCTAAATGAATTAGTTGAAACATTAGGCAATCATTCGCCTATCCATACAACCAGTACAGAATGGTTTGCGTACATTAAAAATGTACCTAAATTAGTAAAAGCTGAATTACCCCAGCAATTTATTGGCAATATTGGAAAGCCATTACAAAAGAAAGATAATGATGATGATAAAAAAGAACCTATTAATACACAGCGCTTAGTAGCGCCTATTGTGGGTAGTTCACCTACACCACCAAATCATCAAGTACCTCCAATGATGCAACAGCAACCTCAGCCTGTAAATCAAATACAGCCACTCATGCAGCAAGTAGCAGCTGTACCTAATGATAATATTAGTCCTGCTAAACGCGCATTAATGGCAAAACAAGGTCAGTTTGGTTATCCGCCTCCACCACCACCAAACTATGGTGATTATCCAAATCAATATATGCAAAACAATCAGTATATGCAGCCAAATCCTATGCAAATGAATCAGCTGCCGCCTGCTATGCAACATATTTATGGTGGTGCAAGTATGTCACCACCCATGCAACAAACGAACCCATACCTACAACCAGGGTATGACCAATACGGCAATCCAATTAACTACTCTAATCAAACTAATATTAATACTCTAAATGGGTTTAATATGCAAAAGTTTGGTAAAACAATAATACGGTAAATA